TGGGAGGTCGCCGGCTCCGCATCCATGGCGTCCGCATCAGCGCGTTCGTCTCGACCGTCCTGGCCGGAGGCCCATCGAACGCCATCTGGGCGCTCAACTTCGGTCACACGGCCGTGTCTCTCGCCACAGCAGAAAGCGCGAGCTTCGGGAACGCCACGACCAAGGCGGCACGCCGCATCGTGCTCGGGAGCCACGCCATCGGCGCCGCTGCCGCCGTGAACACGCAACTCGCCGACATCGACGTGAGGTTCGCCGAGCCCGTCTACGTGAACCCGGGAGAGTTCGTGGCCGTCTCGAAGAAGTACCTCGGCACGGTCGGTACATCCGGCGTCATCACGAACTGCATCACCTTCGACTACGGATGGGAGTGAGCCAGCCATGCCCTACGTCATCAGCGAGCCCGAGACCAGGACCGTCGTCCAGACGCTTCGGATCAACAACACGTTCGTGGACGTGGCGGCGACCCGGACGGTCGATCACGTCAGCATCGACGACTTCAACGTCCACATGCCGCTGAACAACCCGGCCGGCATCGCGATCGAGGTCTGGTGGTCGCTCTGCTACCTCGACGGCACGGTCCTGTTCCCTGTCCAGCAGGAGCACACCAGGCTCGACGTGCCGACGGCAGGGCAGCCCCTGCTCGACGCGATGAACGCGCCGGTGCCGCCGGGCATGTCCGTGTACGGAGCCACCAAGACCGCGCTCTACAACCTGCTCGAAACGCTGGGCAAGATCCCGGCCGGCGAGATCGTCTGACTGGAGGCCGCCATGCTGACGCGCGACAACACCAAGCACCTCGTCGCGATCGTCACGGCGTGCGCGGGCCTGGCCACGGCGATCAAGAGCTGCACCGACAGCCAGGCGCAGGCGGAGCTGGTGGCGACGCGCAAGGTGTACTCGGTCGTGGCTGCGCGCATCGCCAAGCAGGACGAGCAGATCCAGAAGATGCACGAGGACGACCTCGCGCTGCGCGCGTACATCGACGGGTTCAAGGAAGCGGTGCAGCGCACCGAGGTCACGCACCGCATCGAGGCGAGCCTCCCTCCGGCCCGCGCCCCGCGCCCCGCGGCGCGCGCGGCGCCGCCCCCTGCGGCCGCCGCGCCCCCGCGCCGGCCCCCGCACGTGCCCGCGCCCACGGCCTTCGACGGAAACGGAGCCCCCGATGGCGTTCAGGTGCTGCCGCCCCCGCCGGCCCCCCAGGCGGCTCCGAGCTTCGACCAGCTACCCGCGTTCGACGCGCTCCAGTAGGCAGGGCTTGCGCCCGGGTGGCGGCGCTGCTACCACTGGCAGCAGAACGGTGCCATTGAATAACGGCAGCACTGCTACCGTCTAAGGGAAGGATGGCGAGCATGGCAGCATTGACCGCACTGGAACGAGCCCTGCGAAAGGGCAACCCCGCGACCTCCCCGAGCGAGGACGCCGAACGGATCGCCGCCGTGGCCCGGCGCCACGGCGTGGCCCCGGCGGAGCTGGCGGAGGCGGCGGCCGACATTCGCGACTGGTCGCGGCGCCCGAGTCACCCGGTGGCGGTCACGGTGTGGCGCGTGCTCGGGGACCCCGGAGCCGACGCGCTGGACTGCGCGGCGCAGTTGGTGAATGCTGGCAGCACTGCTGCCGTCGGAGGCACTGGAACGGAAACGAAAGGACGACGATGAACTTCGACGCAACCATCAAGGCGCTCGCTATGTGCATCCAGACCCGAGTGCCCGCCCTACTGGAGGGGGGGGTCGGTGAGGGCAAGACGGCGATCGTCGAGGCGCTGTTCGCGGCGCACTGCGACGACTATCAGGTGAGCATCGTGGCGCTCCACGAGCCGCCCGAGTACGGCGGCTACCCGGTGCCGCAGGCGGCGGTGAGCGACAAGGAGGGGCGCATCACGCAACCAGCCGGCGTCGGGATGCTCCCGGTGGGCTGGGTCGCCCGGCTGGCGCGTGCGAAGCGCCCCGGCCTGTTGCTCGACGAGTTCTCGAACGGCGCGCCCGCGACGCGCTCGGCCACGATGCGCGGGGTGCTCGACGGCGTGTGGGGCGAGACGAAGATCCCGAACCTCGCGACCGTCGTGGCCATGAACCCCGCGGACATCGCGGAGTCGGGCTACGAGCTGAGCGCGCCGCTCAGCAACCGGTTCTGCCACCTCGGCTGGGACATGCCGGTCGAGTACTGGAACCAGGCGCACATCGCGGGCTTCCCGGCGCCCGACGCGGGCGAGGCGCTCCCCGCGGACTGGGAGAAGCACCTCCTGTGGGCCAGGACGCTCGTGGCCGCGTTCGCTAACGCGAAGCCCGACGCGATTCGCAAGATGCCCGCGGAAGCGGCGTTGCGCAGCAAGCCGTTCCCGTCCATGCGGTCGTGGACGCAAGCGGAGCGGCTGATCGCGGGCTGCCGCGCGCTCGGCTACGGAATCGGCGACACGAAGGGCGCGCTGCCGCATGACGTGCTCGTGAAGTGCGTCGGGGGGTGCGTCGGGCCCGGCGCGGCGCGGGAGTGGCTCACCTACGTCGGCGAACTGGACCTGCCCGATCCCGAGGCCGTGCTCGCGGATCCCGCGAGCCTGAAGCTGCCCGAGCGAGGGGACCGCGCGTTCGCGGTGCTCACGGCCGTCGTCTCGGCAGTGCTCGCCAACAACACGCCCAAGCGCTGGAACGCGGCGTGGCACGTGCTCGCCAAGGCGACCAGCCAGGGGCGGCCGGACATCGCCGCCTCGTCGGCGCGGCTGCTCGCGGCGCACCGGCCGCCCGACACGCGGCTCCCGAAGGAAGTGTCTGCTTTCGTTCCGATCCTCAAGATCGCGGGGCTGATCTGATGGCCACCTATCGAGTCCTGTACGGCTCGGCCTTCGGCCCCTCCGCGGCTCCGGCCGAGGTGGATCCGGCGGCCTACCGGGAGGTCGCCCGGGTCGAGGCAGCCGACCTGGAGGCGCTGTTCCGCGAGATGAACGCGGTGGGCGGCACGGAGACGTGCTGCCGCCTTCGGGTGCGCTCCATGAGCGTCGGCGACGTGGCCATCGACGTAGCCACCGGCGAGGCGTGGTACTGCGCCGCCTTCGGGTGGGAGCGGGTCGCCGTGCGGGGAGCGGCGTGATGCGCGCGAACCTGCAACGGGAGATTGTCGCCGCGACGCTCGGCGGAGCGGGCGGCGGCGCGGCCGTCCTGGCGCCGATCACGAAGGGCCTGGGGGTTTTCCGGGACACACGTGCGTCGCTGCGTGACGCGGGGCTCCTCGCCGGCATCGCTATGCGAGCCAGCAAGACCGGTCGCGAGTACGTGCGGGTCGCGCTGCCGCGCGGCGTAATGGCACGGCTGCACCTGACACCCTCGCATTCTCAGGGCGGGGTGAAACCAGGGCGCCCGGAGCACATGCTGGTCCCCCTGCTCACGGTGGTCCCGGTGCAGGGCGAGCCGCGCAAGTTCTTCGACGTGCGGACGGCCGCGGCTGACCTGGCCCGTCGCGCAGGCACCAACGTCGAGGCAGCGACCCGCATCCTGCTCGGCATCGAACGCGCCCGGCGGCGGTGCTACGAACTTTCCGAGGAAGCTACCCGCTGGCTCTGACGTAGGATCTGCCATGGACGACAGCACCAAGATCGCCTCGGTTCGCTTCCTGGCCGCGCACAAGCGGCCCTACTTCGCGACTGCGCTGTTCGCCATGCACCTCGTCGCCGAGTCTCGCGTCGAGACCATGGCGGTGGACAAGTACGGGCGGGTCTACATCAACCCGGCCCGCATCGGCACCGGCAGCACCGCGTCGGGAGAGCAGTGGACCGCGGAGCAGTGCGCGGCGGTGCTCGTGCACGAGCTGGGGCACTGGCTCCGCAAGCACCACGAGCGCGCGGAGCATCTCATCCGCCAGGCGCCGATCGAGGAGGTCGAGGAGACGGCGTACCGGGTCAACGTCTGCTTCCCACCAGGTACGATCTTGGGGGATGGCCTGCCCGTTGAGGCGCCGCGTACCGAAACCGTCGGTGCCGCGGGACGGGTGCGGGTGGTGACGCCGATGGTGCGTCAGTACGAGGGGCCGCTGCTGACGATCCGTGCGGCTGGTGCCGTCCTACGGTGCACACCGGAGCATCCTCTGCGCGTCGTACGGCGGCGTCACAAGAAGGGGCTGACACCGATTCGGCTCAAGGAGCCAGAGTGGGCAGAAGCCGGAACGCTGACCGAGACAGACTACGTGGTCATCCCGAGCCTTCCGGGCACCGTGACGGACACGGTGTTCAGCCTGGAGCCGTACATGCGAGAAGGCGGCAACTCGCTTGCGTCCCGCTGCACGCAGCGCGAGTTCGTGTTGAATACGGAAACAGCATGGCTGCTGGGCCTCTACACGGCAGAAGGCAGCGGAAGGCGGTCGGCGAACTTATCGCTGGGCCCGCGAGAACAGGCACTCGTGGCTCGGGCTGCTGGTATTGCGGTCGCGCATGGGTTTGCGGGGACCGTCACAAGCCACGCCGGTAAAGCGGGTGCCGCGGGCTCCATCACCGTTTACCTCAGCGGCCCCGTGCTGGCGCGGGCGCTCAAGGAGTGGTGCGGCGACGGCGCTCTCCAGAAGAAGGTGCCTTGGTTCATCGTGCACCACACGGACCTCGCTATCGTACGTGCCTACCTAGAGGGGCTCTTGGCCGGAGACGGCTCCACATCGAACCAGCACGTTGTCCTATCGACAGCAAGTGCTGGCCTTGCCGTACAGGTACGCTTGCTCCTCTGCCGGCTGGGCCTCGGTACGTGGCAGACGAGCAGAGTGCAGAAGGCGGGTCGGAGGATTCTCGGCAAACTCATCCAATCAGCGAACAAGCTGTTCAGTGTGGGCTGGCGCTGGGAGCCAGCCCAATCTCCCCGTACGTTCAAGGGGCGCACGTTCTCCTCGTACGCACGCCGATGGAAACCGGTCGATGGTGGAATCGCCGTGCCGGTGCGCAGCGTTACGAGTGAGCCCTACAGTGGGCCTGTCTACAACATGGAGACGAGCGACCACACGTACGTCGCCGAAGGGCTACTCGTTCATAACTGCGAGGATCTGGAGATCAACGACGACTTCGAGGCGGAGAAAGAGGCGCCGGAGATGAAGCTGCACCTCCCCGGGGACCCGCCGCTGCCGCGCAAGTTCGGCTGGCCCGACGGCAAGCTGTGGGAGGAGTACTACCAGATGATGCTCGCTAACCCGCCGCCGAAGCGTGGCGGCGGCAAGGCGGGAAGTGGCCAGCCGGGCGGAGGGAGCCCCGGCCAGGGCCTGGGCAAGCCCCAGCCGTCGGGCAGGCACCCGGCCCCCGGCAAACCCGCGGGGGACGGCTCGCTGCCCGAGAAGTGCGACTGCGGGAGTGGCGCGCACGGCGTGGCGCGGCCGTACGAGCTGCCCGCGCCGGGCACCGGTGAGCCGGGCAAGAAGGCGCCCGGTATCGGTGAGGCCGAGGGCGACCTGCTCCGGCGCCAGGTCGCAGCGGAGATTCAGTCCGCCGCGCAACGGGCGCCCGGCAGCGTGCCGGCCGGCTGGAAGCGCTGGGCCGAAACCCTGCTGGAGCCGGCCGTCGTGCCCTGGGAGCGCGAGCTGTCGGCCCTGGTCAAGACCGCCGTCACCATGGCGCGCGGCGCGGTGGACTACTCGTACACGAAGGTGAGCCGCCGCGGCAGCTTCGGTGGCGTGCTCATGCCTGCGCTGGTCCGACCCTGCCCGGAGGCGTCGGTCGTGCTGGACACGTCGGGCAGCATGGGCGGCGACCTGCTCGCGCGCGCGCTCTGCGAGGTGCAGGGCATCCTGCGCGTGGTCGGGCAGCGCAAGGTGCCGGTGCTCTGCTGCGATGCGGCGGTACACGGTGGGGCGCAGCGCGTATCGAGCGCGCTCGACGTGGAGCTGGCGGGCGGTGGCGGCACGGACATGGGCGTCGGGATCGCCGCCGCCCAGAAGCTCCAGAGCAAGGTGATCATCGTGCTCACTGACGGCGCGACGCCCTGGCCGAAGGAGCCGCCGCGCGGCTGTCAGCTCGTGGTCGGCGTGCTCGACCCCGCCGTGGACTGGGAGAAGTCCTACCCGCCCCCGCCGTACGCGAAGCGCGTGCTCGCGATCCGTGACCCCAAGGGCAAGAGCAAGGCGGCCGCATGAGCGGGCGGTACCGAGTTCGTTGCGGCGACGCGATCCACGTCGTGACGATGGACGACGAGGGGCACCTCTGCTTCCACGCGCACCCGGGGGCGTTCGCCGAGATAGACGCCGAGCGCGCGATGGCGTGCCTGGCCGGCGACGCACTGCCGGAGGGCGACGGCTGCCTGCGGCTCGCGCTCCTGGTGCGTAAGGGGCGCCTGTCCTTCGCGGTGCCCGGTGGCGACGATGCGCGGAAGCTCCTCGCCGCCGTGCGCGGGGTACGAATCGGCCGGCGGCTGCGGCTGCGGAGGCGGGCGTGACGACCGCGCCGACTAGACTTCTTCCGGCGAGTGGCCGTGGAGACCTCCGGGACAACATGCGATGGGTGGAGTCGCATCGGGGAGAGTTCGCGGGCCGGTGGGTCGCGCTACGTGACGGGTTGCTGGTCGCCAGCGACTCCTCTCGGGCACGCCTTCAGCGCCGATTGACGGGGACTCCTCTACTGCGCGACGTGCTCGTGGCCGAGCGGAAGAAAGAGGTGACGCGATGACCCAGCACCGAGAGACCAGGGAGGCGGCGCGCGCCGCGCTAGCTTTGCTGCAACGGGAGTTCCCGGATGCGGTGCTCACCGAGGTACGTCTCATGTACCGCGTGGGGGAACGCCACGACAACAACATGCCGAGTCAGAACTGGGCCGAGGTCGAGTGGACCGTCCAGGTAGGCAATGACCGCGCCTGCGGCCATTCGCCGGAGGCAGCCATCGCCTACCTGCGGCGAGACCTGGAGCTGAAGGTGACGCTCCGGGGGAGTGCCGAGCGCATCGTTGCAGTGCTTCGCGAGATTCCCGAGACAGACTGCGGGCACCAGCATGTGCTGCACGAGGTGCAGTGCTTACTGGAGCGCGGGCGCCGCGAGCGACGCTAAGAGAGGACCGAGCCCGTGAAGCAGCAGAAGCAGATCCGGTGGGCGGCCGTGGAGCGACTGATGCTCAAGGCGTTCACGGGAGGCGCCCTCACCGAAGCCGAGCAGAAGACGGTGGAAGAAGCCCACAAGGCGGATCCGGTCGAGTACGGCATGCTGCACACCCGGGCTGGGATCTCTGGGAGTGCACGTTCGGCAAGGTGCTGGCCCCCCACGTGGTCATCTCGCACCTGAGAGCGGCACGGCGCGGAAGGGCCGCCAGAATGTCGGCGGTGAGTGCCGCGCAGGCTGCACTCGACCGGCGTGCCGCGGTCGCTGCACTGGCCGGGGCCGTCCTCGGACAACTGCCGCTGCTCTGGCTGATCCGTGAGGCGCTCGACGACCACGTGGAGGCGTGCAGGCGCTCCCCGCGGCCGTACGCCGCGGAGCTGCTCCTGCAATACGGGGGGCACTGGTTCCTTCTGATCCTGGGCGAGGGGGAGGGGCGCGTGGTCGAGGAGTGCGACGCGAACAACGCGCTCGTGCGCTCGTACGAAATGCCCGGCGCCGCACTGATCCTGCACGACGCCGTGAAGGACGATCCGGTGGCCGCGGAGAAGTTGCTCACGACCATCGAACGCGCTATTGGGACGGTTTCGCCATGAAGCGCCGCTGTCGATGCTGTGGGCAGACCGTCGAGTGGACCAGCCTGCCGCTGTGCGGCTACCAGGACGCGGGCGACGGAACTTGGTTGGAATTGCGACACTGTACCTGTCGCACGACGCTTGCCGAGCCGCTGAGTGAGCCGCCGCCGGTCGAGCGCCGTGAGCGACGCTGCGCAAAACTTGCGGCGACGCAGTAGCCGCAGGTAGGCTGCACGGCGACGATGGATCGCCGCTGGCTGTACGGTGGATTGGCCGTGGTGGCAGGCGTCGGCCTTGCGCGCCTGGTGCGCCGTGGGCCCAAGATCGTGCCCGGGGGTGCAACGCGCCTGCTGCTCGTGGGCGGGGCGTTCGCGAGCGGGCTCGGTCCCCCGCTCGGCGCACTCGCGAAGGAGCAGAAGGTACCGTTCGACTCGGTGGGCGTCCCGAGCGGCACGAAGCCGCTGCGCACCGACGAGTGGGCCGTGCGGCCGGAGCTGGCAGCGAAGCTCGCGGCGTTCAAGCCGACGCTCGTGGTCGTGGCGCTCGACGTGCCGGCAGCGAACGGCGCGGCGGGGGCCAAGCAGGCGACGGCGCTGAAGGGTCTGCTGACCGCCATCCAGGCAGCGGGCGCCGAGGTCGTCTGGATCGGGCCGCCGGTGGCACCACCGGCCAGCGTGCGGGCGCGTGAGGGCGAGCCGTCGCCGCGGTACTTCCCGACCGCCACGGCGCTGACGCTGCCGCGCGGCCCGGACGGGGTGCAGCCGACGGTGGCGGGCTACGCGGGCTGGGCCGGCGCGCTCTGGCAGTGGCTGTCCTAGTCGTGCCAGCAGCCGGTCACGATGAGCAGGTCATCGTGCGCGGTAACGAGCGTCTGAAGGAAGAATCGCATCTCGTCGCACAGCGACACTGGGACGCCCCAGGTCAAGCAGAGCGGCTCTCCTGCGAGCGCCCAGAGTGCGCGCTCTCTCTCGTACGCCTCCGCGGCATCGTCACGCACCCACGCGGGCACCAGCCGGAACGGCGATTCTGTCATGCGCCAGGTAACGCCGGCATTCGGTCCCCAAAGGCGGTCCTCCTCCCAGTCGTACGAGAGCAGGTAGTCGTCCCACGGGTCCGGCTCGTACTCGGGCGGGTGGCTGGTCAACAGCCTTGTCTCCTGCCGAGACTTACGACGCACCACGCGGCGCGCGGTGAGCTTGGTGTGATGCGGCTGGCAGCATCGGCAACCGGGGCCACCGGGTCCGAACTTGGCCTTCGTCAGCGCCTGGTACTCGCGGGCCATCGCCATATCTTCCACCTGCCAGCCGTCGTGCGGCCATCACATACGATGAGGCCGCGGCGCTTCAGCATCTGTAGCCGGATGTCGAAGTGCAGCGGCGGGACTCCGCTGCGCTGCTTGATCTCCCGGCTGCGGAGTGGCTGCTGCGCTTGCCGGAGTACGGCGAGGATCGCCGCGTCGGTGGCCGACCAGTCCACCCGCGCGCGCCCCATCACTCGCCTTTGGACTTCAGCAGCACCGGAAGCATGACCGGCCACGCGACGACGCAGGCGACGTAGCCCACGACGAGCACCCACACGGGATCGTCCCCAGGCTCGTGCAGGTCGGCGAGGAAGCCGGGCAGCAGAAAGAGCGCGAGCGCTCCGGTCACGAGCAGGTACGCGATGAGCAGGTACATCGCCGTGCTACCCGGGCCAGATCCGGGACCGCTTCCGCACCGCCGCCGAGGCGAAGGTCAGGAACAGAACCGGGCTCAGCATCAGCTCCCGGTGACGGACGTTCTCCATGTGAAGCGTGCTCGCCGCCAGGGTGAACGTGAGGAGCAGCGCGAGCGAGGAGATTCGGGCCCGGGTGACCGAGCCGGCCCCGTCCCCGCCCACCCAGTACGCAAAGCAAAGGACGAACGCCGTCGTGACGTAGGGGGCGAGGTAGACGAGGAGCCCTGTGAACCCCAGGAAGCACGGCGTCGCCCAGGAGAGCGAGAAGACGTGGTCGGGGTCGCGCGCGCGCATCACGCCTCCGTTGGCTCCGGCTCTGGCGCGCCCTCGGGGCCGGCGAGCCAGGACTTCACCTTGCGCTTCAGGCCGCGCCAGCGACTTTCACTGTCGTCCTCCGTGATCGTGACCTCGTCGTCGCCGCGGAGGGACCAGCCCGGCCCGTTCATGCTCCGCACGAGCATCTCCGCACTGAGCACGGCGGAGCGCACGGTCGGCATGGGCTTCATCACGTACGGCGGCAGCCGTACACTGTTCGTGAAGCCGCCCTCGTCGAACAGGAGCTTCCCTGTCACGGGTTCCGTGCAGAACTGCAAGTACCGCCCCGTCGGGTCGTGCTCGACGATGACGAAGCCGCGCTGCGCCTCGTCCTTCTTCATCAGGCGCTCCAGCACGTCGGTGAGCGCCGTCGGGATATGCTTGACGAAGACGGTCTGCTTCTGGGCCATCACGTCCACAGCCTTATGTACTTGCACCGCCGACAGGCGTGCGACACGTGCACGTCGTCGAAGTCCACACCCGGAACGACCGGCCCTTCCACGTACGGCCCATTCCGACTGGAGTCTGGATGCGGCCGACAGAGCGGCGTACCAGCGGCGCTCGCGGCGTGGGTCACCGGATGGATGAGATCCTGACAGGAGTCGGCCTGGGCGCTGGGAGTGCAGTTAGTAGCCATCCTTCGCCCACCCGTCATGTAACACCGGCCACGTCCAAAGAGCGGTACACCCGGTCCCCGATCGTGATGGCGCCGTCCTGCACAACCATCACCTCTCCGACGGCAGGACGTACCCGACAGAGGTAGGAGGGGCACGCGACGAAGGTCGCGCCCTCAACACCGAGAAGCCAGCCGTCCTCGACGTCCTCTACGGCGGTAATGAGGTACGTCGTCCTCATGGGACCCACCACTCGACCTCGACGAAGGTCAGGGCTTCCTGGTGCTTCGCGAATAGCTGCACTTCGTCGGGATCGGTCCAGGGCACCTCACGAATGGCATGAGCCACTTCCGCCGCGCCGACGTAGTTCGCGGCGAGCATGAAGATCGACGCCTCCCACGCCTTGCCTTTCGTTCCGCCGTAGCGAGCAAGCTGGAAGCCGTCGCCCACCGAGCCGCCGTGCTCGTTCACGAGCCGCTCGTTGAGCGCCGCGACGTTCGGGTACTCGTCGTCCCCGTCCTCCTCCATGCCCGAGATGGACAGGATGTAGTTCGACACGGTGCTCATCTCTCAGTACCCTCCCTTGTTCGCCCATCCGGTCCCGTTCAGGATGAACGTGGTCTGCGAGATCAGACGCCGCGCCGTGTCCCTGCCGCAGGCCGGGCAGACCGTCATGGCGGGCTCGGTGATGCGCTGCTCGGCCTCCCATTTGTGCTGGCAGGCCAGATCCGTGCACTGATACTCGTAGGTCATCCGGCCCCGGCAGGATAGCCGGTTTCGGCCGGGCTGCCAAGGCGGTTGACGGCGCTGCTGCCAGGGGCTAGGGTGGCGCCATGGCAGTCAGATCCGCTATCGCACGCAAGAGTAACCCCCGGAAGCCCGCGAGGGCGAGGCCGAACGGACACGGTAACGGCGCCGTCGTGAAGGACTACGAGGTCATCACGCTCCGCATCGACCGGGCGCACAAGGCGCGCCTGCTCGACCACTGCGCCCGTCGCGCGAAGCAAGAGGGCAAGCAGATGTCCTTCAACCGCGCGATCATCGAGTGGATCGAGGGACTTCGGCCCTGAGCTACGAGGTCAGCGTGTGGCAGAGCGGGTCGAGTGAGCACGTCGCGGTGGGCGCCGATGCCGGCGCTGCCGTCGAGGCGATCTGGAACGAGCGCCGAGGCATCGGAGTGCCCGGCGCAAAGGTGACCGCTTCCATCGTGCCATCGTCTGGAGTCGGCTGGATCGACTTCGAGTGGGTTCTGGGCGTCCTCGTGCCCCAGCGCAAGCGCATGCTCGCCGACTGGGCGGGCCGCAGCCGGGCGGAAGTCGTGCGCGCCGTGATCAAGATGGCGGACGACTGGTTCGCCCACTGCACGGAGGAATGGGAGCGCGAGCAAGCGGTCGCGGCACTGGCGGGTCCGCCGAAGCCCGCGCAGCCGGATCCTTGGACGGAGGTCAAGCAGCAGCAGACGCTCATGGACCGCCTCATGCGCGACCGGCTGGCGAGGAAGGCGAAGGCGGCGTCGCTGGCGGAGAGCGACGACGCCGACTTCGACGCGCTGCTCGACGAGGTCGAGGGCATGGGCATGGGCTCAGCGCCGCCATACGGCAGGCAGGACGGAGTTCAGCGCGTGCTTGCGACGCTCGCAGGGGGTGCAGGTCTCGGGGCGCCCGAGCATCCGAGCGACGGGCTGCGCGACCCGGGCGACCACATCACCGAGCCCGAGGTGTGAGGGCGACGCGCTCCGATGCTGCGCGTGCTGTCGGCTGAAGGCGTCAGCCTGCGTGGGAGCGAGCGTGGCGGTCGCGCCGCACGCCTCGCAGCGGATGTGCACGCCGCCCGGAACGGGCTGGAACACGATCCACTGGACGGCGGGGTGGCGCTGCACGGGCGCCACAGTATCACTTTGTGGATGGGTTCGCGGCCAGTACCGTCTATCGAAAAGATGCCGATCATCACGTGCCAGTGGTGCGGAAAAGAGCGTCGCGTCCCGCCGTACCTGGCGATGGTCGCGAAGTTTTGTAGCATTCGGTGCAGCGTTCTGACGCAGCACTCAAAGACGCGCGAGGTTCGCGAACCGTCTCGGCGCTTCTGGGCGAAGGTGCAGAAGTCGGATACCTGCTGGTTGTGGGTTGCCCACAGAAATCCGAAAGGTTACGGGGAATTCATGGTGGACGGGAGGAGGCGACCCGCGCGGACCGCGGCGCTCGCCCACCGGGTTGCTCTGCGTACTCCACAAGTGCGACACCCCTGCTTGCGTCAGGCCGGAACACCTCTTTCTCGGCACGGTGCGAGAGAACAATGCGGATATGATGGCGAAGGGTCGGTATCGAAAGGGGCTTAGGGGACCCCAGAAACGGCTCTCGCGAACAGTAGCCGAGGACGTGCGGCGCCGGGTCGCTTCGGGTGAAAAGCAAACAGCGCTTGCGCGGGAACACGGCGTGACGCTAGACGCGATCTGGATGATCGTAACACGGCGATCGTACAAGTGAGAGTTTTGGCGACCGACCCCGGTTTCGCGACCTGCGGGCTGGCCCTGCTACGGAGCGAGGGACAGCGGTGGGTGCCGACCTTGCTCGAAACGATCCGCACCCGGCCGGACCAGCCGCTTGCGGCTCGGCTGCACGTCATCTGGGAGCGGGTGCGACAGATCCTGGTGTCCGTCGATGGCCCCGTGGACCTGCTCGCCGTGGAGGCCCAGGCGCGCGCCCAGGCGGGCCACCGGGAGCGCGGGACCACCTCGGACGGGGCGCTGGCCGTCCGGGAAGTGACGGGGCTCCTACGGGCCCTGGCGTGGCAGTACCGCGTCCCCCTGGTCGAGGTCGAGCCGGCGACGTGGCGGGCGTGTCTGGGGCTCCCCCGGACGGCGCCCAAGGCGCAGGTCAAGCGCGCGGTCCTGGCGCGGATCGGGCCCTGGCCTGGCACCCTGAGCGAGCACGCCGCCGATGCGGCCGCCGTGGCTCTGGCGGGCGCGCGGGTCGCGCCGACCGAAAAGTGGCGTCCCGGGGGGCGTAGCCGGTAGCCTGTCGGCATGTACGTCCCCACCTTGCACCGCCGCTCGCTTGGCGAGGGTATCGTCCCGACGGTGAACCCCACCCCGTGGGTGGCAGGCGCGGCCCTGCTCGTCGCCGCGGTGTTCCTCCCGAAGATGCTCAGGACGCGGAGGGCGCGGTGAGCCGTGCGAAGGCGCCCGCGTCCGCCGGGCGGACCATGCTGGACCTGATCTTGGATCGGGTGGAGGCCCGCAAAAGCGAAGTCACGCTCGACGTGTCCGCGCTGACGCGAGAGCAGATAGAACGGGTCGTTGCAGCGGCGGAGGCAAGAGGGTTTGATGCTTCCGGCACCCGCAAATGGTTGCTGATCAGGGATCTCAGGGGGATGCACACGCCGAGACACACGCCGAACGCGCCGCCCGACACCTGGCAGGCGGACGAGGAACTCAACGTGGCGAACCCGCACGATGCGGCGGACGCCAAGTCGCTCTACCGCTTCTGGTTCGGTCAGATCGGCACGACGATCGTGTACGCCTGGGGCGACCACCTGGAGTCCGCTTTCGAGGCTGCGGTCGAGTGGCTCGACGACAACGACTACGCCGGGTTTTTCACCGACGTGGCCGAAGCCGAGCTGAAGGAAGCAGCGGAGGCCGAGGGCATCCCGTGGAACCCGGAATGGTCGGACCCACGGTGGTCCGACTGGGACGACCCGCAGTTCCTGAAGGTGGTCGAGGCTGCGGAGGCGGACCTGACGCAGATCGGCCACACGACGCTGAAGCACGGCCAGTACCTCGTGAGCTACGAGTGGGGCGTGGACGACGTGACCGATCCCGCGGAGTGGGAGCGCGTCGCGCAGGCGTCGGCCGACGCCGTCGGAGAGGACTGAGCCATGGGCGAGGTGCACGCGAACATCCTGGTCGAGCCGCTGGCCGACGACGCGGTGCTGCGCCCCGGCGTCTACTCGGCGCGCGCGCAGGACCCGGCCTACGGCGGCCTGGAGGCCATGGTCGCGGACGAGCGCGCGACCTACATCGGCGAGCGGTACGAGGTCGATGGGTCGAAGTGGATCGCGGTGCGCGTCACCGAGGGTTCCCGGTTCGCGCCGAACCCCCCGGTGACGATGCAGTGGGGCATCGACGAGAACTTCTACAGCAGCGCGCTCAAGACCTACCACGACTGGCAGGAGAAGTGGTGGCGCGAGGCCATCCAGAACAGTGCCGACGCGGGCGCGACGAGGATCGACTGCCGAGTCGAGCCCGTGCCCGAGGGCTTTGCGGCGTCCGTCACGGACAACGGCAAGGGCATGGCCGTGCCGATCATGGAGAAGTTTCTGATGCTCGGGGGTACCTCGAAAACGTCGAGCGCTGGCACCGCGGGTGGCTTCGGGAAGGCCAAGGAGCTGCTCGTGATGCCCTGGCTCGCGTGGAGCATCGACTCGCTGGGCCAGCGCATGGTCGGCCAGGGCGGCACGCCTCCGGTGCGCGACGACTCCCCGTTCCGTCAGGGGACCGAGTTGCGCGTCGTGATGGCGCCCGACCAGACCACGCACGAGTCGTGCGCCATCGCGTATATCGAGAAGTGCTACCTGCCGGGCGTCCGGCTTACCGTCAACGGCAAGACGCACAAGGCGGACCTGGCCCCGGGTGAGGAGATCCGCACGTTCGGCGGCGGCAAGGCGACGCTCTACCACGACAAGAGCAAGAAGCCGGGGCGGCTGCTGGTCCGCACGATGGGCCTGTTCATGTTCGAGCTGGACGTGTCCGAGTCGGTGAAGGGGATGCTGATCATCGAGCTGACCGGGGCGTCGGTGGATCTGCTCACCGACAACCGCGACGGCTTCCGCGACTGGGGACTGAAGCAGTCCATCGAGAAGTTCACCACGTCGCTGTCGGCGGACGTGCGGAGCGCACTGAAGAAGAAGCAGGGGATCATCCGCGAGAAGTTCCACGGCACCGGCAAGTTTCACGGCGCCCCGGAGAAGGCGCTGCAAGCGAACGTGCTCAAGCACCTGGAGGAAGTGGTGCCCGCCGGCAAGACGCGCGGCGGGCCCGCGTTGAGCGAGGCGCAGCGCGACCTGATCCGCCAGGTCATCGACCAGGAGGGCGGCGGGGAGGTCACCGAGACGGTGCATGGAGCGCCGCGCGGCGCGCCTGGCGGCGACGAACCGCAGTGGGGCGAGCCAGGGGCGGGCGGTGAGCCGCAGTGGGGCGAGCCGGGAGCCGGTGGCGAGCCGCAGTGGGAAGCGCCCGGAGCTGGCAGCGAGCCGCGCTTCATGGATATCGGGCACACCGGACTCAATCTCCGCGCCTTCGGCGGGCTGGTGAGTGCGATGCTCGACGGGACGATCATGCCGGGCCCCACCGCGGTCGAGGCTGCCGTGAAGCAGCTCGTCTGGGAGCCGGACTTCCTGCTGGTCAACGTCGTGCCCGGCTACCACGTGCCCAAGATGTTCTGGCCCGAGGGCATGAGCCCCACGATGAAGAAGCTCGCGCGGTTCTGGGCGGAGCTGTGCCGCTTCGTGCTGATCCAGGTCGGCAGCCCCGAGCCCTACGGCGTCGGCTTCATCTTCGACCACGGCATGCTTGCCGCCTACCAGCGGGACTCCAACACCGGGGAGCACTGGCTGCTGCTGAACCCGTACCGCATCCCGAGCGCGATACCGACGGAGCGCGGGAAGAAGCCGGCGAAGGACGAACTGTACGGCATCGTGGACGAGGAGGATCTGAACACGCTCTACGCGCTGGCCATCCACGAGGTCACGCACATGGCGGACGGGATCTACTACTCGTTTTGCGAGCCCGAGGACGAGGGCATCCAGAAGGAGAAGCACGACGAGGCGTTCGCGTCGGCGTTCACGCGCAACGTCGCGCGGTGCGCGGGCAAGGAGCGGCAGATCCGGGAGATTCGGAAGGCAGTGGCGGCGCGGGCCCTGGGGTCTGCGCGTGGCGGCAAGGTCGCCTGGCGGACCGAGGGCTTCTCTCTGCCGCTGGCCGAGGGACGGGCGCGTGGCAAGAAGCCCGCCGCGTTCCCTCCGCTCGCTGATGCGGTGCTGGAGGAGGAGCGCCAGCGGACAACGCGCGCAAGCGGATACCGCTACTCGATGTTCGTCGGAGAGATGGCAGACCGAGAGTACTTCACCGACGACCTGACCAGCGAGCAGATGGCGCGTGGTCATGGGCTCCGCGACGTGGAGTGGCGCGACAAGGAAGCCGATGGCCGCGCCGTCTGGCGCGACAAGCGCTTCGGGCTGCCGCTCGCGGGTGCCGCCCCGGCCCCAGCAGGGAGCGACGCTGATGACTACCTGCCGCCCCTGGCTGACAAGTACGACGAGCAGGCCCGCTACGATCGCGCGCGCGAAATGGAAGGCGTCGGCGTGACCTGGGCGTCGTTCAAGGAAGACAGCGGGGCGGTGTGGGACTACGCGGGCAGCCTGGACACGCTGATCCGGCGCAGCACCGAGGACATCACGAACGACGACATCTACTTCGAGATTCGGAGCACGGCGACCGGTCTGCCCGTCTGGCGCAGCGACAACTTCGGGCTGCGGCTCGCGCCGTCGCACGCGGCGAACCGCGCCTTCCAGGGGATGCACGTGTCGGTTGCGGAAATGGAGCCCGAGCCGGAGGAGGAGGATCCCGACGAGGAGGACGAGGACGACGCAACGCCGCACGGGTGGACGCCGAACCAGGAGGACACCGGACAGGCTGGGCTGTACCTGGAGCATCCGTACGACCGCGGCTCTCCCTGGAGGCTCGTGCTCGGCCGCGAGCAGGCCGTCGTGTCGGCGCCGACGGCGTACGCGCTCGTGGCTCGCTGGCAGGTACCGGTTCGCGACTACGAAACGTCGCACGAGTTCTTCGCGGGACAGGACGACCCGGGGCATCCGATGCAGATGTCGGCGAAGGCGGGGCGACTGTTTGCCACCGCGCACCCGGGCCGGCGGCGCTGATGGCGTCCGGCCCATCCCTCGCCCAGCTTGAGGTCATCGAGAAGCTGACCGAGCCGGGTTCCGACGGCGTGCTGGAGCGCTGGCCTGGCGGCTTCTGGACGACGCCGGGGATCGAGTGGCGGTGGCAGAAGGACATCGGGCACGAGCCGTATCGGCTGCCGCGGTGGTACACGACCGTGCACACGGTGCGGGCCATGGAGAAGAAGGGCCTGCTCCGCCGCATGGGCCACCACCCCGAGGAGTGGCGCGACGACCGGCAGATCACCGAGGCGTGGCTCGACCTGGGGCTCGGTGAGCTACAGCCGAACAAGAGCGCGCGGCAACTGGAGGCCGAACGCATGTACGCGAGCGGCGTGCGCCGAACCGCCCAGCAGAAGATCAGCCGGCTGCGTGAGCAGATCGCGGATCTGGAGGCCGACAAGCGAGCGGTGGGGAAGCAGCTCGCCCCGTTCACGAAGGCGGCGCGCGCCCGCACCATCATCGAGCCGACGACGCTGGTGCGAGGTGACCGCTGCCAGGTGGTCGGTGAGGAGCGGGCGCGGCAGCTTCGAGCCGAGGTCGATGCGTTCTACGACGCGCGCCGCCACCGGGCAGTGGATCCCATCGAGGAGAGAGAGCAGCGGCTGCGCGCCGAGATTGAACTTACCCGCGACCTCACCGCCCTTCAGACTCATACCGGGCGGAAGGCCAGTAGCGCGCTCCGCGGAATCCGGCGGAGCGAAGCCGCCTCGGAATCGGACTCCACGGTCGAGAGCGACATCGATCCCGAGCTGCTTCCCGTGTGGAAGGCGGTGAAGCGAGGGATCACCGCGTCCCCGAAGCGGAGCCGCACCGAGACGTTCCTGCAATGGGTCGAGGAACACCCCGAGGAGGTGACCGCGATCTTGTCGGAGCGGCTGGAGCAGAGTGAGGCCGAGTGGCGCCAGGCGCAGGAGAGCGAGGCGGCCCGGGAAGCCTCGCTGCGGGCGACGGAAGCGCACGGGGAGCAAGAGCTGGCCGACGACGAGGTCCCGTTCTGAGTGGGGCCGGTGGGTCGCCTGGACGCCGGTGCTGCCACCGGCTAAGGTGCCGCCATGTGCCTGCAAGGCAACGTGGGGCCTCCAACGTCACGGCGAGCAGTACAGGCTTGACGGCCCCATGCCGGTCCCCATTCCCAAGGCAGCGCGGGGCCTACGACACCGCGACGTCGTCTTGTCGAGAGCACCAAGGCAGCGCGGGGCCTACGACGCCGGCCCCGCGGCGGCATGGGGTCTGCGCCGTCGTGAACCGAGCTTGACCAGGCGGCGCTCGAAGCTCGGATTGCTCAGCGCCTGCGGTCCGCGCGTCGCGCGGATTTGAGCGATGGCCCCGGCGCCCGAGCAGCCGAAGCGGTAGTGGAGCGCGATGGCGTTCACGATGCCCGAGCGGTTCAGGCCCGCCGCGCACGTCACTAGCGAGCGCCCACCGAGCGCAGTGAGTCGGGCCACCTCCCTGCCCGCGCCGTGCGCGAGGTCCCACTCGGCGTCGGTCATCGGCTCGTTGAAGCTGTCGTTCAGCGGCACGTACAGCACGTCGAGCCCGCGGAGCAGGTGGTCCGGCAGGTACGGCTGAATCTCGCGCGCGCAGAACACGAGCACGGTGAACCGGTGTCCCCGCACGGCATCGGTCGATGGGGGGCAGGGCCCCTGGTACATGCGAGATGCGATGCGTGTGGCCTGGAGCATTGTGCCGTCACTTATGCCACGAGCCGCGGTGGAGACGCCAGCCTCGCAGAACGGCGAAGGCGCGCAGCACCTCCAGGCGGTCCGTCATTGCGGCCGGCAGGGGACCGAATCGTGGGTCGGAGCGGAGTGCCTGCTCGACACGCAAGCCGTACAGGCGCCGCTCCGCGGAGCTGGCCTGCTTGCGCAGGTCCGCGAGCTTCCGTACCGCCCAGTCGGGCCCGTACCAGACCTCGTTGCCCGCCGGCTGCGGCGCGAGCAGAAGGTGCACCCCCGCCTTGCGGAGCATCACCGTATTGCTGCCACACCGGGCGTAGCCGTGCTCGGCGAGGGCGAGCTTGTGGCACCGGACCCAGCAGGCGAACGTGGACTGCGACTTGCAGCCGAGCTTGCCGCACTCCGGGCAGGGCGGCCCCTTACGGGTCGCCACGGTGCTCGCACGCCTCCAGCAGGTCGGTGAGGATGCGGTTCGTCTCGCGGAGCCCGTCCACGTCGCCTTCCAGGCTCTGCACACGCGCCTCCAGCATGATGCGGGCCATGCTCGCGTCGTAGAACTTGTGCCAGAGCAGCAGCACGAGCCAGCCGAGCTGTTCGCCCTCCGTCGTGGACCACCGCGGCAGGCGACCGGGCAGCCAACCGACGAGCAAGCCGTCGGCCGCCTCGCGGACCCAGCGCACGTCGTCCCGTAGGCTCATTGGGGATCTCCGTCGCCCCCGAGCGCTCCGGCGACACGTTCCCGGCCGGCGCGCCTCCAGAACCACGTGTAGAGCACTTGGTGGCTGTTCTGGGCCTCGTCCACGACCCACATCACCGCGGTGGCCGCACAGAGCCGCCACCCGTGGGGACCCGGGGGCACCGGGACCGGCTGGGGCCCGACCCTCTGCTCCAGCGCGACCAGACGGTGCGTCGTGGCGTACTCCGGGCCCACCGTGCTCATCGCGGCACCATCCGCCACCGCTGCCACTCACCGCCCGCCGCCTGGTCGTACTCGGGCCATGGTATCTCGAACACACGCGCCGGGCCGGTGACCAGCAGTGTGCCGCCAACGGCGTCGAGCATACCCGTGCAGCGGCCGCACTCGCAGGAGCGGGCCTTGTCCACGATCTTGATCACGTCGTCGCACTGGCGGCAGTTCAGGAGCTTCATTCGGGGCCGTACTGGCTGCTCGCGCGCACGAGGTTGTCGTTCAACACCGCAACGAGGGTGTACTCGGTCATGTGCCGCCAATGCTGCCACTGGCGAACGATGCCGTCAAGCCCACTCGCGATCCCGCTTCCGGCCGCGGGCCCGGGTCGTATCAGCGGCGCGGTGCATGTCGGCGGCGCCGTAGATGTTCCCGTGGAGTGTGCACTCGTGCGCCTTGTGTTCCAGGGCGCGGGCGTCCACCTCCCAGTCCGGCAGGGCGCCGCCGAGCGCGCGCAGCACCCGCTCCCGCTGGCGCCGCTGATGGGCCTCGTGAAGCCAGCGGAGCCCGTAGCCGGCCGGTAGGCCCGCGAGCACGAGCGCCAGTGCAACGGACAGCGTCACCTTCGCCCGTCCTCCTTGGCGTCCTGCCGCACCTGCTCCAGGAGCACGGTGACGAGCTGCCACGGCGGGGCCACCTGGGCGCGCAGGATGTCGCGGAGCATCACGTCGTCCTTCGGGGTCAGCATCAGTAGTCCGCCTCCAGGCCGCGCGTCGTGAGCCTCTGCAGCGCGGTGCCCTGCGCCAGCCCCATCGCGGCGGCAACCTCGTCCAGCGTCGCGTGGTCGTGCCCGGGGGCGGCGCGCTTCGTCTCGTTCCGCTCGGCGCAGCGGCACTCGGCGGAACAGAAGCGCTGGCCGGCCTTGCGGGGGGCGAACTGGGCGAGGCAGTGGTGGCAGGTCATGGGGCGGCTCCGAGCGCGTCGAACATCGCCATCTGTGCCGCCGGCTTCGCGAGTTCCGGCGCGAGGCAATGCGGACTCATCCACAGCCTCTCTTTGTGCTGCTGGTGCGACTCGTGCCCCTCGCTCTGATTGCCCATGCCGCCCTTGAGGAACCCCTTGCGGAACCACTCCACTTCGCGCCACCCGTCCGGCATGACGTGTTCCTCCGCGTACCCGGCGAGCACGATCCGGAATTGCGGATCGTCCCCGTGCGCGAGCGCCCATTCGCGGACCTCGTGCGCCACCGTTCCCGAGTCGTGCGCGTACAGGTTACTCTGGCGCTTGGCCGTGTCGGCGTAGGGCGGATCGAGAAACACGCCGCACGCCCCGCCCATGCGGACAGGGAGCGTCTTCGCTGCGCCGTTGGTCAGCGCGCGCTTCCAGTCGCCATTGAGGATCCGCACGTGGCGCAGCCGCGCGGACAGGAAGCGGAACCAGCGGGTCAGTTCCGGCATCGTCATCGGGTGATACTCGTGGTCGATCTCGACGCCCGGCTCTCGCGCTCCGGCGTGGTTCACGCCTTGGCCGTCGTCGCCGAGGTGGGGGAGCTGGCGCGACACGCCCGGCTCGCGTGCCTGCGGCCGGTTCACGCCTTGGCCGTCGTTGCTGAGGTGGGGGAGCTGGCGCTTCCCGATGCCGTTCGGCTCGCGCGCCGCCTTCGTAATCCGCCCGTCCGCGCCCACGATCCACCCGCCTCCGCCGTCGCACCAGCCCGAGCCGATCCAGCACGCTTGGCCCCAGCACCACCAGCCGGCCATGACCGGATCGTGAAACGCCGGGTCGCCCATCAGGTGCTCCAGCTGCCGTTCGTTCCGCCACTTCACGAGCGCCAAGTGCCGCGCATGCATGTCCGCCTCAGAGACGGGCCACGACGCCGCATCAGCCATTGCGTCGGGCGAGAGTTGCATGGAGCGCCACGCATTCACGAGCAGGCCGTCGAGGTCGTTCACGGTCTCGGAGAAGTAGCTCCGATTGCACGGGTGCGGCCTGCGGAGGAGCACCGCGAGCGAGCCGGCGAACGGCTCGACGTAGTGATCGACATCGCCCAGCGCGGTCCACACGGATGGGGCAGCGTCGGATTTCCCGCCGAACCATGGAAAGGGCGTCTTCTGCAGATTCGTCAGCACCGCACACCCCGTCTCCGCCGGTCGCACAATCGCCGCGCCTCGGCCAGCACTCGTCGGGGGGCGAACTGGGCGAGGCAGTGGTGGCAGGTGGTCACGGCGTTCCCCCGATCGCATCGACGTGCAGCGGGTCGAGTTCCAGGCCGATGAAGCGTCGGCCGGAGCCTTCCAGCATCGTGGCGACGCCGGTGGTCCCACTGCCAGCGAACGGGTCGAGCACGATGCCGCCGGGCGGACAGACGAGTCGCACGAGCCAGCGCATCAGATCGACGGGCTTGACCGTCGGGTGAGTGTTGCGGACGCCGGTGCGGGTAGCTCTACCCGCACCGGCTCGCGGCGTGAGTCCCGCGCTGCCGTCCTTGCGCCCGGTCGCCTCGCCAGCGGCCCGCGCGTCGAAGTCGTCGAGACCGGCGTCGCGCTCGGATCTGGACGCCTTCGCCGTGTAGAAGAACCGCGATGGTCCGCCGGAGTCCGCGTAACCGCTGTCTGGTACAGGACCGTTCGTGTTCCTCGCGCCCCAGATTTGCCGGCCGCCGCCGTTGCGCGTGACAGCGCCCGCCTGCTCGTCGAGTACTTCGGCCGCGTCCGCGTCGAGGAGCACGTTGGCAGGCCAGCGGCCGGGCGGCGGGCTGCCGGTGCTGCCGGGGCTGCCGGTGCTGCAGTCCGTTGGCACCGGCGGACGCCCCCATGTGCGACTCTCTGGCCATGTTTCCACGGTCGTTCCGATCCGGCACCCGTCGATGTTCAGCGCGCCCGTCCCGTGCTCCATGAACGTCGCGGCGACGGTTCCGCCGAGGGGCTTTCGCGCGAGGACGACCGGCTCGAAGGCGGGCTTGAGCGCGGTACCGAAACCGGAGGGGATACGCGGTTTGCCGCACCTTCCACATGTCGGCCATGCTCCGCCAACTTGTGTGACCGGTTGTCTGGCCACAGCTCCAGATTCGTCGGCGTATTGTTCTGCGGGTCGTGGTCCACGTGGTGCACGACCTCGACGCGGTCGAGCGGGCGCTTCGCCATCCGCGCCATGAGCAGCCGATGCTCCATCACGTATCCGTCCTTGCGGGCCATCGACGCTAGCTCCGCTGGACATCTGACGTATCGGATCGGCTTGTAATTCCCGTGTTTCCGGAAGTACGTCGCCCCGCCCTTCCAGGCCGGGTTCCGTGGCCCACGCATCTTGTCCGCCGCTCGCCTGAGCGACTCCGCCGTCTTCGCCTTCGGGCCCATGTGACCGAACGTCGCCCACTGACGACCGCGCTCCGCTCCGTTGCACTCCCTGGAGCACTTCGGTCGCTTCACTCGCTTGAGCCAGCAAGCTTGCGTCTCGTACCGAGCCCCGCACTCCGTGCACGTCGCTGTCACCACACTCGCAGTATAGCCCACGCGCCGACTCGTGCACGTTGAGGCTTTTGGGGAAGCCGGTGCCGTACATGTATGCCAAACAGTCCCGAACGTCAAAGCCGGCGTCCTCGATCGCACACGTCATGCGGTGGTAGGTCCGCGTCCCGCCGAACGCGAGCAGGTGACCGCCGGGCTTGAGAACGCGGAGAGCTTCGGCCCACATCGCCGGGTCGAATGCGATCCCGGTGCCGTCCCACGCCTTGCCCATGAAGCCGGTCGAGATGCGCGCGCGACCTGCGGGTGAGTTCAGGTTCAGCGATGCGACGCCGGTGCCGCCCTTCTTGCCCGCCGTGAGGTCGTACGGTGGATCGCACACGATCGCGTCAACGCACGCATCGGGCAGGCACGAGAGCGCGAACCGGCAATCGGCGTGCTGCACGTGCCAGCGCTCGGTGCCCTGGACGACGGCGGCCATGGAGGTCATGCGTGCCGCCAACGCTGCCAGAGGCGGCACCGGGCGTCAAGCAGAGCAAGAAACTCCCAGGGATGGTTGCGGCTGCCGGAGTCGAACCGACTGTCTCCAGGGTATGGGCCTGGCGTGGGACCGTGCCACTCTGCCGCGGCGGGGAGAGTACCAGGCGGGAGGCCCGTGGCAAGCCGGGGCTAGAGCTGACCACGGTAGTGCGCCGCGACGCGGAGCAGCGTGGACACGTCGCGCGGTCCGGCGGTCGCTGCCGACGCCTCCGCCACCTCGGCGGCGACGCGGAGCGCCTGCTCGTACGTCGTGCCGGGGTCGGCCGTTGGCCGCACGCTCGCGCCGCCCACCTCGACGACCTGTCCCGGGCGGAAGCCGGGGCGCTGCCGGCTCCCACGGCTCCACTCGAACGCCGCGGGCGCGAGCACGCCGGTGATCTGCACCTTTGCGCGCCAGGGGCTCCCGACCACGTCCACGAGCGTCCCGACGTACTCGCCGTTCATGGCGGTCCAGACGCTCACGCGCGAGCCGAGGAGCGCCTCCGCGTCCTTCCGCTTCACAGCAGCCCCTCGCCCGCGTTGCCCTGGAACGTGTCGGCCACGCGAATGTAGCTGCGGAGCACGTCGGCGCTCTTGTGGCGCGACTGCTTGGCGATCATCCACTCGGCCTTGCCGCTCCGGGCCGCCTCGGTGATGAAGCCCGCGCGGAGCGAGTGCGCGCTGAACACCGCGCCGAGCTGCTCGGGCTGCACGCCCGCCCGCTTCGTCCAGGTCTGGACGATGTAGCGGATCATTTCGGGCGCGAGCGGGTCCGCGATCAACTGCGGGTCCTTCCGGTGCCCGCTGAGTCGCACGAACACGGGCCCCTCGGTGATGCCGGCGCGCTCCATCCACTCTTGCAGGGCCCGCACCGGGCAGAGCGCCGTGCGGGTCGCGTAGAACAGCGCGACGTGCTGCCCCTCGCCTTGCTGGTCGGTCTTGCTCCGGCGGATCAGCACGCTCACGCCCTTGTCGAGGAAGGTCAGATCCTCGGCCAGGAGTCCCGCGATCTCGCTTCGGCGGAGCGCACCGCTCCACCCGGTGAGCAGGATCGCGCGGTCGCGCACGCCGCGGAGGTCAGCCCCCATGCCTCCGACGAGCGCTTCCAGGTGGGGGATCAGGAGCGGCGCCGCGCGCTTCGGGCGAACGCCGAGCGTGTTCGCGATGCCGCGCATGGCCTCGCGGACCACCTCCTGCTCGCAGGGGTTCGGGTGACCGGCGCGCTTGTGGACGGTGCCGATCGTCGAAAGCATCCGGCGGATACTGGCGGGCCTGCGGCTGAGCGCGCGCGCCATGTGGCCGAGCCAGAGCGCGACCATGCGCGGATCGGCGGGCAGCGCGTCGAGCCCGTGCGACTCGATCCACGCGGCGAACTGTCGCCAGTCCGAGGCGTAGGCGTCGCGGGTTCCCTTCGACCGGGCCGCCTGGACGAATGCCGCGGCGTCGTCCACGGCGGTCAGCAGCTCCGCGGCCTTCGCCGGGTCGAGTGCGCCGCGTGCGTCGAGGCGAAGCAGATCCCTGCTGGGCGGGTCGAGGGGACGCGACGGAGAGGCCATGCTCTCCGCGAGAGTCTACTCGGGTACGGCGTAGATCGCTGCCTGCTCGGCAGCCCAGGCTGCGGCCTCGCGGAAGACGCCCATCGCCTCGGCCCACAGCGCGGGGCTGTGCAGGGCCGACGCCAGGCACACCAGGGGATCGGGTTGCGGCACCACGCCCGCACCGATGGCGCCGACGTCGGTGTGCAGCTTGTAGCCCGCCCGGACGACGAGGACGGCGCCCGCCGGCAGGGGCCAGCGGGCCTGCACCTCGATTCCCTCGCCAGGCCCGAGAGCGCCGAGCACGTGGAAGGCACGCGCTGCGTCGCGCAGGGGCCGCAGGCGGGCCTGAAGGGCATCCTGCTGCGCGGCCAGGGCGTCGAGCCGGGCCAGGTAGGTGGTCGGCCAGGGAGCGGCCGGCTCCGGGACCACGAGCGGTCCCCGGTGGCGCCAGGACGCGCCCGCCGCCGTCCGGCGACGCGCTGCCGTCATGCCCCGCGCCGCGCGGCCAGGGCGGCAGCCAGGGCCCGCCCCGCGGCAGCCAGCGCCGCCTTGCCGCCCCGCCCGGCGTAGGCCAGGGGCACGCCGGCTTCCCGACTGGCCGTCAGCAGCACACCGAACAGGCGGTGCGGCATGAACCCGTCGAGCACGATCAGCCCGGCCACCGAGGCGGACCGGATCCGCCGCACGGCCTGGTCCACGGTCCGGGTGGACCCTTCGATCCACTCGACCCAGACACCCAGGCGCTCCTCCAGGGCGGACAGCCCGTGCGGCGCCCGGTCCGACCCGATGACCAGGACTAGCGCCGGGCCGCTCACGGGCTCACCGTCGGCTGCGCCGCCGGGGCCGGAACCGCGGGAGCGCCGAGGTCGAGCTGCGCGTCCACGTCGCGCACGACCTTGACGATCCGCGCGCCCTCGCCGAGGCGTTCCGCCAGGTTCTCCGCCGCTTCCGGCACGTCGTGCTCGTCCGCGATCACCAGATCGACCTGCCGCGGCTTGAACGCGGTGAAGACGCCAGCGAACTCGCACTCGCCCGTCGCGGGGTTCCGCACGCTCCGCCGGTGCGCCAGGAACACCCACGTCTCCCCGAGCACGAAGCCGCGGGGGACCGCCTTGATCTTGCGCGAGACCCCCATCGCTCCCGCCTCGCGCTGGAAGTCGTCGGGCGTCGCGTAGAACTTCTCGCCGACCCACAGAAGGCCGTGCAGGCCGGGCGGCGGCGTGCCGATCGGGCACAGCGAGCAGCCCGTCAGGCGCTGCCCGTCCACCTTGAAGCGCTGGATCTGCGTGGATCGTTCGCAGTCCCGCGCGGTCCCAGCGAGCGCGCTCATCACGTCGCCAACGAACATCAGTTGGGGCGTGATCCACTGCCAGCCGCGGGTCGCCTTGATCCCGCCGCCGCAGCACGGGCAGACCTCCAGCGGGTAGGGGAGCAGCCCGCACGGCGCCTCGGTCCCGTCGGCGACGAGGTAGATGCCCACGCCGCCCTTGCTTGGTTTCCGGTACCCGCACCCCCGTGCACGTTCGATGGAAATGGTGACCTCGGCCATGGTGTTCCTTCCTGGGGCTGGCGGCAGTGTAGCCGCTGGCAGGACTGACGGCAAGCGGGGGCGGTCTATTCACGTCTTGCAGACGCGGCGCCCTCGCGCCGGCACAGCCTGCTCGCCCACGAGGGTCACCGGGCTCTCCGTGGCGATCCAGACCTTGGCGCCGCAGCTCAGCGGCTTGTCCGGGCTGTAGACGACGCGGGAGGGGCCCTCGATGATGACCTTCTGCGCGTAGCGGTTCCGCTTCCCCTGCTTCACGGTCAGCGTCGGGTTCCGCTCGCCCGTCTTTCCGTTGCGACGGATGACGTGCTGGTTCACATGGATGATCGTGGTGCGCGGGCGCTTGCGCTTCCCACCGAACCCCGGCGCGGTCGTCCACTCGCCGTCCGCGGACAGCGCGAAGGCGCCCGGCGGGAGAGAGCGCGGATCGCGAGCGCTCACGGTGTCTCCCCCGGATCGTCGTCGTCGTCATCGTAGGGCAGCAGCTTGCCCTCCAGGGCGCGCACGACGCGCTCCCGCCGGTCGTGGCGCATGAAGATCCGCTCCAGCCGCCGCGCGAGCCCCTCGCGCCATTCCTCGGTGCGCCGCGCGATGAAGTCATCGACCTCCGATTCGTCGGCGGGCAGCGGGTCGTACGAGGCGGGCAGCACGCGCGCGAACCGGCCGCCGCTGAGTAGCTCCACGTAGACCAGCTCCAGCGTGGCCAGCTCCCGCGCGGTCAGGCGCACGTAGCGATTGGTGCGACTCGGCGCCGCACCGCTGGTCGGCTCTGGCACTTCCGGCAGCGGGAGGCACACCTGCGGGCGGGGCAGCACCGCGTCCAGGGCACGTTGCAGGCGGAGCGCCTCGGCTTGCCACCAGACCAGGCTACGCTCGTCCGTCATGGTCGAGGCTTTCGCCGCCTTGCTCACGACGCCCTGCCCGCCAGCCGATCATGCGCCCGCGCGAGCGCGGCAATGCTCTCGTCGAAGTCGCCGCGCAGGTGGCTTGGCAGGTGCGTACCGTGCGCCGCCGTCGCCTCCGCCATGCGCTTCGCGAGCGCGCGCTCGACCCAAGCGATGCCCGCTGCGGTCGGCTCGGCGGTGGCGCCGCGCACCACGGCCAGGCCCTCGCGCACCAGTCGTGCCATGGAGCGACCGAACCGCCCGTACCCGTAGGGCACGCTCCCCTCCTGCACCAGGATGCGCAGCGCGGCGGCCTGTGGTTGCGTCAGCGTGTGCTTCATGGCTTGCCTCTGTAGCATCCTACCTGCACCCGCCGTGCCGGTCACGAAACGTGACCGAGCCGCCCCGCCCGCCGCGCGCGATCCTGCGCCGCCGGGCACATCGCACTCCCGAGCACCACGTCGTGCGTGCGCCGCGCACCGTCTCGCCGACGGGCCGCCAGTGGTAGAGCGCGGCGTTCTCGGTCGTCGGGTGCAGCATGACGAATTCCGTGCGTGGCATCAGGCGGACGAGCATGGCGCGTTCAGCGGCCCCGCAGTGCCTTCAGCCTCGGCGGCAAGTTTCCGGTACCGGGCCGTGATGCGCCCGTCAGTGACCTCAGAGCGGTACTCGATCAGTCCCCGCGCCTCCAGGCGGCGCAGCGTCGCAAGCTGCACGCCGGAGCCGGGGAACGGCGCCCAGCCGTCCGCGCAAGCTGCCAGCGCCTTCGCTTCGGCGCGTTCGGACGCCTCCGCCGCGCGCATCTTGCGGCGCGCCTGCCCCGCCACGGCGCGGCTCACGACGCACCCCCGTGCAGAGCGCGGAGGCCCTCGAACACCTCGTCGATGTCTCGCACTGCCTTGACGACCGCGCACGCCTCGCGCACGTCGTCGAGCGTGATCTTCCCCGCGAGTGCGAGGGCATCGAGAACCCGACTTGCGCCCTGGTAGGGAAGCTCGTGAAGTTCACTCGGCACGCTTGGCGCCCACGGCGTCAGCATCGGGGTGATTGCCTGACAGACCAGTCGTTGCTGCGCAGCGGTGAGCGGCGGCGGGTGCCGACCGTGGCCGGGGTAGCCGCTCAGTCGGCCATCCTTGACCGTGATTTGCAGTCCACGGTCCCACACGGCGGCGCGGAGCCAGCCGCCTTCCTTCCGGTGCTCCCTCGCAGGGAGCGGGTTCCGCGTCGTCTCTCGCACCCGGTACTCGCCATCGGCCAGCTTCATGTTCGTCATGCTCCCCCAGCCTGCACCCGCCGTGCCAACGCCACTGGCGGCACTGGCAGCGTAGGCAGCCCCCGGCGCAACCTTCGTTCCGTCCTGGCTGCAACCGAAGGCGTAACGGACGGGCGTAACGTGACGCGCAGCAACCGTCACGTTACGGGCGCTTCCGCGCCGGCCGGGTCGTCCCGCACGCCGCCCCGCCGGAGCGCCGTCAGGAAGTCGATCGAGACGGATCACGCTCCGGGGGCGGTGGAAGATCAGGTCGCCGTGCTCGAACCGCTCCAGCAGCCAGGGCTCGCCGTACCAAAGCAGGGTGCACCGCGGCCGCAGGTGTGCGCGCAGCAGGGCCGCCAGGACGCGCTGGGCCGTCCCCTCGCTCACCGCCCGGCTCGCGCCCGAGAGGGCCGACACCGCCAGGTGCCGCTCGACCTCCGCGCGAATCTCCGCGAGCGTCACGAGGCGTCCCTTGCCGTGCCGTCGAACACCGCGTCGATAAAGCGCTCGGTCGGCATCCAGACCTGCTGGCCGTCGCTGAACAGCAACCGGACGTTGTACGCATCCCAATCGAGCACCGTGGCGACCTGGCCCTGTGGCTCGGGCGACAGGTCGCGGAGCAGGATCGGCACCACCGGAGCGTCCAGCAGAACGCGCGTGCCGCTCGGCACGTGCCGCGCGATGCTTTCGTTCAACCAGCCCCATACGCGCACGGTGGTTCCGGCCGCCAGCGTCCGCACGATCAGCTCGTACTCGCTGTCCTCTTTCAGGGAAGCGAGCGTCACGAGGCGTCCCCTACCTGGCCTGCCAGCACCGCGTCGAGGAAGGCGACGGACTCGACCGAGTACCTCGTGCCGCCGTTCCAGTGCGTGGCAGTGATCACCGTCACCACCGCCGAGTTCGCCTCGATCAGCGCGACGCGGCCATCAATCTGCGTCGGGTCGGCGAACGTCTGGCGGTACCAGTCCGGCATGAGCCCGAGCGGGAGCCGCATCGGCGTGCCGGGTGGCAGGTGCGCCTCCAGTGCCGCCTTGGCCAGGCCCCAGCGCTCCCAGTCCTTCACAGGGCGCATGGATCCGAGCGCCCAGACGACCTGCTCGCGCTGCAACTCCTCGCGCAGTGCGGCCACGCTCAATTCAGATCGTCCCGCCGTGCCCCGTGCACCGGCGCCCCGTGCGCGGGCTGGCCTTGCGTCCTGCGCCGGCAGCCCGCGTGCGCGATCGCGATCTTCTGAAAGCAGCGCCGCGCCTCGTTCACGAAGTCCTCCTCGGTGGCCAGCGTCTCGTGCCAGGCGATCTGCGCCGCGAACATGGTCAGCGCAACGGGCACGATCTCCGTTGCCGCGCGCAGCCCGGCGTGACGCTCGACGGCGTCCATCGCTGCAAACACGGCGTCCTCCAGCGAGTGGACACGCTCGTTGATGGCCACGGACACCTCCGACTCGCTCCGCCGTCGCCTGATTCGCTTCTTCGATGTCGCCATCCTACAGCCCTTTCACGGTTCGAGCCCGTAGCCACGCAGCAGCTTGTTCTGCTCGAACACGGTGAGGTTCTGGAACTGCGCGTGGAGCAGACGTAGCACGAGCGTCCGCTTCAGGCTCTGCGCGAGCGTGATGCCCTGGTGGTAGTGCGCGATCAGCGCGTCGGCCTTCGCGATGGCCGCCCGGAGCGTGGTCACGTCCGGGCCGGTGCCGGCGCTTTCAGTCATGGTGCCGCTCCGATTGGTGCCGCTTCCAGAACGGGTAGTAGACCGCTGCCCGGATGCCGACCACGAGCACCATGGCCGCGACCGCGCCCAGAACGCTGCCGATCACCGGGCCGCCTCCCGCTGCGCGTCGGTGAGCCCGTACAGGGCTTCCAACAGCTTCGCCTCGGCAGCTCGGTCTCCCCCACCGGCCCCCTGCCACGCATCGGCTGCCCGCACGACCGGCTGCCACGCGGCGACGAGCGAGCGGAGCGCCGCGTTGGTCTGGAGCGCCTCCCCGGACGCCGTCGTGCCGCGGCCGTCCATCGGGGGCAGGAACCCGTCCAGCTCGCCGCGCAGCACGGCGTTCTCCTGCCGCAGCCGCTCCAGCTCGGCAGCCGCGCTCTCCGCTTCGGTCACCGCCGCCTCGGCCTCCCTGACCGAGGCTACGGCGTCCGCTACGCGCACATCGTCGAACCGGACCGTCTCCGCCCCGGCGCGCAGCAGGTCGAGCAGAAGCCGGCCCAGCTCCCACCGCGCCTCTGTCGCGCGCCGTCGCAGCGCGTCGAGGATCACTGCCGAGACAGCAACGGTGGGTGCAGCCATCAGTGCCCCCAACCGCGCGGGATCAGGAGGCCGAACAGGTAGCGGAAGAACGCGGTCATGTCGTCCACCAGAGCTGGAGCGCAACGTAGCCGTCCCAGGTGCGAGCGTAGGTGGTCACGACTCGGGGCGCGCAGACCACGATGGTGTACTGCTTCACGGTTGCACCGGTGGTGGGTTCGGGGTTACTCGCCTTTGGCGCCGTCTCCGCGAGTGCGCGGCTCGCAATGTCGTAGCGCTCCGTCCACGGGCCGCGATTGTGACGCAGACGCTCCAGCGCGTCCCGCAAAAGGCCCTCTCGCTCCCGTCCCTGCATGCGCAGCAAAACCGCCTTCTTGTGCAGCCCGCGAACGAACCCGTCGGCACTCCTCGCGCGCTTGGTCCGCGTCGTGACGGGCTCCTTCCCGGGGAGCGGGTACAGTTCCTTCGCCCTCGTCCGTGAGCACGTCCGACACACACCGGTGACGCCACCGTTCGCTCGGTACGAGGAGAGCCGCGCGATAATCTTCAGGTCCGAGCCAGGGAGCCCGAGCCGCGCGCGGTAGCGCGCCCGGGGCGACGAGCAGTTGCCGACCATAAGCACGTCGAACCGGTCCGTATTCCACTTGATCGATGTTGCGCCGCCGAGCCCGAAGTAATCCTGGAGCAGATTGGCGATGTCCTCGCGGCTCGGCTTCGGGTACGCCGAAAACCTGACGATGCGATCACAGGCCACGGCTGCCTCTGCTGTTGGCCACGTAGGTCGCCAGGTCTTCCACGGCGTCGGCCAGGCACTCGATCGCCGCCGCTTGCCCGTCACCGTCGATGCTCATGTGAGCCCTCGCGTACTTGAGCGCCACGAAGATGCGGCGCATATCCTCCGGGGGGATCCAGTCGCGGCTGTCGGGCTGCTCAGTCTTCATCATGCTGCCGATGCTGCCACAGGGGTCAGCCCTTGTCAACGAGCGCGAGAAACGCACGGGCCCGCTCCACGCTCTCGGGACTCTCCGCCGCCGCCCGTAGCTCGGCAACGCGCTCACTGAACGGGCGCCGCGGCTTCCGCCGCAGGTACCGCTCGTACTCGATGGCCCAGATCGGCGCCCACGGCTCGGGCCGCAGGGAGTCGGGCTCGACGAGGCGTGTACGGTGCGTCTCGACGAGACCCGCTTCCTTCAGCGCCGCGTGCCCTTCCAGGAAGTCGCCGGTGCGACCGATCAGGCGCTCCAGCTCCCGCGCACCCAGCCGGTCAGCCAGGTCGAGCGCGCCACAGAGGCGGCTTCGCTGGTGCGCGCCGCAGCGCGCCGCAAACTGCTCCGGGTCCTCCTGGGACCGCGCCGCGAACCGCCGTCGGCAGTACGGGCAGGTCCAGCGGCGGTGCCCAGCCTTCGAGGGGCACCGCGGGACGCTCACTGCTGGGCCAGCAGGGATTTGGCCGCGTCGTAGAACCGCGCCCCGATCTCCTCCACCCGGGCGTGGCGCCAGTACGGCTCTCGGAGCCGCTGGACAAGCTCCGGTGGCGCCTGCGCCTTCAGGTACCACTCGTGCTCGCCGGTGTTCGGCATGAGCACCATGCGCTCGGCTGCCAGGCACCAGAGGTCGGCCTCCTTGATGATGGCCTCCTGCTCGGACGTCGGTTCCGGCAGGCTCAGGGCCTTCAGGATGGTCTCCTGCACGCCATCCTCGATGGAGTGGAACCACGTGCGCCCGTCGTACGCCGACTCCCGTAGCGCCGCCTTCATCGGCGCCGACACGTCCCCCACGTACGCCTCCGCGTCGTCGTGGTGCAGCGCGAGCGCATTCAGGAGCGGGTCGCCGTTCCCGATCTCCCGGACGCACCACTCGACGTGCATGGCGTGTTCTGCAACCGAGTACGGAACGGTGGTGTGGCCCGTGAACCGGTTGATCCGGGCGAGCGCGTGGGCGATGTCCTTCAGGTCCACCTGCTCGGGCGTTGGTTCCAGCAGGTCGAACCGCTTACCGCTGAACGTCTCGATCCAGGTCATGGCACGTCCTCCCTCCCGGGTTCGCGCAGCAGCCGTTCAGCCTCCTCGGCGGCCTTCTCGATCGCCTCGAACGCCCAGCCCCTGCACATCAGGGTGAGCGAGTGCCCCGCGGTGCGCAGCAGCAGCGCCAGCCTGGCGAGGTCCCTCGGCTCCTCCAGTCCCTTCGCGACGATCCCGAAGGCGTCGAAGATCGCCTGCCTGATGGTGTAGTGCTTCTCGCTCATGGGAGGTCTTCCTGTCCTTGCAATGCCTCGACGCCGAAGCGCTCGCGCCATCCGTCGTCGGTCGAGTTCCACGCCCAGACCGCGATCTGCTCGAACTGCCAGGCTTGCAGCGTGGCGTCGGGCGCCGTGCCCGGCGGAGGCGCACCGAGCACGTACGACGACACGGGCCGGGTCTCCAGTACGGCCGCGCCGCGCCGCACCACCCAGCAGTGCTTCGGATGGTCCATGAGCGTGCGCAGAAAGCCACACGAGTGGCGCACCTCCGCAGTCAGGTAACCGGGGCTCCGGCGCCGCACGTGGACCGGGTACGAGCCGAGCAGCGTGCGCTGCCCTTCCTTCTCCTCGTACAGGTCGGCTACTAGCGGCAGGTGCTGCACTTCCGGTGGTCCTTCCTCCGAACGACGTTCGCGGGTACGCTTGTATTCACGACGGCGGCGGCAGCGCCGCCAGGTAGGCCAGGCCCGTCACGGGCGTCACTCCGGTCAGGTACACCAGTGGCGGCGGTGGCGCAAGTGGCAGCGCTCAGAAGCCTTCCGGCCACTCGAAGACCCCGGTCGGGTCGAAGCGGTCGTTGTCGTAGTAGGGCACTCCGATAGCTGTCTCGAAGTCCTTGGTGGACCAGTAGGCCCCGTCCGGGTGAACCCAGCCGAGGGACGCCCACAGGTCGTCCATGCCGAGCAGAGGAATCATCTGGCTGCGGCCACGGTCGGGGAGCTTGCGGCCGAGGTCGTACGGAAGCTCCGCACCCAGGAACGCCTGCATCAACGCTTTCATGTTGCGGGTACGGAGAGCCTTCTCGACCCGCGCTGCGTGCTGAGCGTGCGCACTGTCGATAGACGCCTGCTCCTTCGCCTGTTTCTTGGCTGCGCGTTCGGCCTTCACCTGGGCGAGCGTCTCCCGCGAGACGGCGCGCGGCTCCGGCCAGTCGATGTCCGTGCGCCACTTGTCCATGGCCTCGGCCTCCCGCCATGGGAGGTACTCCCGGCCGCGCATGAAGCCGAGGGCGCCCCAGACCTCGTCCCGGTCCACCAGCTTGAGCACCTGATCGCGGGTCAATTCGGCCTCTCGCCCGAGCGGGCCGGAAACCTTCTCCCAGGCGCGGGCGTACAGGCCGGTCAGGTCGTACACGTCCCGCTTCTTCACAGCCCGGTCGATCTGCTGCTGGAGGTTCACGAGCGCGTGCGCAGAGCGCTGCTCCCGGTCGGCGCTGACGCGGGAGTGCTGCGCCGCCTTGACCTCGCGGTGCGCCGCCTCCTCCTCCTCGACCGTGCGCAGCGGCTGCGGCTGCCACTCTGCGATCAGCTTTTCCAGTTGCCGTGCTTCCTTTTGCCACGACGCAAGCTCGTCGGCCGCCTGCTCGCGGATGCGCCGAAGCCGGTTCGTCCAGTCGTAGTCCTTCACCTCGGAGCGCCGCTTCATCACCGGCACGTACTGGCGGCTCACCCGGTCGTACTCATCGAAGAACAGTTCCTTCGGTTCGCCGGGCGGCCCCAGGTGCTGGATCGACTTCTCGACCGCGCGGATGCGGGGGACCACGGCGTCGGACAGGTACTCCTCGGCTGTGCGCGGCGATAGCTCGTGCGGCGGGCGGTTCACGCCGAAGCAGTCGCCCACGATGTACCCGTGGCCGGGCCGCTCGTACCCGTGGTGCACGAGCAGCTTGTTCCGCACCTTGAACGTGCCCTCGCAGACGGGACACCAGCCGACGTGACGTAGGACTGTGCTCATGGGGTCATCCTGCCGGAAGGCTCGCCTCCGGCCAACCGTTCGGGTTGTACGCTGGCCGGCGTCCGACGCTTCCCTGGCACCGGATGCGGTGCGGCCACGAGGTTCTCGGGGCGGTTGTCGGCGCGCTGGCCGTTCCGGTGGCGCACAACCCAGCCCCCGGGGATCCGGCCGACGCGCGCCTCGAACACCAGCCGGTGCGCGAGCACCCGGACGCGGCGCCCGGCCAGCGACAGGGGCGCCGCGAGGTACCCGTCGGCCCGCGGGCTCTCGGCCCGGTACGGCGCGCAGGGGCGGCCGAAGCGCCGCAGGCGCCAGACCCTGCCCTCGGCGTCCACGGCGAGCAGGCCAGCCTTTAGTGCGGCGCGCTCGTAGCTCCGGGCCGGGCGAGGCATCCGGCCCACCGTAGCACGTTGCTACCCTCCTGCGTATTACCGATTATGCCGGACGGATCGGACGAAGGAGCGTTCCGCTGTCGTCGAAATAGCGGGGAGTGGTGAGCCGCCAGTACGCAGCCCGGAGGCGCTCAGCGCTGGCATCGCGCACTGCAAGGCCCCGCTCAAACCGCCGGGCCGTGCGCGGGGCGCAGCGCGCTTCCCTGGCGACGCGGGTGAGGGTGAGGCCGTGGCGGCGACGGAGTAGATTGAACGTCATGGTTTCCATGGTCCAGAGCTTGGTAGGCCGCGCGGTTGCGCGGGAGTCAGCCTCGGCCACATGAAAGTTGGAGCCCCTCCCGCTCCAGGCGGCCCCGCAGCCCTCGTCGCTTACCCTCGGCACGACGTAGCCGGCCAGCGCCCACAGCGCCCACACAGCGCGCGCTGGCGCTCGCTGGGTTGGCGTTGAGTCACCGGAAGTGCAACGGGAGCGCCCTGGCTGGATCGTACAGATCGTCCTGTCGGCCCCAGTAGAGGCCGTTTGCCTGCCGGCCGAACTTGCGCTCGGGGCCGAAGCCGGGCCCATACGTCGCCGTCCAGAGGAAGCGCACCCAGATCGCCATGCCGTCGCCAGAAACGCGCGACACGCGGACGCGGAAGGCGTTGCCGGTCGAGGGCCCCCACCGACCCTCGTCGCCGACCCTCGGGACGACGTAGCCGGCCAGCGCCCACAGCGCGCGCTGGCGCTCGCTCGGCTCGCGCCGCGTCCCGGTCACATCCCCGTCGCGCCGGGCAGCTTGCCCCGGTTGTGGAGCAGCACGCGCGCCTTGCCCGTCAGCCGGTAGCGCCGCTCCGGGTCGCTCGGGTGCGGCTCCGCGAGCCCAAGGCCGATCAGGCGCGCCGAGCGCCCCGGAGATAGCGGGCCGCCGCCACGCTGGTGCAGCCCGCGCAGGGCGCGCACGTCGCTCGCGGTGAGGGTCGGGTCGGTCACGTAGCTCCCCGGACGAGCACGAAAACGCCGTCCAGCCGGTCCGCCATGTCAGCGTGCGGCTGCTCCAACGCGAACACGTCCTTCCAGCGCAGCTTGTGCCCGCGCTTGACCGGGGCGAACGCCTTGAGCACCTGCCTCCACGACGGCTCTGGCTCCGGCAGGCGCAAGATCATCAGCGGCCCAGTGCTGATCACGTTCAGGTAGCGGCTCATGGGTTCCATCATGGCTCGAACGAAGTTCGCTTCCACTGAGCGCCGCGCGGGTCGAGCCAGTACCACTGGGGCACCAACGCGGACGTACCAGTCGTCATGCCGAGCAATCCAACGCACGTTGGTGACCACGCCTTCGGGGGCAGGCGGCAGCTTCCGCTCCGTGAGCCAGTTCCGCCACTCGGCGTCTGTCTTGCTCATGGCACTGCCCCGGGCACTGTGTACCCCGCCGGGACGATGCCTGCCCGCCAAAGGAGCCGGGCCGGTCCGCAGCTTCTGGATACCATCCCGGTCCAGACCACGCTGCCCCCTGCGTTTCGGACCACGCCCTGCCAGCGATCCGCGGCGCGGTAGCGCACGCCCTTCTGCGCCGCCTTGCCGTACTCCAGGCAGGGCTGCCGGTACGTCCCTTCGCGCGTGAGCGCCAGATCGAACCTCAGGCCGTCCACGAGTACCTGCTGGCGCCAGCCGCCATCCGGCTCAGGCGCGCACGGTCCCCGGATCACTTCTGGCAGGCTCATGGCGCTCGATTCCCCGGGTGCAGCACGTCCTCGCGCCGGAACCAGAACGACTTGCCCGACTTGTCGAGGCGGACGCGCACGCGCTCAGGCTCGACCTTGACCACCTCGCCGTAGCGGTCGCCCTTCCGGGACGCTTGCAGCCGCTCGTACGCTGCGACGTACTCCGGGCGATCCCAGGCCCGCGCGTAGCGCCCCCGTGCCCGCGCTGCCCGGTCCTGTCCGAGCAGGCGGAACACCTCGCGCCGGGCTGCCGCGTGACGGGCGCGCAGCCGCGCCAGATCGGCCGACGGGGCCTCCGGCTCCGCTCTGGCGGCCAGCCGTGCCGCGAGCGCCGCGAGCCGCTCCTGGCCCCGCTGGACGCGCCAGGCGAACCGCTCCGGCGTCTCTCCGCCGCGCGGGTACACGACCCACTCGACGCCCGCGGGACTCACGCCCAGGGCCACAGCACTCACGACGCACCCCCGAGCACCGCTGCCTCGACCGCCCTGTGCGCCGCCAGAAGCGCCTGGTGCGCCTCGCCCAGGGCGCGGACCGCCTCCGGCGGCAGCCGGAGCGAGTGCAGTTCGCTCGCTCCCGCCACGCGGAGCGCGCCGACCGCCTCCGCTAGTTCCAGGATGCGGCCGTACGCCTCACGGGTCGTCTCCGGCGCAGACTTCGGGATTCCAGCGTTCTTGTTCTTCATGGCTTCCTCCGTTGCACGCGCCGTGCCGGTCACGCGACCTTCGCCTTGCGGACGGCGCGCTCGCGGGTCGTGAAGTCCGTGCGGACGGAGAAGGCCCTGTACCGCGCGCAGCGGGCGTTCACGGCCGCCTCGTGAGCCGCCGCCTTCTCGGCCAGGGCGACCGTGTGGTGCCAGGAAACGACCCCCTGCCCGCCGATCGGGAGGCAGTGGGCCACCGATGCAGCGCGCTCCCGCTTCGCCTGCTCGGCCAGTTCGAGCACGCCGAAGGGGCCGCTCTTGGCGAACGTGAAGTCGTGCGCCGCGCGGTGCGTTGCCCGAAGCGCGAGGTACTGCGGCGCCTGGTACATGCCATCATCCTCGCGATGCGCGCCGATGTAGTCGAGCACCTTCTCGTGCGTCGCGTCAGACGCGACGTGCCGCGCGTCATACTCCGCCTGCGCCTTCTCCAGCGTCGTCCCCCGCTCCGCGAGCATGGCGGCCAGTTCGGCCTCCAGCTTCGTCGCCTGCTCCGCCGTCCGTGCCGCCCGCGCGTTCTCGACGCGCTGGCTCTCCTCTGTGATGGTCGCCACGAGGCAGGCCCCGTACTTCCGCGAGGCGGACTCGCGGGTGAAGGTTTCGGTTCCGAGCGTGATGGAGTGGATCGTCTTGGACATGCCAACCTACCCTGCACCCTCCGTGCCAGCCCGCGCGCTGCCAATGCAGCCCCTTCCGCCCCTGGCGGAACCGATGGAACCGGCGGATTTGGCTACCCTGGCGCCCCTGGCCTGCCTGGCGGCGGTGCCGCCCCTGGCTGGCGTGCCGCCAGGGCGGAAGGCGGGCAGGCGTAACGTGACGCTTCCGAGCGTACCATGCCGGTCACATGGCGAGCGCCAGGGTGGCGTCGCGGGGGGTGCGGGGCCAGTGGATGGCCAGCAGGACGTGGAGCGTGTCCGCCGGACACTCCGCGCGCTCCGGCCAGCAGTGGCGGCAGTACCCGCGGCGTGTGGTAGTTCCGCAGGCGACCGCCACGCGCCGCGCGTGCTTCCAGCAGCGCAGGCGCGTCACGGCGCCTCCGCCGCCTTCCGCAAGGCGTTCCAGTCGTCCATCGACTCGGGCACCAGGCTCCCCCGCTCGACTCCCGACCACTCCGCCGCACGGCGGGAGCGGGTCACGAAGGCCACCGAGCGCTCGTGGCGCACCGGCTCCGCCTTGCGCAGGCGCGTCATCGGCCGAGTCTCGATACCCAGACGCGCAGGTCGCGCCGGTGACACGCGACGCGCGCGCTCTTGGTCGTCCGGTCCGTGCGCTCGATGAGCCCCAGCTTCGCTGCCTGGCGCATGGCAGCGCCCATCGCTCGGCCCTCGACATCGGGGTCCCGCCCGAGCGCCCGCCACACGTCATCCGTTGTCAGCTCCGGCTGCGTGCGCGCCACCTGGCGGATCGCCGTGAGCGCCTCCACCTGCCACTCACCCGAGCCGCGCTCGACTTGATCGATGGCGCGGTCGCGCGCCCGGATTGCAGCCCGCGGGCTCTCCCATTTCAGGTCCATCTGCGTGGGCATCGGTTTACCTCCCTGTCCTATCAGGCGGCAGCAGTGCTGTCAACGCCAGCGGCGCTCATCCGTACATGCCGGGGAACGACACGTCCGACAGCGAGTCCATCGCGTCGCGCAGGTCGGACAGGGCGGCCTGCACCTCCTCGATGCGCGGGTCCGGCTCCGCTTCGGTCTCGGGGTTGGCTTCCTCGTCGGCCTTCACCCGCAGGTCGTCCTGGTCCTTCAGGTCTTGCAGACGGTCGTCGAGCGCGGCCAGCGCCTGCTCCAGCCAGCCCTGCGCTTCGCCCAGCCGATCGGCCCGGGTCTTGCGCTTCGCCGTGCTCTGCACGTAGGTCGCCATGACCGCTCCGAGGTCGCCGAGCGACCCCGCCATCTCGACGAGCGTCGCCAGCTCGTCCACCCGCGAGCGCACGTCGGCATTCTCCAGCGCGTCCACGCACTCGGTCACCTGCTCGTACTTCGGCAGGTGGTCCATGTTGGCCCCCTCCATGTTGCCCTGCCAGTCGGTCATTTCCCCCTGGAGCGACTCGACCTCCGAGGCGGCCATTTCGAGGAGGGTGAGTGCGCTCTCGGTCTGCGTCTTGGCCATGAGGATTTCACCTACCGGACGCCCGCGGCGTCGTCAACGTATCGGGTCCGACGGCAGCAACGCTGCCAGTATTCAGTCGTCGTTGCCGTCATCCTGCACGCACCACGCCGCTCGACGTGTCTGGAAGTCCACCGGCTCGTCCAGCCCGCACACGCAATCCGCCAGGGCCTCCTTGCACTCGTAGCACCAGCCCGCGCGACGGACGGCCGCGGGAGTGTCACCAGACCCAGGCTTCAGGACGCGAGAGGAGCGCTTACGCGGGCTGCCCGGCATTGGCTCTGTTCCTCCTAGCTCGCGCCGTCTCCGGCTCGGCCAGGGCGAGCACCACCCGCTCATGCTGCTGGTCCTCACGCTTCGCATCGAAGGCGCGGACCGCCGCGTCGATCGCTTCGTCGTAGCTATCTGCCCAGCCGACCCCGACGAGCGGCGAGAAGCGCTGGTCCACGGGCGCGTCCGGCGCCGTCACGTAGGCGATCCAGCAGTCGCGGTTGCCGGGCCGCAGGCTCAGCGCCAGCCCACGCTTCGCCAGGCGCCGCTTCCAACCGGTGACGCTCACGGAAAGCGCTCCGCCGCATCCCGGCGCAGACCACTCCAGCGCCCGGCGACGACCAGTGGCGCACGCTCCGCCGCGATCCCGACGCTGTACGCCAGCGCCGCCTCGCGCGTCGGAAACACCGTGCGCGTCGCAAGCTCGTACGCGCCGTAGACGTAGGGCGAGCCCGGATCGGCGTCGCCGCGGCAGACCACCACGTACTCGGTTCGGTCCTTGTCCATGCGGTTGCTGCCTCTCAGTCCAGAAACGAGTCGTCCTCGTCCTCGGGCCCCAGGTACGAGTCGAACCAGGGCCCACGCTCTTGTGTCAGCCGCTTGCCGGCCGCGCTCGTGCACGTCTCGCTGCTCGATTCCGGGCCGGAGCAGTGCGCCTGCGCCTCCGCGAGAGACACGTCGTCGCGCACGGTTTCGCCGTAGGGGCCGCCCCAGCCGTCCGGCCTGACGTGCCCGCGAAAGAGTCGTACGATGCGGTAGGCGGTTGACTGCATTGGCTGCATACCAGTGGGACGAGCCACAATGGCGTCTCTGACACCGTTCACGCTGCCCTCCGCAGTTGCTCGGCCACGTCCGCTGGCACATCGAAGAACCCGAGCCTGCCCGGACACGGGACCGAGGTGGACAACGCCACGGGGTTCGCCAGCGCGAATCCGTACGGCCCGAAGAACCACCGAGACTCGGACTTCTGCACACAGTCCGTGATCGTGATCGCTCCGACCACGGCGCCGCGTGCCAGGTCCCCGAGGGCCGGCACGGCGAGCCCGGTCAGCGTCGCGATGAACTCCGCCAGTGACCTCGCCGCCGCTCACCGTCAGCTCCACCTCGCGAGCCACGGCGTCGGGGGTGAGGGAGGCGAGGCGGATCACGCTGCCTCCGAGATCAGATCGGCGAGGAGCCCGACCACCTGGGCGCAGAGCACGGGCATCTCCGTCGCTCGCGTGGAGCAGGATTCCACGTACTCCCGGAGAGCCTCGGGCGAGGCGAACGTGTCCTCGCCGATGTCCCGGCGGAGCCGCGTGGCGATGCGCTCGGCGTGCTCGGCGATGGAATCGAGGTAGTGATCCGCGTCGTAGCTCACCTCGGTGAGGCCCTGCTCCCCGGTGTCGCGGCGCTGAGCCCATGTGTCGGTCGTCCGCCGACACCCGCAGTGCCGGCAGACCTCGGCGCAGATGACGCCCCCACCGTGGCCCCAGCATCCGGGGTTCTCGCCGATGCCACCGACGAGCCAGACGGGCGTCACCCACTCGTGGGAGCCCGCCTCAGAGTCGCAGTAGGGCTCCTCCGGGGCGAGCGTGGCTCCGTCCTCGTCGTGCTCGCCGGTGAGCACGCAGCGGACGCCGTAATCGACGTAGATGGTGCCGGCGTCCGGGTCCGTCGTGTAGTTGTCGCGGTCAACGTTGCCGCGGGCGACGGCGAGCGCCTCGGCGGCTGAGGAGGCGACGCAGGTGTCATACCCGCGGCCCTCGTCCTCGTCGAGCTGCCACTCACGGGGCTCGTCCGAGCCGGTGAGTAGGTCGATGCCATAGGCGCGCCAGGCGTCGAGGCCGGCCTGCACCTCCGCGCGGAGCGCATCATGGGCGAGGTCCGCACCGGTCTCCTCCGGTGAGCCCGGGGCCGCGGCCTCGTAGGCGGCCAGGGCTGCCTCCACACACGGGCAGTCGTCGGCGGACTCGGGGAGCAGAGCGAGAGCGTCCTGGATCGGGGTCGTCGTGGCGGTGGTCATCTGGTCTCTCCTGGTGGCCGGCTTACTGGTCATGCCTACCTGCCTTGCACCCGTCGTGCCAGCCCATGCTGCCACCGGCAGCGCGCAAGATCAAGCCCCGAAGCCCACAAAACGCGAACGGCCGGGCGTAACCCGGCCGTCACGTAGCGTCACGTGTGACGCCTCACCCGTCCGCGTGGAAGTCCTCCCGGTCGCCGCGGACGGGGAAGCCGCGGTCGTCGTCCTCGTCCCCGTGGCCCGCCTGCCACATGCCGGCCAGGGAGACACCGCTACGGGGCAGGGCGTCGGCTGGGCGACTCGGCCAGGTCGAGCACGTAGACGATGGAGCCGGCCCGCACGGCGATCAGGAGGGCGTAGGACCAGATGGCCTCGCCGTCGGTGCGGCAGGTCCGGTCCCGTGCCAGGGTGCTGCCAGTGGCAGCAGTGACGCAACGCTGCGTCACCCGTGACACGGCGATCAGGCGCCGCCGTCCGCCGCCCGTACCGCCCTCTCGGCTGCACCGAAGGCGCGCTCGACCACGATCAGGAGGGTCTCCTCGACATCGGTCGAGTCCGCCGGTGGCAGCCCGCGGACGACGGCAACCAGCTCGCCCGCGCGCTCCACTGCCCGGTCGGCCAGGCGCACCCGGCGCGAGTGGCCCGGGAGCACCGAGCGCAGCGCCACCGTCTGCGCACGGGCACGGCGCACGGCACCGTCCGCAGCGTCCAGCGGCCCGTGCGGGTCGCCCCCGGCGCTCCACGCATCGGCGGCGGCGCGGGCGTGCTCGATTGCCGCCCGCAGCCCGGCCAGACACGCGGCAAGCGGAGCGCGGAGCGCGCTCGGGTCCGGCTGCGCGCTGGCGACCGCCTCGCTCACCGTCCTCCGACCACCTTCAGCGTCGAGGCCAGCAGCTCGCGGTAGAGCCCGGCGTTCGTCAGCATGAGGCACAGCGTGTCGGTCGGCGTACCGGCAGCGGCGTTGTCGCGCGTGTAGAACGTGACATCCACGCCCTGGTACTCCGGGCTCTCCGCCTGCGCCGCGACGCCGGGGTCGGTCTTGAGCACGAAGCCCTGGAAGCTCGCGACGACGCCCGAGTCGGGAGCGCCGATCTTGTCGAGCGCGGTGTTGGGCACCGCGGTCACGACGCGACCGTCCTCCCACAGCACGTCCACCGTGGCCCCCATGCCGAGGGCCTGCACGATGCCGAACTTCGGGGGCTGCGCCTGCACGAGCGGTCCGAGCAGCCCGGACAGGTTCTCCTGCGCGAACAGGGTCATGGACACCACGTCACCGAGAACGAACGCCATGTGGGGAGGCTATCGCTCGCCGAGCCGTGCCGTCAAGAAAACGGCGGTCAGGCCCAGGACAGCAGAAATCGTGCCCTATCGCCCACAGGGCCACTCGGCTGCCAGCATCGTGGCACGCGTCGCCGCGAGCAGACTCCGATCGGCGGGGTAGGCCGCCCAGGCGTTGTCGAACGTCGTGGCGCCCTGGATGGTGCCCCCGGTACACGAACCGTACAGACGGGTGACGCGGGCCTGCTCGCCGCTGGCGTCCGCCACGCGGTAGCCCGTACCGTCCGGCTTCGGCTCCAGGCGGAGCACAAACGTCGCCTCGACGCTGGGATTCAGCGTCGTACAGCTTCCAGCAGTCAGGTCGCTGGTGCAGAGGCCCATGTTCAGCGGCAGGGGGTCGCAGACGCCCTTGTTGATCGTCGCCGTGACGGTCAGCCCGTCCGCACTCTGCGTGACCGGCCACCACGTGAGCGGGCAGATCGTGCACGGGCTGTGCTGGCACGTCAGGCAGTACGTCCCGTATTTCGTGAGGTACGACTCCCAGACCACCGTGGGCGGCAGGTTCGTCTCGTCCACCACCGGGGGCTTGCAGCCGGGGCCGGCCTCCGGCGCCGCTCCGCCTGCGCCCTGGCTGGCTCCGCCGGCTCCCGGCGCCGCTCCGCCTGCCCCGGGGCCGTCCTCGGCCGTCATCCCACCCGCACCCGGGACGGTCCCGCCGGCCCCCGGCGCCGCTCCGCCCGTACCGAAGCCGCCCTCCGTTGTCGCCCCGCCTGCTCCCGGGGTGACCGTGCCGCCGTCCGCTGCCTCGCCCCCCGTACCGGTACCGGCGTGTCCGCCCGCCCCCGGCCCCCCGGCACCGCCCTCGCGGGCCTGCGTCCCGCCGCCCGCACCGACCGCGTCCGCCGTGACACGGGCGCCGTCCGCCTCGCCCACGCCGCCGTCACTGGCAGCAGCGCCGCCAAACGAGTCGCCGCCACAGCCGGCGAGCACCACGCACAGAGAAACGATGTTCAGGGTAAAGGTTGTCATGGCTTCCTTCGCTGCACGCGCCGTGCCAGCTTGTCCGTCGCGTCCGGGTACGCCCGCTTGCCGCTCGTCTCCAGCCGGTGCAGGTGCACGTAGAGCGCCTCGGCGATCACGCTCTCCACGTCCGTCCCGGCCTGCTTCGCCGCGGCGGCAATCCGGTCGCGCGTCTCCGCGATGGTCGCGAACGTGATCTTGACCCGTGCCGTCGGGCCCTTGCCCCGACCCGTCACTTGGTCACCCACAGCATGTAGAGCCGCTCCGGGGCCGGCTCCTTCGGCAGCTCGACGAGGCTGCTGTCGTACTCGATGTAGCGCACGCGGTAGCCGTGCTCCCTCACCCGCGTGAGGAACTCCGGGTAGCCCTGGCGCCAGCCCTCGTACTCCATGCAGATGACCGGGCGGTACGTGTCGCGCACCGCGAGCGAGCCCTCCCACACGAGCGGCTCCGCGCCTTCCACGTCCACCTTGATGAAGTCGAGCCTGCGGTCGGCAAGCGGCGCACCGGCGGGCCAGAAGTCCACCGAGTCGAGCTTGCGGGACGCCACGACCCCCGGCTGCATCATCTCGCCCGGCGGCGACCGCGTGTTCACGTCGGCCATGGCCGCGTTCCCCAGGTGAGCGAACGTATCCCCCGACTGCGGCACGAGGATGCGCGCCTCGCCATCCCGCTCCGCCACCGCGCACTGGTGCACGGTGACCGTGCCGCGGAACCCGTTGATCTCCGCGCTGCGCGTGACCAGGCGGCAGTGGGCGGGCAGGATGTCGAAGGCGTGCACGCGCCCCGCCGCGCCGACGCGCGCCGCCATCAGCAGCGTGTAGTAGCCGACGTTCGCGCCCACGTCGGCGCAGACCATGCCGGGTTGCAGGTGCCGTGCGATGGCCTGCGTGACCCAGAACTCCCAGCAGCCGTTCATCAGCAGGTGGGGCGCCAGGATCAGGTCGCGCGTGTCCACGTACAGCAGCAGGTCGCCGAGCACGCGCGTCAGCGCGACGTGGTTGCCGAGGTAGACGGTCTTGCAGCGCTGCTCGAACGCGCGCTCCAGCAATCCGCGGTCCGAAAAGGCGATGGATTCGACGATTCTCATGGGTTGGGGTCTCCGGTGTTGCCGCTGCTCACCCGAAGGTGCTCCACGATCGGCCCGCGCGCCGTCATCGCGCTCCGGAACGCGAACGCGCCGATCATGTAGGTGGCCGCAGCGAGGAGCGCCCAGTGGGGCGTCGGGGGGATCACCTTCAGCCTGGTGCCGTCGTACTCGACGAAGTGGCCGTTGAAGCAGCAGAGGCGCACCGCGAGGATCGGCTCGGGAGTACCGATCTGCCGGATGAACCAGTGCTCCTCCTCGAACTGCCCGTGCATGCAGGTGGCGGCACACGCCACCGCGCGCACGTCCGTCCAGGCGCTCCCGCACTCGGGGCAGCCGACCTTCGGGTCGAGCCACTCGGGCAACTGGTCGCAGTTCCCCTGCTCGGGCCGCAGGCGGACCCAGAGGAGGTGCTGAGGTTCACTCGTGTCCATGCTCGTCCTCTCCGATCGCCATCTTCTCTTGCCACCGCTCCATCTTCTCCAGGCAGCGTAAGTGCAGCCCGAAGCCGCGCACCTGACCGTCACCGAGGAGCGTCACCGTGTACTCCACCGGCTTGCCACTCGGCCGCTTGCCTGCCAGGTCGCCCCGCGTCGGCTGCTCGCACAGCAGACACGTGAGCCAGTGGTCGGACTCGCCGCCGGGGTCCGGCTCTCCTTCGAGACGCACGGCGCGCAGGGTGAAGGGACGCCACCTCACGGCATGTCACCCACGCTCCGCTGCCGCCACCGCGCGCAGGTGCGCCGGCTCGCAGTCATCAGGGAAGGCGAGCACGTGCGTGCCGCGCTGGTCGCCCGCAGGGAACGGATGCGGCGCCTCGTCCGGCAGCCGCCGGTCCAGCGCGATCCACGCCCCGTCGTCGCAGCGGCGCAGCCGCGCGACCCTGCCCGCGGCGTTGACGACGTGGCCCTCCGCGGTCCGCCGGACCACGACGCGACTCCCTAGACGGAACGCTCGCATCAGTGCCGCGCCTCCGTGCTGTCTTCGTCGTCCGTCAGCAGCAGCCGCATCCGCCGCCGCACCCGATGCAGATCCACGCCGCTGAGCCCGGTAGCGACCAGCAGCCCCCGGATGGTCGTCTCCTGGTCGCGTACCGCCTCCGCCGCCAGGTCGAGCCGCTCCTGGATGCGGCGCCGCGACAGGTAGGGGTACACGGCGACGCCGAACCAGATCGACCCATCCAGCCGCTGCCACAGCGCGTACGCCTCCGCCCAGGTCATGGCTGCGGCCCCTCCCCGAACAGCGCCTTCTTCAGCGCCTCGCGCGCTGCCGGGTTCGCGTCGATGATCGGGCCGAAGATGCACCGGAGCTTCTCCCCGAGGTACTCCATGTCGTGCACGGCCACCGGCAGCGCCTGCCCCGTGTGCGTGTTCAGGAAGCGGAAGTCGATCCCCTGCGCGGCGCACCGCGCGCACACTTCGACGTACTTGCCGAGCAGCCCGTTGAACTCGATGAAGGCATGCACCTCCCCACCCATGTTCGCGCCGAAGAACAGACCGTAGGTCCGGCACGCAACTTCATCCATGCGCTCGACGAGTGCGGCCAGCTCGGCCTTGGTCCCCTCCGTCATGGGCCCTGCCCCCATCCGCTGGGCCACTGCGCCGGCTCGGCCTTCTGCACCGCCGGGGCGCCCGAGCGCGCCGCCACGCGGCCGCCGACCACGAGCACGAACTCGCTCCCCCCGTCCCACTCGTCCGTGCTGAGCAGGGCCAGGCCCTGGCCCGCTGTGACGCTGTACCAGGCACATGGTTCCATGCCGCCAACGCTGCCACTCCCGCCACCGGCTGTCAAGGGGGCTCTTTCCCCGTCCAGTAGCGGTTCTCGTCCTCCCACATCTCCGAGGCCACGGTGACCACGTTCAGCCGCTTCGTGCGCCCCTCCAGCAGATCGATGATGGCCCCCCGGACCAGGCCCGTGTACGTGCAACGGAGCCGCTGGGCCCGCAGCACCAGCGCCCGGAAGGCCCCCGGTGTCACGTCGGTCTTGGCGTTGTACGGCCACCACCCCTTCGCCGCGACCTCCTTGAAGTTGCTCAGCCGGTGCGTCTTGCCGCGGTACCACCACGAGCGGCCGGTCCAGCCGGGATTCTCCGGCCCCGACAGCAGCGTGTGGATGATGCTCCGCAGCACCACCGAGCTGGACAGGTCGCGCGCGCGGCAGTACGCGAGCCAGTCGTCGTTCAGCGCCTTCGGCAGGTCGAGGTCGATCTGCTTGCGCCGACCGTGCACGGTCTTCCCGGTGCCCAGCACGACCGCTCGCTGGCCCGCGCTGCGCCGTTCCGCCGACAGCTCGGCCTGCGCCTGCACGAGCACGTCGGGCTGCACACCGACACGACGCGCGACCGCCTCCAGACTGTCCGTCGGGTAGGTCACCCAGCGCGACCGCTTGACCTTCTCGATCAGCCAGCGCCGGAAGCGGGCGTGGTCCTCCTCCTTCGGCGGGGGCTCCGGCATGACGGCACGCTCAGGCGTGGTAGCCCGGCGGCGGCACATCCCGCCGAAGCTGGAGCCGGACCTTCGCTACGTCCTCCCCGTGGTTCTTCGAGTTGCCCTTGCAACTCAGCGCCTCGTACGCCCAGTGGTTGATGAGCGCTGCCCAGATGGGCGGCACCGTGCTCAGCAGGAACTTACGGCCCTCGTCGCAGCAGAGTGCTCCGCCCGCCGCTACCCGCGCGACGAGCCAATCGTACTGCTTCGCCGTCAGCGGGTGCTGCTTGCAGTACGACCGGTAGAACCGGTACTTCGCCTCCTGGGCGCGGTTGAGCGCGGCTTCGCAGGATCGGATCTGTTTCTCGATGGCGCGAAGGCGCGCCTGCGGCGAGGTCATCCGCCCCCGTCGCGCCGCGGCCGCAACTCGACCGCGCGGACGAAGCTGACGTGCGTGACCATTTCCGGTCGCACGTACACGTCCATCAGCGCCTGCCCGCCGAGCGACTCCGCCGTGCGCGGGATGCCGAGCCGCTCCTCGATGACGAGCCACGTGCCGCACTCCGACGCCCGGAGCACGCCGACGGCGACGGCGGTGGGCTGCATGGGCTCCACGATGCCCGGCAGCCCGATCACGCGGTCGGAGCCCGGAACCCGCACCGTCTGCGGCTCCCCGTTCTTGTCCATCAGCGGAGCGATCTGCACGTAGGGCACCTGCTGCGCGAACTGCACGGCGACCGGCATCCCGAACAGCGCACGGAACGGCGCGAGCCGGTCGTCGGTGGGCTTGCTGGCCGGCTGCGAGGTGGGAGTGATGCCGGGCTCGGTCGAGGTGGCGGGCGGATCGGTAGGGTCATTCATGGGGTCGTCGTCTCCTGCTGGTTGGCGTCCGATTGACGCAGATACTCCACGAAGGGCGCGATCTGTCTGCCCCACGCCCAGGTCTCGCGCAGGGCCGCGGCCCCGGATGCAGCCGCGGCGTCGAGCGCCTCCCACTCCGCGTACGCGCGCCGCAGCGCCACCGCAACGGCGTCGGGCTCGACCGTCGGCGCCATGGCCCCCGGCAGGTCGTCGATTCGCGCGTCCGGGCCATGCTCGACCCGCACGGCGCCCGGGAGGCTGGGCTGAAGACTGAGAGGGCGGAACCACTGCGAATGCCCCGTGCAGGCCGTGGCCACGATCGGCACCCCGCACGCGAGCCCTTCGAGGGGGCAGCAGCCGAAGCCCTCCCCACGTGAGGGCTGGCACACGACGTGCTGCACGCCGTAGACCTGCGCGAGCGCTGTCGGACGCGCCTCCAGCCGTGCCGTCACCGTGACGGAATCGAGGCGCATACCTGGCCCCGCACGCTCCGCCATCCACGCCACGGTCTTCGAGAGCGCCTCCACGTCGAGCACCAGGCGGAGCTTCGCTTCCGCGGGCAGCTCCCCCTTCGCCATCAGCATCCCCCACGCCTCCAGCAAGGCGTGCGTGCCCTTGCGCTCCCGGTCACTCGACGACAGGTGCAGCACGTTGAAGGCGCCACGTCGATACGCCTCCGCGGCCACCTCGCGCAGGGACGGGCTCCGAACGAACCCCGGGGCAATGCCGTGCGGCACGACGCGCACCGGAATGCTTGTCAGCTCCTCGACGACTTCCTGCGCCCACTCCGACGGCACGAGGATTTCCGTGCACTCGCTCTCCAGCGCCCGGAGCAGGAGCGGGGGCACCGCCGAGCTGTTCGGTGCCAGCATCGCGTACCGTGCCCGGTGGCGCGCACCGCTCCGCATGGCGCGCAGGTGGCCGAGTGGCCCGGTGAATACGGCATGCGGCGCGAGCGCGCCGCCGGGCTGGGGCGAGTCGGGCGGCAGGTCGCGATCGAACGCGACGATGCCGGCGAGCAGGTCCGCGTCGCGCAGCACGCCGGCAAATCCATCCGTGACCTGCGCGTGCGATCCGTAGCCGAGCACGCGGCCGTAGAGGCGGACCGTGGGCGTCACGACCCCGCCTTCGTCGCCACCGCTGCCGGGATGGCGCCACACCGGGGCTCCTCCTCCGGCTCACAGGGCTTGAGCACCACCTCCCAGTTGAGCCCGTTGCCCCCGTTGGGCGTGCTTTTCAAAGCGTCGGAGAGCCGCTCACGCCGCACCAGCCACGGATCTCGACCGGCAGCGTCCTCCATGAAGATGACGGCACCGTGTGCCCAGGTCACGTGGCGCACGGTCTGCCCCTCGCGCATCTTCTGGATCGCTTCCTCTCGGGTCAGCCTCGTCATGGCCCCGTCCGCTCCGCCGGATCGTCCGTAGCCCCCTCGCCCTGCGGCGCTCGCTCCACCACCACGACCACGCCACCGCCGAGGCTCCCGAGCCCCGCCTGCGCCATGATCGCGCGCTCGTCAGCCGTCCCGCGATTCTTCGCCCGCTCGATCGTCGCGAAGTCCAGGCCCTGCGCCTCCAGACGGCGTCGCTCCCACTCTCGCAGGTAGACCCGCTCGCAGTGAGCCTCCCACGCGGGCGGCGCAAAGTACGCCTCGCTGCCGTCGCCGCCCTCCGCCTGACGCGGACGCCCGAGCCACAGTGGCCAGGGCATCGGGTCGGGAGCGAACGCCGCCTTCAGGGTGTCGAGCAGGCCCTCGACACTCACTGCCGCAGCCTGCGCGAGAGCCAGCATCTCCCTCACGACGGGCGCGAACCGCGCGGTCTCGACGTCCATCTGTGCGGCCAGCGCCGTAAACAGCGGCAGCGCCCCCTGAAACTCTACATCGCGCTCCGCGATGAGCGGCGCCACCCGGTGAAGTACATAGAGCTGCCACTCCTCGGTGGAGGCATCGTCGCTGGGTCGTCCGGTGCTCACGCTGCCCCCTTCTCGCGCACCGCGGCCACTGCGTCCCAGCACAGACCCGCTGCCGTCAGGAACTCTTCCCGCGACAGCCGATGGGATTGCGTCATCGCCGCCGCTTCCTCGAACATCGCCATCCCGATCAGGCCAACAGCATCCTCGGGCTCCAGGCCCAGCCGCAGCACGAGGTCCCCGTATGCCTGCGTGCTCACGGCGTGCACCGCCAGGAGCAGTGCATCCTTCTTTGACTCGTCCTGCTCGCTCGCGATCTTCATGTCTTCACCCGCTCCCGCAGCCACGCGGCCGCCTTTGGGTCCACTCCGTCAAGCCGCTTGAGGATCAAGTCGGCCATCTGCCGCCCGACGGCCGGAAAGCCGAACACGCGCTCGTAGTGCGCCGGCCGCGCGAACGCGACAGGCGGCGTCGCCTTGCGCAGCGCGCGCACGAGCGCCTCACTCGTGACGCTCGCCCACTCGGCGTCGGGCTCCCAGCCGTAGCTCGGGTGCACCTTCTCCATACCGTAGGCCACCGGCACGTCCTCCGGCTCGCAGAAGTCCGCCGTGCCGCCATACGGCACGTGCACCACGCGATTGCCCGCGAGCTTCGCCTCGAATGCCCCCAGGGCCCACGCTTCTCCATGCGACGCGGAGACGTACAGGTTGTGGTCGAAGTGCAGTTTCAGGATCTTGCTCCGCGGGTACCGCCGCGTGTCCACCGTGAGGTGCGCCGCCATCGTCTCCGGGTTCCGCCAGTAGTCGTACCGCTTGAGCCACTCGGCGAGGCTCTCCTCGGGCGTCGGGTACCCCCTCCACGTGCCCGGACTGGTCTTGATCGTGAGCCGGACGTCGTCGCCCGGCCGGAACGCTTCCAGGAACGCGCCGACCAGCTCATGCAGGCCCTTGCGCGGCTCCCAGCGCCCGATGGTGTAGAAGCGGCGCTCCGCGAACGGCCGCCGCTCGACCAGCCGACAGATCGGGTCGCTCGGCTCGTACGGGTGCGGCACGACGTGGACCTTCTCCGCCGGCACGCCCGACCGGATCAGCATCGCCGCGTTCTGGTGGCAGGGGACCCACGCCTGCCCGCACCGGGCAAGCTGCGCCGCAATGCCGGGTGCCACGCGGTCCCGTTCCCAGACCGTGTAGGTGATCGTCGAGTCGTACACCGCGCGCCGCAGGGCCAGCAGCAGCTCCGGGTCGGAGGCCACCACCTGGCGCGGCATCAGATGGTTTTCCAGCGTGCCCTGGCCGTGCACCACCATGTGCCGGAGCAAGACGGCCAGCGTACGGATCGACGTGTCGGGCAGCGTGCCGACCTCGGCCTTCACCACGTCCGGCAGGCCCCCCGGCGCGAACACGGGCTCGGGGATCCCCGCGTCGTTCACGATGATGCCCGAGAACGACTTGAGCAGCACCGGGACCCCCTGCGCCGCCAGCGCCCGCGCGTGCAGGCGCGCAGCGATGGCCGTCGCGTCCCACGGCGTCTCCCACTCCGCCTGGTACAGGACACCGTAGTCGTACGTCGCGGCGTCCCCCGGGCCGAAGTAGTCCTCGGCTGGGATGGTCGGCTGTTCCGGTCGCGGTTCGCTCATGGCGCGCTCATCCTGCCCTGCCCGGCCCAGGCGTACCGCCGCCCGGCTTCCGGCGCGCCGCGGCCTCGCCGTCGAAGAAGTGCGACGCCGCCATGGCGAACTGATCGGTGTCCCCGCCCAGCTCGACAGCGAACTTCGCCGCGATCTGCAACGCGGCCGCGCACGCCGCCGTGCGCTCCAGATCCGGGTTTGCCGCGAAGTACCGCACGATGAACTCGTGCAGGTGGTAGGCGAAGCGCCCGGCCGGCTGGCTCATGTCCACCGACGGGGCGTCCGCCGGTTTGCCGCCCTCGATCAGCTTCATCCGGCCGCGCTTCAGGGCGCGGCGCTGCTGGCGGTTCAGCGGAGCGGGGGCCTTGGGGCTCTTGGCGTCGTCGTCGGTCATCTTCTGTAGGCGTACAGCGTGCTGCCGCTGCTGTCAACTGGGTGGATTGGACCTTGTCGCGGCGTCGTAGGCCCCGCGCTGCCTTGGGTTGCTTCACGCGCCGCACGCTTCTTCCCGCAGATCCTGCGGCAGCGCGGCCATGGCGGACTGCAACCGTGCGCGCACGTAGCCGTAGGCGTTGAGCGCGGCGCGTTCCGTCTCGTTCTCGGAGCCGTCCGAGCGGCAGCGGCCGTCCAGGTACGCGAGTAGTGCGCCGACGCGCTCGACGAGCGCCAGCAGGGAACCACGACGGGCCTCGGCGGTCTGTCGTTCCGCCTGCGCGACGGTTGCCCGGTCGCGGTAGTCCTCCGCGCTCGCTGCCATGGTGCGCAGCCGGGTGATGTGCCTCGCCAGGTTCTCCATGTCGCTGATGCCGGCAGCCGCGTAGGCGGCGGTCATCTCGGTCTCCACGTGTTCGAGCTTCGCTGTCCGTGCCGTTAGCTGCACGGTCAGCCGCTCGGCCGCCTTCGCAGCCTCCTGGTGCTCCAGTGCCTGCACCGTCGTGTACGCTCGCAGCAGCGCCACGATCACAGATCGCAGCCCGCGCACGCTGTTGATGAATCGGCGCGAGCCGACTTCCACCAGCCGCGCTCGATCCAGCGCGCGCTCCAGGTCCATCGGGTCCCACCCGTCATCCTCCTCGCCACCGGCGAACAGCGCCGCGTCAGAGCGCCGGTCTTCTCCACCGTGGCCGGCACCGGCTAGAACGCCATCGCACGTGGAGTCGATGGCGGGAGTCTTCTTGTGGTGCGCGCAGATCCAGTCAGTCCCTGGCATCCGCGCGAGGGCGCGGCAGATGGGGCAGTCCAGGGCCGGCGGGATCTCCTCCTCGCCGTGGACCATCTCGCGGTGCGCCTGGAATGTTTCCGCGGTGCCGAACGTCAAGTTGCAGACGAGGCAGGTGATCGGGCCGGCCGGGGCCAGCACCTCGTCGATCGTCTCCGGTGACGCCGCGACATGCACGTCAGGGACGGGTACCGCTGGTCGCGTCAGCCGCTCGATCTCGCGCTGTACGTACCACGCGGCCTTCCTCAGATCCTCGATCACGTCGCCCTTCTCCCCGGCGCGCCAGATGTACTTCATGGCGTTCCCGCGGTTGAAGTTGAAGTGCTCGACGACGGTGATGCACTCCACGCCACTCGGGTGGCTCCGGTAGTGCTTCGGGTGGTTGACCGGGTCGTTGGCCTCCGCGTCCTCGCGCATCGCCCGCTCGACCGCGTGGTCGTTCAGGTCATCGTTCGTCGTCTGCTCGTGCTCCATGCTCTCTCCTTCGGTGGTTCCCGTACTCAGGCCGTCGCTGCTTTTCGTGGCGCACGCTGGCAACCCACCGCGATGCACACGACGCCACCAGGCGCTTGCACGACGAACCAGAAGGCCATCTGCAGAGCGGTGTGATCGGTCGCGGGCTCCGACAGCTGCTTCGAGAAGGTGCTCGGATCCGGGAACAGTTTGCGCCAGTCGGCCTGGAGCTTTTCGCGCCGGAAAGCCACGAGGCCGTCTTCCGCGACGTTGAGACACATGACTAGGTCCGTAGTGCCCAGCGCCGCTGCCGACTCCGCGTAGGCCTCCAGCAGATCCACGTTCACGATTGAGGCAGCCCACTCCTCGTCGGTCACGGTTGCTGTCCTCCCAGGAACGGACACCACGCAGGCGTCTTCCACGTCGTGTCCCCGATGCGCCGGTCACCCTTCACGTCGGGATGTCCGCACGAGACGTCGAAGCCGGAGTCGCCCTGGCACACGTACCTGTCGTTCCGACAGTGGACGCAGTCCGAGCAGGACGCCTCGACACGGACTTTCGGGCCTTCGTTCACGCGCCCTCCATCTTGCAATCCGCGCCGCACGTCGCGCAGCATCCGTCCTCGTCCGCCTTGACGTGGGGGCCACAGGTCGGACAGGTGAACGACCCCGCGCGCTCCGCGGCGCGCTCCTTCACCCACTCGTTCAGAGCGTCCACGGCGTCGGCGAGCGTGTCGAGCAGGCCGCGTCCCGTCTCCTCGTGCGCCTCTGCCTCCCGATCCATGTCCTCTTTCCGCCAGTCCTGCGCAGCGCAGACGATCTCGCGCTGCATCTTGAACTTCTCCTCGTACGCGGCGCACATGGCCCCCATCTGCTCGCAGTCCTTCTCGACTCGCGCTCGGTACCCGAGGATGTCCGCCTCGCCGGGGACGAGCTTCCTGTGCTGGACCCACCCATCGTAGTTGCCGAGGTAGTGCGTCGTCCGCTGGCCTGCCCAGATCCAGACACGTCCGTCCCACATGTGAGGGATCTGCTCGAACCGTGTTCGCTCGTAGGTCGTCATCGGCCGCGCCACATGCTCCAGCGGGCTCAGGTGGCCGCCCGTGACGAGCTTCTCGTAGAGAGCCAGGTCTTCCGCCTGGTCCCGGACTCCGTCGTGCGTGAGGTACGAGACGCGAGCGCAACGGGCCACGCTGATCTTCACGAGGCGCTGATCTGCTGCATGCACCTCTGCCGGCGTACCTGGCAGCGCGGCGTCGCGCTCCTCCTCCGATACCAGCGGCAGATGCCAGTCGTCGTCCCCGAGCAACGTCGGCTCGTGCTTCTCGTAGAGCGCGAGCATCATCTCCGCCGCCGTGCGGAACTCCCCCTGCGCGTCCGGGTTCACACGCAGGTGCCAGAAGTTCGACCAGTCGGTCGCCGACAGGATAGCGGTGTGCCAGGCGTAGGGTTCGAGCACGCGGTTCGCGAGCGCCTTGTGTAGCCCCGCGCCGGACAGCGCCCTGGCGACACTGAGCGCGCCGGTCACTCCCTGCCGCCACCACGCCTCGGCCTCCAGCGCCATGGCGTCGTCCAGCGCCTCCGCGCCCTGCATCCCCTTCTGGTTCTTGATGAACGCCGCCGGGATGAACGGATCGACCTCGATCTGCGCGATCTTCTTCGCGACCGGGGTGGCCCGGGACGAGGCGCTGTTCCGGCTCAGCATCCGGTGCGTATTCACTTCAGCGAGCACGATGCGCGGGAACGTGACCTCGAACGTGGTCAGGCGCTCGCCGTGCTCCGTGATCGAGTCTGCCAGGATCTTCGCGTCGTAGCTCATTGGTACTCCTCGTCCCGGAACCGGGACAACTCCGCTTCCTGCTTCCTGCGTGCCTCGTCCGCGGCCTCGCACTTCTCGCACTCGTAGGCCCAGAGGACGCCGTGCTCGCACCGAAGCTCGGGGCAGTGCGGGGCGTGGATGTGCTCCGAGCCGCCGCTGAAGCCGCCGGGCGACGCGTCGAAGACCGCGTACTTGAGCGCGCCGCAGTGCTTGCACTTCGGGTAGTCCGCCAGCGGCACCGCGTAGGCACCTGGCGCGAGGATCGTTCGCTCGCGCATCAGTACCGGATGCTCCCGACGGTTCGCACGTCCAGTTCACGCGCGTACTTCTGCGTGGCTTCTTCTTCGGTCTGGGTCACTTGACCTCTCCTTCGCGCGGCACCTTGAACCGCGGGTCCGGCTCGCAGCGGCCCCACTTGTAGCCGACCTCGCACGACTGCACGCCAACGATGCCGGGACCGAATGCGCACGCCTGCGTCTGACCGCAAGCGAAGCACTCCTTCACGTCACGCTCGGCGTGGTCATTCATCTCGTGGACGCGCCCGAGCATGAAGCCGAGAAAGATGAATGCCGAGAACAGCACGATGTTCAGCGCGACCTTCACTTCGGGCACTCCTTCCTGGCGAGCGGGTAGCAGCGGACGACATCGACGAAGCCCTCACGCGGATCTCCAGCGATGGCTTGCGCCCTACCCAGCGTGCCCCGCGAGTACCCGCAGCGCGACAGCTGCCCGTCGATGCCGGTGTAGAAGTCGAAGTCGAGTCGCACTTCGGGGCGCGGGTCCACCCAGCAGGAGCCGGCCGCGTCGCGCGCAAGGCGGTCGAGCAGTTCGTGGACTCCAACGACCATGGACCCGATGATCACGACCCCGAGCACGCTGAACAGACCTAACGCCAAGCCCCTCATCGCTGCCTCCCGATCTCCCGTGTTTCCGACTGTATCGCCCGTATCTGATCCCGCATCTGCTCGTCGGTCCACTCGCCATCGACGACCCGGTAGAGGCTGCCGACCGTCGCGACTGCCTCTCTCGTCCGCACCTCGTGCAGCGCGGAGACGATGGCCGTCAGCGCGGCATCGCGGACCTCTCGGCGGCCTTTACGAAGCCCGTACCGGTACCATGCGAGCCCCGTGAAGATGCATGCCAAGCTCCAGAGGAGAGTAACCTCAGTCATCGCCGTCCTCCTCGCCGCTGCGCCCGTCGGTCGATCTCCACGAACGCACAGAACATCGAGACGACCAGGCCCCCTCCGGTCCACCACGGGCCCAGCTTCCACAGTATCGCCGCGAAGACGCTTCCGAGAACCGCCGTCACTCCGAGGAGCAGCAGGTAAAGGATCGTGAGTGGCCAGCGTTCGACGAGCTTCACAGCCACTTCCCCTCGCTCTGGGCCTTCCGCCACAGCGTCAGCTCCTTCTCCATCCGGTCGGCGGCCTCACGCAGCGTCTGCACGCATGCCTCCCCTTGCTCCAGGGTCGTGAAGCACAGGCGCACGATCGCGTCGTCGGCCCGGTTCTCGACCTCTGCGGCGACGCCACGCGGGAATTGGATGTTCTCCCCGAAGTCACGGTACATGGCGGCACCTTAGCCGGTGGCAGCACCGGCGTCAAGGCGCCCCCCGCCAGCGCTTACCAGTCGCGGCGTCGAAGGCCCCGCGCTGCCTTGGCGACTCCGACGCGCGCCGCATCCTCGTCGGCAAGCACGGGTCGCGGCGTCGAAGGCCCCGCGCTGCCTTGGCGACATGCATTGCTGCCCGGGCGATTGTCACAGTATCCAGCCCCGGTCGCGGCGTCGAAGGCCCCGCGCTGCCTTGGCGACTCCGGCATCAGCGACCCCAGCTCCACTCGGACCCTCGGTCGCGGCGTCGAAGGCCCCGCGCTGCCTTGGCGACGAAGTAGAAATCCGCCTCTTCACCGACGGCGTGCTCGTCGCGGCGTCGAAGGCCCCGCGCTGCCTTGGCGACCTTGTGGCGCAGGTCGGACTCACTCCAGGGCGGGATGGTCGCGGCGTCGAAGGCCCCGCGCTGCCTTGGCGACTGGTGAGGGGCCACCGGGTCTTGCTCGCCGAGGATCTCGTCGCGGCGTCGAAGGCCCCGCGCTGCCTTGGCGACTCCGACGGGCGCAGCGTCTGATCGGGCGGAGCGGATAGTCGCGGCGTCGAAGGCCCCGCGCTGCCTTGGCGACCCTCGGCGAGGGGCGTCCCCTGACCCTCTGCATGTTGCGAGGTCGCGGCGTCGAAGGCCCCGCGCTGCCTTGGCGACCGTCGTCCTCTCCGACTTGCTGCTGCAGCCGAGCGACTAGTCGCGGCGTCGAAGGCCCCGCGCTGCCTTGGCGACCTCGAAGTTGCCAAGCACACGGGGCTGTCCACGGGAGGTCGCGGCGTCGAAGGCCCCGCGCTGCCTTGGCGACTGGACGGGTCTCCGTGCCCGTCGCACCAACAGGAAAGGTCGCGGCGTCGAAGGCCCCGCGCTGCCTTGGCGACCCGAGCAGGGCCGCCAGCCGGGAGGACCAAACCGGCTTGTCGCGGCGTCGAAGGCCCCGCGCTGCCTTGGCGACCCAGCTCGCGAATCATGTGCTCCCGAAGCGCCTGTCGTCGCGGCGTCGAAGGCCCCGCGCTGCCTTGGCGACTTGACGCAACGGAGGAGCCGTCCCCCGACACGGAGCACGCGTCGCGGCGTCGAAGGCCCCGCGCTGCCTTGGCGACAGAGAGAGGAGAAAAATAGAGAAGGAGAGAGAGAGAGCAGTCGCGGCGTCGAAGGCCCCGCGCTGCCTTGGCGACCCAAGCCCAAGCATACACCCGATCCGGCTCCCTGCCCCAGTCGCGGCGTCGAAGGCCCCGCGCTGCCTTGGCGACCTCCTCCGCGATGTCGTCGATGCCGTCGGGCGGCGCCTCGTTGTCGCGGCGTCGAAGGCCCCGCGCTGCCTTGGCGACCCGGAGCGCACCGCACCGGAGGGAGGCGGGCCGCCAGTCGCGGCGTCGAAGGCCCCGCGCTGCCTTGGCGACCGCCGGAGGCGCATGGAGTAGACTAACGGGCGCACAGTCGCGGCGTCGAAGGCCCCGCGCTGCCTTGGCGACAAGGTGGAGGCCGCGCGGAAGGACGTCGATCGCGCGTCGCGGCGTCGAAGGCCCCGCGCTGCCTTGGCGACGGCAGCTCCTCCGAGCCGGCCCCGGCGAGCGGCAGCGGGTCGCGGCGTCGAAGGCCCCGCGCTGCCTTGGCGACCCAGCGGCGCGCACTACGCATGGACGGACGCGCGGGTCGCGGCGTCGAAGGCCCCGCGCTGCCTTGGCGACCCGTCATCCGGGCCCTGCTATCCTTTCGGGCCCTTGGCGACCGCCTTGCGAGCGGTCCCTCGGGCGCCCCAGATCGGAAGACCCCGTGGGCTGCCGATCTGCCACTTCCCCGCTGCGAGCGGGCTTGTTTTCCGCGCTGCGAGCGGGTGCCGTGGTCGGTGCATCACCCGACCGCTCGCGCTCGCCACCGGGCGCATGCCCGTGCCACAGCGCCAGCATCACCCGGCAAGCGTTCTCGTCCTGGTCCCAGCTCGCCGCACACCCCGCGCAGGTCTGGACCCTATCCGCCTGCCGCTCCCACGCATTGTTCACGTGACCGCACTTGTGGCACGTGCGCGTGTTGTTGTGCGGCGCCATCTTCTCCGCCTGCCCCTTGCACGTCTCCATGAGCCGTGCGGCGAGGTCGCCGGGCGATGCGATGCGCGCCACCCGGTGCAGCCAGTCCCGGTTCACCTTCTCCTCGGCCGAGGCGTTCTTGGCGAACTTCGGCAGGTCGATCTTCTCGACCAGCACGTGCTCGTACTGCCGGGCGACCTGGCAGACCTTGCGGAACATCTCGGTCCGCGCGTTCTCGGCGTAGCGCCGCTCGCGGATCTCCCAGTCGTAGAGGTGCGCGTCCTTCCGCCGCCACCACTCCAGGTAGACGGCGATCTGCATGAGCGGGTGGACGGGGGCCGTCGTCGCGGCATGCCTCTGCTGGAGCCACGCGCTCACCTCCGCGAACGTGCCGAACAGGTCGAGCCCCGCCGCCTTCCGGTCGATGCGCCACTGCTTCCACAGGCCGTGGTCGGCCCCCAGCCGCCGGGCCACCCGGATGAGATTCCCGTGCGCGCGCCAGTACGGCATCGTCGCCGTCGCGGCTTGCATCCAGGCCGGGACGTGCCCCGGGTTGGCGACCATCCACGCGCGCAACTCCGCGCACGCGGCGTTGAAGTGATCGTCCGCCCGGCCGCGCAGCACGTCGGCGTAGTCGATCGCCTTCCGCACCCCCTCCGGGACGAGGAGCTGCCCGTGCCGCCCGTGGTCGTCCATCCAGTAGGCCACCCGGATGCCGCCATCCATGACGCGCCAGCCGGTGTCAATGGCAATCGTCCCGGCACCCTCGACCGGGCCAGGCTTCGCCCACTGCGGCGACTCCACGACGCACTGGAGCGAATACAGCGTCCGCGGTCCTTGCCGCTCTGCGCGGATCCAGATTTGCGTGATGAACCCGTCCTGCGGCAGTGGCCGGTGGAGCTTCACCGGGAACTCGGCGTACTGACCGTCGGTGGTGACCCGCATGCGCAGCGTGCCGTACCGCTGCGCCGCCTTCGCTCCGTTCGGGAGCCGGTCGCTCATGCGCAGGGCGATCTGCCCGTTGCGACCCGCCAGCAGGTCTGCCACCGGCAGCCGGTGCACCTGCACACCGAGGCGCCCCTCGCCGATGAACCGCTCCTTCGGGCGCGGGTCGGGCCGCGGCGGCCGCCCCTTCGGCGGCGGCGCGAACGCAGCCTCGACCGCTTTCTCGACCAGCAGGTACGTGCCGGGGGTGAGGCCACAGGCGGCCCGGATCTGCTTCTTCACCTCGTTCGCGTCGTGATTGATCCGCGCGACCATCTTCCACTCGTCAGCCCACTCCGGCTCCGTGAGCATTTCCTCCAGCGCCGCGCGGTTCGTCTTCTCCCGGATGCGCGACGCCGTGTTCCCCTCCGCCAGACGGGCGCTCCGCTGGCTCAGCTCCTCGTTGCCCGGCCCGTAGACCTTCTCGGCCTCCGCGCGCGCCGCCTTGAGCCGCTCGGCGAGCGCCCGCCGCTCCTCCTTCACCGCCTTGATCCTGGCACTCGCCGCGGGATCCTCGACGCGCGTCCGCGCCGCCTGGCGCACTGCGCGCAGGCCGCCGACCTCCGCCGTGATCTTCTCGTTCAGCGCGTCCATCTCCGCCTGGAGGGCGGTGAGGGTCTCCCCGACCGTCCCGCGCGCAGCGCGGTACAGGGTCCGCCTGTCCAGCTCCAACTGCACGATCTGGTTGTAGTAGTCGTGCGCCTTCTCCAGCTCTCGCCGCACCAGAGCGGCCCCCTCCACGGGCGGCCGTGCGAATCCAGTCCAGATACCGACCAATGCTTGGGACGTTCGACGTTTCATGTTCGATCCTTTCTTTCCGTGTCCACGTACACCGCTTCGCCGGGGATCAGCTTCCGTAGCTGGACCCAGCCGTTGTAATTTCCGCAGTAGTAGACATCCCGAGGCGTGCCCGTCAGTCGCACAGGGACGTTCCCGGCGTTCACCGCGTCCACGAAGGCCGGGGCAACGCGCAGCGTGCGCGTGCCGTCCGGCGTGAAGAACTCCGCCTCGACCTGACGGAAGGCGTCCAGCTCCCACTCGGTCATCGGCCGGGCCGGGTGCTCCAGCGGGCTCAGGTGGCGGTTCTGCACGAGCGAGCGGTACAGCAGCGTGAGCGCTCGCTCGGGCAGGTTCCCGAGCGCTAGCTCGGCGGCGCGTAGCTCCGCGGCCTCAGCGGCAGCAGTCGGGCTCATAGTGGCCCCCTCCACTGCTTGCGCTCCGCCTCGTGCTTCTCCTGCTTCCGCTTCGCGTAGTCGCGGACCCCGGCGCGGAGATAGTCCTCGTCGATGTCCCCGCGAATCCAGCCGTTCAGGTAGTGGAGCGCCGGGCTCGACAGGAGGTTCAAGGCGACGTCCATGCCGTAGAGCACGCGCAGCCGCTCGGCCCGGATGCCGCTCCGTCGCCCGTGGCGGTAGCCCAACCAACCCCACGCGGCAGCGAGCAACAGCCCAGTGATCGTCGTGACGCTCATGTTCCCTCCGCCTCCATCACGCTCGCCGTCCAGCCCTCGCGCGCCATCGCATCGGCGATCTCCTCGTCGATGACGCCGTGCTCCGCGGAGCAGTAGTAGGTCATGTAGTCGCCCTCGCCGACGATGGCCGCGATCAGGTCGCCGGCCGCCCGCAACGAGTAGCTCGCCGTGTCGCCGTTCTCGTGCGTCCAGTCCACGTTCGCGAGCGAGCCCCACAGGCGATTGCCGATGGCCCTGCCCTCGTACCAGCCGAGGCGCGGCACTCCGACATGTTCCTTGCGCAGCCGCTCGCCGAGCGCCCGCTCCACCGCCGCCTCGAACGGGTCGTCCGGGTTCCGCGGTCGGCCGCCCTGCACGCCGCCCATGCCTCCGAAGTCCGTCATGTCAGTTCGGCGGCGCCCCTTGCACGGCCTCGTGGGTCGCCCGCACTGCCCCTACCGCCCCTTCCCGCTGCCGGCGTCGCCCGGCATCGCCAGCGCATCCAGCGCCCGCACGGACAGCCCCCTCGGCGAGGAGTGGCCGGCTTCCCAGCGATTGACCGTCGCGAACGTGACCCCGAGCAGCCCTGCAAACTGCTCCTGCGTCAGCGCCAGGCGCTTCCGGGCCGCCTGTACGCGCGCGGCCGTCCACCGTTGTTTCATCGTACAGACGCTATAACACCTGCTCGGTGGGCACGCAAGGGCCTGCCGCGCGGATGTCTTCACTCGTCGAACTCCGGCTCGAAGTCGATCACCTCCGACAGCGCGTCCATGACGGCCTGCTCGATGGCTTCGGTGAACGCCTCCGCGTTCGGCGTGTTCGTGTGCTTGTGCGCGCGGCTGTACCCGTAGCGCACACCCTGCTCGACCTTCTCGCTGATGATCGCGTGCACCCGGAACCGCACCGGCGTCTTCACCACGAGGCGCGCTCGCGGCGCCTTCTTGCGCTTGCGCGCAATCACCGCTCCTCCCGCTTCTTCAGCTCGGCGACCTTCGCGTCCATCGCCCGCATCCACTTGTCGGTCGCAAGCCGCTTGCCCACCGAGTACGCGCAGAACAGCGGCAGGAACACGACCGGCAGCGACTTCCAGCCGAGCGCGTGCACCACGAAGGCCACCGTCGCGAGTAGCACCGCCCAGTCGATGCCGAAGAACACGGTGTCCAGCGCCTCCAGCCACGCAGGCGGCTCCCGCGCGCTCACCGTCTTCCCCCCAAAGCGCCTGCCCGCCAGGGGTTCCCCGACGGACAGGCTGGGCGCGACAGGCAACAGGAGGGGGGGGACCCATTGAGCCGCCACGCCTTGCAGAGCAAGGTAGCACAAGCCGTCACGGCTCGTACCTCGACGCGAGGTAGCGCACGAGCCGCTTCTGCGCCTCGGGCGGAAGGCCAGCCAGGGCGTCCAGGATCTTGCCCAGCGCCGCGAACTCCGCATCGGCGTGCGGCGGCGGCGGGTCCATCCAGAGCGATGGGACTGGGATCGGCTGCACGGGGGTGGCCGGCACGAACGGCTGGGGCGCAGCCGGCCAGCCCGGCGCACTCGGGGCGCCGTACGCGAACACGCCCATGCCCTGATCGCGCGGCAGGCTCGCCTGCACGGCCTGCATCGTCTGCACCGCCTGCTGGATCAGGTCCGCCGATTGGCTGTCAGCTTCCTGCGCGGCCGCGTCGGTGGCCTGCTCGGTCTCGTGGTCGAAGATGCCCGCCATCAGGGCCCCCGGGTGTGAACCACCGAGTCGTCGATCTTGAACACCCATGTGCAGCCGAGCCCGGGGCACCGGATCCAGTCCTCGGTAGTGACGCTGCCCGCCACCACGACCGTGCTCTGGTCCCGCGGGTTCAGCCAGATCCGATCCGCCCCCACCTCCCGCATCCACTTCGGGGGGTTCGGGTCGAGCCACCACTTCCGGTTGCTCTGATGGATCTTGAAGTCCGGTTCGTGGCCAGGGTTCTTCGCGTGGCACTTCGGACACGCCATGTTGAGCACCAGCTCGTCGGGCCCGTGCTGGATGATCTCGCACACGATCCAGTCAAGGAACAGCGTGTCCTTCGGGTGCTTGACCGCGAGCACGATCTTCGGGTCGTCCTGCCCGCCGAGCTTCATGCTGTGCATCCGTGCCCCGAGGGGGTCGCGCTGCGTGGCAGCGTACTTCGCATCCTGAATCGCGCGGCGCTGGTCCGTGTCGGCGCGCTGCTTCGCCATCATGGCGTCGTGCGCGGCGGTCGTGGTCCCGCCCTTCACGAAGATCATGGGGGCCTGGATGCGCTCGGAAGCCGCCGGCTTGGCCGGCACGTCGTCGTCTGCCATTGGCGCCAGTGGTAGCACCGCCGCCACGCCCCGGTCAAGGGGCCTCTGGCCCCTCCGCGGCAGCCGCCGTCCAGCGCTCACGCCACCAGCGACGCGGGGCTCTGCCCCGCGCGGGCCTGCGCCATGGTCATCCCGCCCGTGTGCTGGAAGTGCGGCCGGTCGATGATGCCCGTCCAGTCCCCTCCCCACTCCAGGCCGGCCTCCTTCCCGCACTGCCCGATGCGGCTCCACAGCGCCACGTCGTTTGGCCAGGTCGGGTTCCCGCGGGCGTCCAGCACGGCCACGTCGAACGCGCGCCGGTACTCGTGCCACGACCACCCCGGCGGCGCGTTGGTCACGACCGCGCCCGGCGCGGTGCGTCCCTGCGCGTAGAGCGCCGCCTGCGTCGCCGGGCTGCGGTAGCCCTGCGTCACCACGAGCGGGATGCCGATGTTGAACGCGCGCTGGAGCGTCTCGCGCGCCATCGGCTGGAGGCTCGGGAGCAGTTGCTGGATCAGCGGCTCGGACTTCAGCAGGCCAGGCGGCGGTGGCCCGGTCACTTCCGGCTTCCCATCCGGCTGGACCCACGGCGGCGCCGGCACGGTGCCGCGCTTCGCGAGTGCGTGGTAGACGCCGTAGCCGACGAGCGCGCCACCGACACCGAGCAGGATGATGGTCGGGTCGAGCTTCACGTCAGCGCAGTCTCCTGCGAGCGTGCATCATAGCGCCTCGCGCACGCGCCAGCATTTTGATTGCCTCGTCCAGAGTGTCTCGGCCGCGACCTCGCGTGCCGCCTTACTCAATGCCTTGGCCATGGTCAGGCCGCCTTCCGCTTGCTGGTCATCGCGTTGTAGAGATACCAGGATCCGAACGTGAGGGCGAACACGCCCACGACCGTGCCTCCCACCGCGACCTTGTGCTTGCCCGCGAACTCCACCGCCTGCCCGGCGTACTTCACGGCCTGGTCGGCGTACTGCCCCATCCGCTCGGAGAGCACCCGCTCGTACGTGCCCGGGTCGGCCGTGAAGTAGGCGGGGCGCGTCGTGAGCCCCGCGACGAACCCTGGTACCGTGCGCGACTCCAGGCCCGCCCACCAGTGGGGACGGCGCTGAAGGATTCGTACATAGTGCTCCGCGCCGTCGGCCGCGGTGAGGTGCGCCGCGAACTGACACGCCGGGTGGTCGGCTTCGTACCAGACCTTCTCGCCGTTCACCACTTCCCAGCACCGGAAGCCGGCGTAGTACGGGTCGCTCGCCGTGGCCTTGACGTTTCCGAACCCGTAGTTGTGCAGCGACTTCCAGTTGCCGGTTTCGAGCGCGGTCTGCCCGATCAGGAGCCCGAGCACCCGCTGGTCGGCCACCTTGCCCGTCACGCGCTGGTACGCCGTCGCCAGCGCCTGCGCGGCCTGCTCCGGCGTCAGCGGCGTCAGCTTGTCGGGGATCCGTGTGCCGCCCAGTACCGTCGCTCCGAGCGAGCCGGCCATCGCGCGCGCGAGCCGGTACGCCCGCACCCGCGGCGCCACCATGATCGGCCACTGCCGGAGGTAGAACTCGCCTACGCCTGCGCCAGCCCCGAGCGGGCGGCGCTGGGAGCGGGCGAGCGGCAGGGCGGCGGCGTAGGACACTTACGCCTTGGCCAGCGTTTGATCCGAGTCGGGCCTCTCGGGCTTCGGGCGTCTCCTGGCCATCACGCCGCCTGTCGGAGCACGCCGCCCGCCGCCTTGCGCGCGCGCTTGTACCCGCCGTGCTCGGCGAGGATGGCGCGGGCCTTCGCCTGGAGCAGCGTGCGCTGGCTCTCCGGCAGGTTCGACTGCGGGATGCGCGCGATGGCGTTCCGCAGGTGCGGCAGGTCGATGTTGCCCGCCGCCGTGCGGTACGGGAACTTCCGCAGGCTCCGCGGGATGGTGACCTTCTTGCCGCCCTCGATGCGCGCGTGGCCGCCGGGCGCAACGTAGAGGAAGCTGGTGTCCGGCAGGCTCCGCTTCGCCTTGCCCGACCACTTCGCGTTCTTCCGGTGCCTGCGGCGGCGGTTCGGCGTGAGCGAGCGGAGTCGCTTTAGCTCGGCAGCAGTGAGGTGCTGTCCGCGGGCGTAACCGCACCTCGCGCAGGCATCCCAGCCACGCATCCCGCTTGGCGCGTAAACGTGATCGTCGGGTCCGCCCGTGTGCGCGTTCCGCCGGTGCCGCTTGTTCTTCGCGAGCGCGCCACCGGGACCCCACAGCTTGCGGAACGCCGGCACGGTGTACCAGGCGAGCGTGACGGCGCCGACACCGAGCGCGACCTTGACCCATGGCTTGCTGAGTGCGGAGGGCGTCGCCGCCGGCACCGCATCCGCACCGAGGCCCGCGGCCGCTGCCATGCACGGGAGGCACGCGCCAAGGCCAGCCGTGGGCGCAGGCGGGGCGGTAGCCCGCCGCGTGCCGATCGCGTAGCCCACCGCCACGCCGGCCGCCGCGCCGGCCAGCGGTACCCACGGGCCGCGCTTGCGGGCGTAGACGGGGCCCCGCGCCAGGAGCCCGCTGCCCCACCCGACGAAGCCGAGGAGCGAGGCCCAGGCGACTGCGCTGCGCTGGGCGGGCGTCAGCTCCCCGAGCCCGTCGATCGGCTTGTAGTCCGCGATGATGCTCGCGCCGCCTTGCGCCGGACGGATCGGCTGCTGGTACGTCGTCGCGAAGTACGCGCCGAGCCCATCGATCGGCTGGTAGGCCGCCACCGTGCTCGTGCCGCCGTGCACCGCGCGGATCGGCTGCTGGTACGTCGTCTGGAAGTACGCGCCGAGGCCGTCGGGCGAGGAGCCCATCCCCATGGGAACGAGCGGGGACTGTGCGTAGCCGACGCGGTAGTAGTCCATGCCCCGAGGCTACGCCCCCCGGTCGGGGGCCGGCAAGTTTCCGGTCGGGCTCAGCGCCGGGCGCGACCGCGCCGCCTGTTCGCTGCCATCGCGGGCTTCCGCGCCGGCTTCCCGAAGCCCTGCGCGAGCGCAATGGGGAGCGCCAGAAGGGGGATCGTGCTGCCGAACGCGGCCCACGCGACCGCCCAGCCTGCCGACTCGTTCCGCTTGAAGCCGTGGTAGGCGCAGGCGGCCCCCGCCGCCATGCTGAGCGCCTTCTTCCAGGCAGGCTGCTCGGGGATGGGAGGGAACATGCTCGCCGCCGCCGGGCCGCACTGGCCGCGGAACAGCGCCCACTCCTCGCACCGGGTGCCGTTCGGCAACACGCAGATCCCGCTCTGCCCCGCTGGCGTCTCGACGACCTGGACCGTGCCGCCCTTCGCGACGCAGTTCTCCGACGCCGGGTTGCCCATGGTCGCCCGAGCGGGCGCGGAGTACGGCGCCGGCTTGGTCACCGCGACGGTGCCGAGCCCCGAGATTGCCAGGACGGTGCCGAGCCCGGACGCTCCCGCGCACCCGCAGCCACCGAGCCCGTCGGTCGCGAGCGTGCGCCGACCCGCGAGGTTCGGGTTGTCGCCCCAGGTCGGCCAGGGCGACCTCGTCCAGCCCTCCGATCCGGCGTGGAAGGGCGTGTCCTGCTGGAACGTCTGGTAGTAGGTCGGGTTCACGCGATCGTATGACATGGGGTTGCTTGCCTTCCCGCCTCTCAGCGGAAGTGACCTTCGTAGATGCGCCGCGCGCTCGTGTCCCCGTAGACCTCGGGGTAGCTCGCGATGTAGCCCAGGTGCTCCAGCACGCCCGAGCGTGCCGTGTACGGCCCGGAGTCCAGAAACTCACGGACGCTGCTGAAGTGGTAGTCGCCAACGCCGTTGATCGTCTCGATGATCGCGACGACGGCCTTGTCCCACGACTCCTCGGGCACGACCTTGTACTCGTAGGGGTAGGCGGCGCTGCCCTGCTTGCCCACCGGCACCAGCGTGAGCCCGTGCTTCCCGAACAGATCCTCGGCGGCCGCCATCACGCCGTCGTGCCACTGACGGAACAGCTCGCCGTCGGCCTCCTCCTGGCCCTTCATGTTCGCTTCGTCGGCTTCCTCCTCCGAGGCGCCGTCCTCGATCGCGGCCTTGTAGGCGTAGTGGCCCTGCTCGGCGATGTAGTCGATGTTCCGCTCGTTCAGATCCTCGTACGTGTCGAGGTCGAACAGCTTGGCGATCTGGTCCGTGTTGAGCTTGTCGCTCGTCTTGCTTTTAGCGTTCGCCATGTGCTCCTCCTCGATCACGGCCTCCATGTACTGCACGTCGTCGCCGCTGTAGCTCATCAGCTTCTGGGCGCGCTCCTGCATCCCGGTGGCCTGGACGTACGCCTGGACGTAGCGCGGACTCTCGCCGCCCTTCAGCGTTCGGCGGCTCTTGGGTGGCTTCGCCTCGACGAGCGATGCACCCTCGGCAAGCTCACGGAACTTCAGCGTCCACTTCTGGGCGGCCATGGCTCAGTTCTCCCGCCAGTAGACGAACCCGCTCGCCGTCTCGTGGCTGTGCCCGTCGTAGCGCGACAGGAAGTGCTCCCAGCCGTCGGTGTCCACGGCGTCCTCGGCGGCAGCGTCCACGTCGATGCCCGCGATCTTGATCGCCTGCTCGACCGCTTCCTTGTCGCCGTAAATGTCGGAGAGGTACTGCATCGGATCGCGTAGCTGGTCCTCGACGCGCTTCTCGGCCAGCTCGCTCAGCTCGTTCTCGGTCGGGTCGCGCAGATCCTCCTCGTTGCCGTCCTCGTCCACCTCGGCTTCCGGCACCTCCATGCCCTCGCGCCCCGCCTCGCGCCAGAAGTCGTCCGCGTCCATTCGCGCACGTCGTCTTCGGCCATGCTGCGCAGGTCCGATTCCAGCTCGCGAGCGAGCTTCATCTTGTCGATGTGCGATTCGAGAAAGTCCTTGTTGAAGATTTCCGGCTCGCTCTCCAGATCCTGAGTGACCACTGCGACGGCCAGCTTGTAGGCGGTGTCGTGGTCCTGCACGACGCACCACTCGCGGCCGCCGCGTGGCGTGCTGATCCGGTAGACCGTGCCCTCGCCGAAACTCCCGAGGCCACCGTCCTCCTTGATCTTCAGATCGTCGGCGTCCTCGCCGAGGTCTTTCGCAACTTCCTTGAGCACCGCGTCCTCGTCGTCGAAGTCAGCGGGGGCCCGCTTCGCCTTGGTTGCTCGCTTCGCCATCACGCCGCTTCCTTTCGCTCACGTTCCTTCGTGAGCAAGTCGAACGCTCTCTGTACCTGCTTGAACCGGTCCTCGGCTGCCTGGTAGCCCGCGCCCTGATGGCGATCGGGGTGCCACTTCGCGGAGAGTCTACGGTGCGCCGCGCGCACTTCTTCCCAGTCCGCGCCCTTCTTCACGCCGAGCGTCTTGCGGGCCCAGGCCAGCTCCTTTTCAGGGGTCGGCTGCGGCCCATGCCCGTGCCCGGCATGGCCCCCCTGGGCGTGACCGTGCCCCGGCGCTGGCTCCCCGGCGCGCTCGGCCTGCTTCCGCCGGATCGCCTCGATGCAGCAGAGGTAGCAGATCGCGTCGCCGTACTGGTCGATGCGCGCGTGGTCGAGGCAGCAGGGCTGGCCGCACACATCGCAGGCCGCGATGGCGGGCCGCGGACAGGCCGCGCCGTTCGGATGCGGCACCGAGCACGCGAAGCCGAACGACAGGCGCGGTAGCCACTTCGGCGCCGCGCTCACCACGAGCCGCCCGAACCACGGACGCAGCTCGTCCCAGATCCTGCCCGGCACGCCCTGCGGAGCGGACTGGAAGGTCAGGACGACGCGGCCGAGGGTTTCGAGCAGGTCCGCCATGCTGTGCCTCGCAGGCTACACCTGGGTCCAACCCTCACGCCAGTTTTCGGGCGTCCGCTCCGAAGGGCTCTCCCGGGCAGCCCTCCGATGCCGGGCTCAGGCGTGCCGGCGGGTCATGGCCCACCAGATCGCGGCGACCGCGCCCAGGCCAGCGATGGCCATGGTGAGGGTCGCCATGGCGGGCTTCGGCCCCACCGCGGTGGGCATCACGACCGCATCGGCACCGAGGCCGTTCTGCGCGAAGTACTCGCCGAGTACACCGAGCGAGCCGGAGCGCACCGCACCGGAGGGAGGCGGGCCGCCACCGAGCGTGCCGAGCACGCCGGACTTCACGGCGCCGCTCGGTGGGGGCGCCCCCAGGATGCCGAGCGAGCCCGAGCGCACCGCACCGGACACCGGCGGCACGAAGCCGAGCACGCCGAGCGAGCCCGAGCGGAAGGCGGGAGCCGGGGGCAGGGCCCCGAGCACGCCGGACTGGTACGCCATCTGATTGAGCGACATGGTTTGCCTGTTCCTTCATGCTCGCCGGCTGCCCGGCTCGCCGTCAAGTTTTCGGTATCGGGAGAGCGGCGGGCCTCTCAGGCGCCCGGGATCACCTCGATGCCGGAGACGGGCACCGCCGTGTAGAGGCCGTTGCCGAAGCGGATGATCGCCGTCGGTAGTGCCGTCACGAGGGCGTTGGTGACGTTGCCGACGAGCACCACGAAGCCCTCCGCGCGACCGGCAGGGTTCGGGAACGGAATCGTCCCGTTCGGCCGCACCTTCGCGTTCTGGAAGGGTGTGCCGAGGGTCGGCTCGAATTTCGACAGCCCCTCGTCCACCGAGGCGCCCGTCGAGGGCGTGTAGGTCACCTCGCGCCCATCCTGCCACACCACGGTCGTGGGGCTGATCTTCGTGACGACGCCGAGGAGCGGCGGCTCGGTGCTGGACGCGAAGGCCGCGACGGCGAGGGGGGACACGAGGTCACCGACTGCGAGTGCAAATGCCATGGTTACTTGTCCTTTGGTTCAGGAGAACGCCTTGAGTCGCGCCCGCGCGGTCGGCGCGAGCTTCCAGCCGAGTGCCACCCCGACCCCCACTCCCGCGAGCACCCAGGCCCACGCCGGGATGCCCGCCCGCTGCTCGTCCGCGCCGAGCCCCACGAGCTTGCCCGCGAGCGAAAACGGATTCGCGTCGAGCTTCCGTGCGGTGTGCACCAGCTTCAGCACGTCGGTCGGCGTCGCCATGAAGGTCGGCATCGCTCACCGCTTCCTTCGCTTCCCGCCGCGCAGCGCGAGCCACACGGCGCCGCCTGCCGCGGCGGCGAGCGCCAGCCACGGCAGCGCGCTCCGGGTCGCGGGCGGTGCCGCGGCTGCCGCTGCTGCGCTCGCCTCCGCGCCGAAGCCTGCCAGCTCGGGCAACGCCTCCGGGCCGGCAAGCTGCGCGTTCAGCACCATCTGGAAGGGTAGCGACGGCGGCCGGCGCGGATCGGTGACCGGCACGTGCATCGGGAACACGAGTCGCCCTCCAAGCCGCTGCGCGACCGCATCGAGCGACGCTCGCCCGCCGCCCACGTCATCGTGGAGCTTTGCCCAGTAGAGGAAACAGATCCGCGGCGCCGGCCGCGCATCGTTCACGTCGTACAGCCCCTCGACCGCGAACAGATCGTACCGCGTCGCGTCCCACACCTCGTCAGCCGTCCGGCTGTTCGTCGGTGCCTCGGCGACCACGCCGACCCACGGCAGCTCGTGGCCGTAGGACGCCGCGTTCACCCGATCGACCGTCGCGGCGCTGATCGGGTAGAGCACGAGGTCGTGGTCCGGCTCCGCGATCGTCTCCCAGGTGACACCGCCCTTCTGCCGTGCCCACGGCACGTAGACGCCGAGCGGATCGAACGCATGGCTCGATCGCACGGTGCGCAGCATCGTCTCGACCGCGAGGCTCTGCCCCTTGCCGAGCGCGGCGTCGCCGCTGTCGGTTGCCAGCGCCAGTGCCGCCTGCGGACGGTAGTACGCGGGGCTGCCGTTCACGGTCGCACCTCCCGCCGGAATAGAACGGGAGGCGACACCCTCGTTTCGAGGACGATCTCGCTGACTCCCACTTTTTGAGTTGCGGGAGCGCACGAGGCGTCACGGTGCTGCCGACGACGAAGAAGAAAGCACCCGAGAGCGTCGCCGCCCGTAGACTGGAGCCCGCTCGGCATCAGTGCCTCCCCTGCGGCACGTAGGGCGCCATCGCGGCGAGCAGCGAATCGGCGACGTTCGCCGGCATGAGCACGCCGGTCACGTCCACCTCGAAGAACGCCAGCGGGATCGGCACCGGCCGGAACACGACGGCCTTGAACGTCACGCGCTGGTTCTCGCGCACCATCAGCGTGAAGGGCAGCGGCAGCGGCCCGAGCCGCTCGTGGCGCTGCGGCATGAGCGACAGCCCGGGGCCACCCGGCGACGACGCAGCGGCCGCGCGCGCGTTCGCGAAGTCGGTGAGGCTCGCGCCGAACGGCGCCGCGCTCGGCGGGAACAGCGGGTTGCCGATCTGCGGCGGGAAATTGTTGTTGAACTCCGCGCCCGCCGCGATGATGCCGGGGCTCGGCGGCTGCTCGCTCGCCTCCTTCGCCGCCTGGATTTCCGTCGGGTCCAGCTCGTACGACAGGTTTGCCTTGCGGTAGTCAGCGATCAGCACGTCGTAGCCGATCTGGCCCGACAGGCGCCGCTCCTCCAGCGGCACCCAGTCGCCCGCTGCCGCCCCTGACAGCCGGTACAGGTCGAAGCGGTAGTCCACCAGGGCGAACGCCATCTGCTGCGGCACCCGGAACGACCCCAGCTCCAGCACGAAGTTGTTTTGTGGCGTCGCCGTGAACACGCCCTGCTGCGGGAACTTCCGGTACAGCTTCTCGAACGGCAGGAACGTCGGGTGCATGAAGCGCGCCGCAACCTCGCCGCCCGCCTGGACCACCTTGTTGATGCTCGTCTCCTTGAAGCTCGCGGCCGGCTCCGGCTGCGGCGGCGCAGCGCCCAGCGCCATGTGGGGATTCACCGCCTGGAACGAGGCGAGCATCTGTTCGCGGAAGCTGGGCTGCATGCGCCTGATCTTCGCTCACTTCCGCCCGAAAAGCACGGCCCCGACCGTGAGGCCGAGCACGGCCCCGAGAACCATGCTTTTCGGGTCGAGCACCGAGAAGGTGAAGTCCATCGCCCCGAGGCCCGCCGTGCCGCACCGGGCCAGACCGGCCTGCGTGCAGCCCGCCTGCTGAGCGGGGTTCTGGCTGAACTGCTGGTAGCAGGAGTTCCGCACGCGGTTCGCGCAGTCGTCGCCCACCACGAGCAGCGTCGGCCCGTAGTCCTCGACGATGTACGGGTAGCCGCCGCCCGGGGCGAAGTACGCGCCGCCGCCGCCCCCACCCCAGAAGCGACCGCCGCCGCCGTGGTGTCCCCCACCGCCATGACCGCCGCCGCCGTGGTGACCGCCACCGCCGTGATGCCCACCGCCGCCGCGGCCGAGGCCCTGCGCGGCCTGACGCGCCGCCTGGCCCCCGCCCTTGCCTGCCGCCGCGCCGCGCTGCTGCACGACCGCCTGGGCGTAGCAGGGAGCCACCGATGCGGCCGCCCACGTTTTCGATCCGACCACGCCGTCCGGGCGCAGGCCGGCCTTGCGCTGAAATGCCACCGTCCCGTGGTGGGTGTTCGGACCGAACACCCCATCGACCCGAAGCGCCTGGCCGATTTCCCGGTTCAGCAGGGTCTGCCACACGCGCACCGCGTCGCCTCGGGCACCGAGCCGGATCGCCGGCTGCCGCTGCACCTTGGCGACGCACTGCTCGACGAATTTCTGCGCGTCCATCTCGGTGTGCTCCTACCTCGACGCGAAGAAGACGTACCCCAGCCCGAGACCCACCGCGGCCCCGTAGACGAAGGCGGGCAGCACGACGGAAGGCTTGGACAGCTCCGCCTCGGCGCCCATGCCGTGCGTCGCCCGCATGGCATCCATCTGTGCCCGCCGGGCGCAGTGCACCTGGATCATCGTGGCCCAGCTCCGCGGGCCGACCACGCCGTCCGGTACCAGACCGTGCTTGCGCTGCCAGGCCACCGTCACCGCCCGGGTGGCCGGACCGAACACGCTGTCCACCCGGATGGCGGCCCCGAGGTGTCGCAGCTCCTCCTGCCAGCCGCCCACCGCCTCGCCGCGCGCTCCCAGCCGGAGGGTCGGAAGCGTGGCCAGTTTCTGCGTGTTGTGCCGCACGCAGTCGGCCACGGAGGTGGCCACCGGCGTCGGCGTCGGCATCGGCATCGGAACGGGCGCGGGGGCGGGGAGGAGCCCAAGCCCCAGGTCGCCCATGCCGTGCATCGCCCGCTCGCCGCCCATGCGGCGCTGCCGCTGCGCGTCCTTCACGGCCTTGGCGTACAGCGAAATGTTCGCCCAGTCCTGGGCGGTGAGCGGCCGCTGCGCCGCGTGGAGAACCGGAGGAACAGCACCCGTTGCGCGGTACGACATCGTGGGGCCCTTTCTCAGTACGGGCCCGCGCCCGCAGGCTGGACGATCCGGTAGCCGTGGAAGCCGATCGTGAGGATGCCGCTCGCCACGCGCGTCACCGGATCGGTGGTGCCGGCAGCGGGGTTGTTCGCGTCCACGACGCCTTCCACCGCATCCCAGCCGCTCTGCACGAACGGGTAGGCCGGGTTCGGAGCGCCGAAGCCGGCGACGTTGCCGAAGGGCGGGTTGTTCGGGTGGAGCGGGAGCACCTGGAAGGTCATCACCTCGCCCCGCTCGAACACGTCGAGCGCCGCCAGCTCGAACGGATCGTTCATCCCCCGCGTCCAGAACGCGCTCGGGATTTCGATGTTCGACCGCGGGAAGCTCGACCCCGCGTTCTCGAACCGGATCCGGTAGTCCGCCTCCATCGTGCGGAACGGGCTCGCGTTCGACGGGCTGATCACCTGCGGGGCGCCCGTGCCCGGCATCGCGACGGCCATCACGACCTGCGTGCGCGGCAGCCCGTCGTTCAGGTCCCACACGCTGTGGATCGGCCGCTGCCTTCCGAAGCTCCGCCCGGCGAACGTCGCCTTGCTGTTCGGCTGGTTCGGGTCCGTGACCACCTGGAACTGGTAGGTCGAGAGGAAGACCGCCATCCGGGAGACGGCCACGAACGGCCCCTCCTGGCTGATCGTGATCGTGCCCTGCTGGACGCTCGTCACGTTGTCCCCGATGGGGATGTCCACGAACAGGTCGAACGGCACCCGCCGCCCGGGGATGTTCTCGACCCGCTGGATGCCCGGGTCGCCGTTCGCCCGCTGTACCTGCAAGCGACCGATCGCCGACTGGAGATCGGCTGCGTTCTGCGCGAGCCGCGCCATTTCCTGGCGCACCCCGCTGACCTGATTGCCGATCTGCTGCGAGGCCGCCAGCGCGTCACGCGACTGCTTGATCGCGAGGCCCGCGCTGTCCATCAACTGCTGAAGCATGGGATTCATCGTAGCTACCTCCACAAGGGAGTACCGGCGGAGCGCGCCGTACGCATCAGACCTGCCCCCGCTCGGGAGCGAGTGGTCGCGAGGCCCGTCGAAGGCCCCGCGACCACTTCCCGTGTCCCTTCCGTGCCGCGCAGTACTTGGCTACTGAACGTCTCGGGAGAACAGACCGTCGAACACGAACGTGATGCACTTCTGCGCCGCGTCCACCGCGTTCAGGTTGTCCTTGAGGGACAGCATGTTCCGCGACCCCTGCGACGTCAGGAAGGTCTGCGCCTGCCCCGCGTCGGGGAGGGCGAAAATCTTGGCCTGGCAGAGGATGTTCTGGCGGGGCGGAATCAGGATCGCGCGGGCGAGCCGCAGGATCCCGCTGTGCCCGTCCCATCCACTGTTCTGCCAGTGAATGAGGTCGGTTGCGGCGCCCATGTCGCCCGAGATGCCCCCTCCCGTCGGGAAGTACCACGTCGGAACATTGTCGATGCTGTTCTTGAGGCCCGTTCCGAAGCTCCAGTGGAGCTGCTCCTCCGTCTGCCAGTGCAGGCGGTAGATGTCCTCGATGTTCGCCGGAGCCTGGCCGAAGCCGGGACCGCCGACGAGCCACGGGGTGAGCGTGCCGTAGTCGCCGTTCTCGGAGACTTCGCCCGAGCCGGGCGCGCCGCCCGGGACCCGGAGGATCGGGTTGCGGAACCACGTGAACACGCGGAGCGCGAGCACCACGTGCGACTGGTCGGACGGCAGCGTGCTGCCGTTGATCAGGTTGGTGGTGGCCTCGGACCGCGCGCCGTTCGAGGTGAACAGCGACGTGGTGTCGTTGAGGGCACCGGCGGTCAAGCCGGCAGTGCGAACGAGACTGTCCCAGAAGGGCTGGTGCACTCGCTCGCGAATGGAAACGACCTTTGCCATGGTAACTCCGTATGAGCCTTACCGTTTTTTGCGAGGCTACGTTCCTCGTTCGAGGGGAAATTCCCTCTTGGGCTCTCAACGGCCGAAGCCCAGGGAACCGCTGTTGCGGAACCTCCTGGGCGGAGCTGGGGAAGGGAACGGGTGCTCTCTACGCGCCCAAGGCGCGGGCCTCCGTTGCCGGAGGACACCGCGCCTGGAGCGCGAGGGAATCGGCTAGCTCAGCCGAAGACCCCCTGGTTGCCGCCGGTCTCCATGATCCCGGCGCTCACCATCTCGTGGGCCGACTGGCCCGCGGTGATGTCGCGGGTGCCTGCCCAGAGCTGGCCGTGCGACGAGCCGGGGATCCAGGTGTCGGCCGTGGGCGGCACGGTGCTCACCGCACCGAAGCCGCCGTAGCCCGCGCTCGCCTCGAACGGCTGCACCCGGCCGAAGCCGGCTGCCGCCTCGTAGGGCACCGCGCCGACGCCCGCCGCCGCTTCCGCGATCGAAAGCTGCGCGTCGAGGTCACCACCGGGGTCCACGATGTTGCTGTTCTGGTTCTCGACCACGCCGTAGCCCGCCGCCGCCTGCATCAGGTCGGGGTTGCTCGTGTACGCGCCCAGGCCGTTCTGCGCGAAGTACTCGCCCAGGCCGTTCTGCGCGAAGTACTCGCCCAGGCCGTTCTGCGCGAAGTACTCGCCCAGGCCGTTGATCGGGTGGTACTCGGGCATGATGCTCGCGCCCGCACCGAAGCCGTACATGGCCGAGATGTTGGCTGCCGTTCCGTCGCCGGACAGGTAGCCGGAGTACGACGGAGCGAGCTTCGCCAGCGCGACGACCGCGATCGAGTGAACGAGCGAGGTCGCGATGCCGGCCGTGAGGAACATCTTGGTCTGCGTGTCCTTGACCACCTTGTTGGCCAGGAACACGCCGGCCGCCGCGACTGCGGCGCCGCCGATGATGCTCCGGTAGGGCTGGAGCGCTTCGAGCCCGCTCGCCGCCGCCGGCTTGGCCGGGGAGGCCGCGCCGCTCGACCCGAGGATGCGGTCGAGGATCTGGTCGGTGAAGACCTTGGTGACGGCCTTGTGCGCCACGAAGCCCGCCGTGGTGATCGCGCCGATCTTGAGGACCGCCTTGGCCGTCGCGAGGAACTGGTTGCGACGGAATGCTCCGTTCGAGACCAGGCCGTTGCGGCGGTGGCTCCGGCGGTGCGCCTTGCGGTGCGTGTTCCGGCGGTGCTTCCGGTTCGGGCGGTGCTTCCGCGCGGCACGTGCCTTGCGGAGGTTGCGGAGCGCGGCAGCCCGCTGCTTCGCGCTGAAGTTCCGGCGGTGCGTGCGCCGCTTGTTCGAGACCAGGCCGTTGCGACGGTGGCTCCGGCGAGCCGTACGCCGCTTGGCGTTCGGGCGGTGCTTCCGCGCCGCGCGCGCCTTGCGCAGGTTGCGGAGCGCGGCGGCCCGCTGCTTCGCGCTGAAGTTCTTGCGGTGGCTCCTGCGCCGCGCGACGCGCCGCTTGTTCGACACCAGCCCGTTGCGGCGGTGCGCCTTCCGGCGGCTCCGCGTCTTCCGGGCGTTCGGGCGGTGCTTCCGCGCGGCACGTGCCTTGCGGAGGTTGCGGAGCGCGGCAGCCCGCTGCTTCGCGCTGAAGTTCCGGCGATGGGTTCTCATGGTCTTCTTCCTCCGGCTGTTGGCCGTGTGCTTCTTCTTCTTCCGTCGCCTGGCCGCCGTGCCCAGCGTCGAGGCGAACGGCGGACGGGACCCGGTACGCAGAGCCCAGCCGCGCGCCGCGGCGTGCTCGTGCCGACGGACCTCGCCGGGCCAGGTGTTCGGACGCAGCCCGGGCCGGCCCAGCGGGCGACCGAACCGCATCGGACGCAGGTTCGGGCGATGACCGCCTGCCCGACGGGCAGCGATGGCCTTCTTGATGTTGCGGCGTGCGGCCGCGATCTGCGCTGGACTGGCGTTCGTTCGCATGGTTGTTCCTCTGGTTTTCGTGGCGGCACCCATGCGGCGCGCGAACGCCGCCCGGTCAGCGCCGGTGATCTTGCGAGCCCGCGCGAGGCGCTCCTCGCGCGACAGACCGTTCATGGCCGCCCGCGCGCTCACGCCCCGGTGGTGCCGAGCGTGTGCCCCGGGGCCGTTGATGGCCGCGATGGCCGTCACCCCGGCGTTCGCCGTCATGCGGCCACCCGCGCGGCGGTTCGGCGTGGCGTAGCCGTAGGACTTCACGTCCTTCTTGCCGATCTTGAACGCCTTGCCGATTGTTCTGGCCATCTTCGGGCATACCTCCGCGCTTAGCGCGGTGTGCCCAGCGGCCTCGAAAGTACGGCTGGCTCCTACGGGTCGATGGTGAAGCTACCCAGGAGAAAACAGCCCGTCAACTTTTCTGCACCGAAAAATGGTGGCCGGCTAATCTTGGGGGGCCAATGCCGGACCGGACCCGCGTGAGCTTCCGTCCTCCCGTGCCGCCATCCAGTTCGTGGACGGCGTCCCCGGGGCCTTCTGGGGCGTCATGGGGACCGCCCTCCTCCGCGCATCCCTCGTCGCCACCGGCATTTATCTCGCGGGCGGCCGACGGAACGTCGCGTTGCAGGCGCTCGTCGCGGCGGGTCTCATCGAGGTGTTCGCGCTCACCTGGGTTGCTGCGCAGACGCTCCCGGCCGGGGCCGGCGGCCTGAACGGTTACCGCTTCGTTCGCTGGCGCCAGACGAGGTAGCCACCTGCTGCAAGCAGGGCGAGCCACCACCAGGAGCGGAAGCCCCCCGCGGCGGGGGCGGGCGGCGGCGTTGCGGGAGCGGGGGCCAGCACCAGGGCCACCGGCTGCGGCACGGGTGCCGGCGCGACCGCTCGGGTCCGAGCACGGAACACGCCGCTCTGCACGGCGTCGGCGCTGGTCGCAAAGGCCATCGGAAGCCTCCTACCTGCGGATCACGAGGAAGTAGAGCGCCACCGCGACGCCGCCGATCAGCAGCCACTTCGTGGTGCCCATGCCGGCGGTCGTCGTCGCGCCACCGCCATCCGGCGCCGCGCCGCCGCTCGCGATCTTGAGCGCCTCGCCGTAGCACGCGGAGTGCTGCGTGCGGACCGGCATGTCCGCGGCGCGCTGGCTCGCGCACGACTTGTAGAACGCGAGCCCCTCCGCCGAGAGCTTTGCCAGGCTCCGAGCCTCCGTTTCGCACGCCGTGGGCGGCTTGTCGCCGAGCTTGTCGGTCATGCACGCCTGGAAGTAGCCGACCTCGTCGGGGGTCGCGCCCTTCGCTTGGAGCTTGCTGACCAGCGTCGCGAGCGACACCACCGGCACGGTCGTGGGCGGGGGCGGCGCGGTCACCTTCGCTGCCTCGGCCGCCTTGACCGCCTTCGCGTAGGCCGCGATGTTCGCCCAGTCCGCGGCGGTGAGCGGGCGCGGCGCCGCGTGGAGCACCGGAGGCGGGGCCACCGTACCGAGCCCTCCGACGGACCGAGCGCCGAGGCGAGGCAGGCTCCGGGCGATCGGGTTCACGTGGTAGCTCATGGTCGATAGCTTCCCGCGCCGCCCACGCCACCGTCAAGTTTTCGGTCGGGCCCGCTTGCTGCCCGTAGCGACCTTCCACAGCAGGAAGGCCCCGATCGCCAGGCCGCCCAGGAGTAGCGTCGTCCGCTGGCTCATCTGCGCCGCCTGGTAGCCGAGCCGGGCCTTCAGCGCCACGGCGTACGCGCCCGACGCCGCCCGCGCCGCCCCGAGCGCCTTCGCCTGGAGCAGGGCCCGGTTGGCCCGCGCGGCGATCATGTCCGACTGCTGCTTGGCCTTCAGCGCCGCCGCGTAGGCGAGGAGCTGGCGCCGCTGCTCGGCCTGCTGCGCAGCGTACGCGACGAGCTGGCGTTGCTGCTCCGGCGTCAGCGCCGCGAGCTTCGCCCAGTTCTCCTTCTCCGTCTGCGCCGCCTTCGCGTAGGCGACGAGCTGCTGCTGCTGGTCGGGTGTCAGCGCCGCGAGCTTCTGCCAGTCGGCTGCGACCCTCCGGGCCTCCTCCGCGCCGGCCTGCCACGCCACCGTGCGGACGATGTCCTGCTCCACGAGCGCCGACGCCGCCGCCGCGGTCTGCACCGCCGCCATCCACTGGTTCACGTCGCAGTAGTCGAACGGCAGGTTCAGCTTCGCCGTGAGGCTCCCGGCGACCTTGTGCACCTCCATCGCGCCCGGGTCGATGTAGGCAAACTGCTTCCACTGCGACGCATCGGAGCCGTCCGAGTAGAGCACCGGCGAGGTCGGCCGCTTCGCGCCCCAGAACTGGAGCGCGGCCTGTGCGTTCGGCGCGCCGTCCACGAGCGCGCCCCGCGTGATCGTGACGATCTTCGTCCGTACCGCACTCTGGTGGTCGGTGTACGGAGTGAGCCGCACGTTCATCTTGCGCGTCTCATAATCGGGCGTGAAGTCGAAGCGGAACTCGGCCGCGACCTTCATCGCCGCGCTGCACGACTCGTCGGTGTCCCCTGCCCGGAACGACGGGTACCACCGCATGGAGGATCGCGCAGCGCAGCGCTCCCAGACTCGGCTCGGATCCACCCAGTAGGGGCCCTGCATCCACTGCGCCGGGTCGAGCTTCTGCTCACTCCCCACCCACACGCCGGTGGGTCGGACGCGCCCGTAGTAGAGGCAGCCGTCGGGAAACGGGCGCGCGTTCCGCGGCAGCACCGGCTGGCCCTGCCGGTGGTCGAGCTGTCCCTCCCACCACAGGCAGTCGAAGCCGTACTCGTACAGCGGCAGCCTGGGCTGCTCCGCGGCCTTCTTGGCCAGATCGGTTGCGCGCTTGCGTGCCGCTCCCGCCTTGGCGATGTAGGGGCCGGCGTCTCTGGATCCGTAGTGCTTCTTTGCGATTGCTTCTGCGGCCTTCGCGTCCGCCTCGGCCTGCTTTGCCCACGCCTCCCAGTCGCCCGGCTCCCGAAACCGCTTGGCCACGACGCTGCTGGTCTCGGGCAGCACGACCCCGGCCGGGAGCTGGACCACGTTGCGGCCGTAGTACCGGATCCCTCCCGCCGCGCGGATCCGCGCGGCAATGGCCGGCACGTCGAGGAGCGCCTGGATGCGCCCGAGCACCTGATCCCAGTACTCCTGCGTCTTGTTCCACGTCTCCTGGGCGGCGCTCGCGCATTCCGTCATCAGCGCCTCGCGCTGCTTGTCGAGCGCGGCGTACGCGGCCTTGCGCGCGCGCGTATCCGCGTCGTCCGCGTGAATCACGTTGTCCGCGACCGCCGAGAGCTGCCCCGCAATCACCCCTCCAATGAGCGCCCCGAGCGGCGCCGGGATCCCGATCCCCTGGAGGAGCATGCCGCAGGCGTACGCCGCCGCCTGCACGGCGATGCCGGCGATTTCCTCGCCCGTCAGCTTGCCGTCCTTCAGCGCGTCGAACCCGGCGACCGCGAACTCCACCGGGATCGCCTGCGTCACCATCGCGAGGTTCGTGCTGACGCTCATCAGCTCGTTCTGGAGGAGCGCGATGCCGTACTTCGCGAAATACGCCTTGCCGACGTCCGCGACGAGCGCGGTGGCTTCTGCCGTCGTCGTCGGCGGGTGCATCAGCACGTCGGCCGCCGCGATCCACTCCGGCGGCACGCCCAGCTTCGCAGCCTGCGCGTGCGCGAACGCGGTCACCATCTTCGCCCCGTCCTCGAAGTTCGTGGGGACGCCGTGCGCCAGCGCGTACGCCGCCGTCCAGCTCGTGACCTCCGATTGCCCCATCGCCGGCAGCTTCGGGAGCGTCACACCGAGCTTGGCGGAAAGCTGCGCGCGGCCCTTCTCGATGTCCGCCTGCATCGACGAGTGCGACCACTTCGCAAACTGCGCCTGCGCGAATGTCTGGGGCTGGTAGTCGGCCGCGTTGAACCGCACCTGCGGCGGCGCCCACGCGACCGTGGGCAATCCGGGCGTCGCCAGCGACGCGCCGGCCGATGCCTCGGCGCCCAGGCCGAACCCGCGCGTGCTCGCGTACGCCATGACCTACCCTACGATCCCGTCCTTCTCCACGTCGAGGATGTCGCCCGTGATGACGCAGAGCGGCCCTTCCTTCTCGGTGTAGACGAACAGGAACGTCTGCCCGGTACGCGGATGCTTCGCCGCGGCGAGCGTCGCGTTCGCGATGTTGATCTGGTACAGGCTGTCATCCGACAGCTCCGGTTCCCCCTCGGTGCCGCCGTCGTACAGGCGTGCCTGGATCCCGAGGATGGGCGCGAGCACCGCGAACGCTTCGGGCAGCGGCCCGTCCAGCTCGACCATCGGTCCCGTGACCGGGATCTTCGACCCCGGCCGGTGGTAGTCACGCAGGAAACCCGGCAGTACGAGCAGGCGCTGCGGGCCCTCGGCGAGGTGCTTGTAGTCGATCACCTTGCTGGGGTTTTTCTGCCACTTTGAGGATGCGTACATCACCGCACCCTCGCCCGCATCCCAGCGCCCGACCTCCTGCATTTCCTTCGGCCACTCCCACCGCATCACCTGCTCCTTCGTGGCAGGCGCGTCGATGAACTTCTCCCGAAGCGACGTGGCCGCGCGGCGCGCGTCGAAGTTGCGCTCGTAGCGTCTCATTTCCGCAACCGCAGCTTCTCGACCGCGTTCCAGCCGAACAGCGCCACGGGCGCGCCGACCGCGCCGTAGATCGCCCACTTCTTCTTGTCCTTCTTGAGCGCCGCGGCCGTCAGGTACCCACCGACCGCACCCGGCACCGCGACGAACGCCGCCAGCGCCCCGAAGAACAGCACGCCCGCGACCACGCCGCCGCTCCCCATCCAGTCGATGCTGCTCAGCCCCTGCCGCGACAGCGGCAGAATTGACCCCTTCGCCACCGGCCCGCTGCCGGCGGGGCGCAGCGCACCCGGCGCAGGGCGCCCGATGTCGGTGCTGGCCACGCCGATGGCCGTGCCCCCGTAGAGCTTCGGCACGGGCAGATCGTCGCCGAGCCCACGGCGTTCCGCGGACTGGAAGTAGTCGTAGCCGCCCGTGTCCGGGCGCCAGCGGGAGTAGATCACGCGCGAGCCCTCCGGCGTGACCGGCGGTTCGGCGTGTGCCCGGTCTTCGGCGCCTTCTTGAACAGCGTGGCGAACAGGCGCAGCTCGCGCAGCGCATAGATCCCGAGCCCGGCAATCGCCACGCCGATGCCGAACTTCGCCCACAGCGGCAGCGCCACGGTGCCGCCGTCCTTTTCCGAGAAGGTGCCCCCCGACGTGATCCGCGAGGCGCCGCCCGTCATCGTCTCGGTGGTCATGCCGGTCTTGATGACGTGCTCCGCCGCCGCCGCCTCCGCTGCGGTCGTCGCGTTGGCCTTGTTGAAGGAGTTGCGGAGGTTCCGAGCGTGGTCGTATGTCGGCCGGTCGTAGTTCTTGTCCCACCAGCTCACGCCGTCGAGCCAGACCTTCCACTCGTCCTGAATCTTCCGCGCGGCTTCCGTCCGGTACGGCGTACCGGACATATACTTCGCGATGGTGTCGATGTCCTCCGCCTGGTCGCCCAGCGCGCCACCGAGCACGTCAGGCCCGCCCAGCACACCGAGCCCGCTTGTTTGCCTTCGCATCGGGTTAGCTTCCCGCTGCGAGCCCCCGAGGGTCAAGTTTTCGGTCGGTCCTCGCCGTAGGCCCGCGCTGCGAGCCACGCCGACACGAGCGCGAGCGCCACGTAGCCCCAGCGGGGGATCTGGTTGGTCGCCGTGACCAGATCCCGCCGGAACGCGCTCGGCACCACCCCGGTCAGGGCGTAGCGCCGTACGGCAGGCGGCATGGCGCTGTCGGCCGGCGCCACGACCGCGGTGCTCGGTAGCTGCGCCGTCACCGGCTCACGCCTTCAGCTTGTCGCCCAGGACGCCGAGCGCGATGGAGCCGAGGATGACCGCCACGATCGTCCACTTCTGCGCGCCAGTCATGCTTGCCTGCGCCTCCGGTGCCTCGGCGCCGCGGAGCGCGCCCGACTGGTAGTAGCCGGCACGCAGCGGAGCGCGGTACTGCGAGACGTCGAAGTAGCTCCGCCGCGCGGGCCATCGGTTCGCGTCGTACGCGCGGTGATCCGAACCGAGCACGCCGAGTCCGGCGAAGCTGATGTTCGCGGTGTCGTACGGAGCGCGGAAGTGCGCTGTCGAGGTATAAATTCTACGCATCTTGGGATCCTATCGCGGCATCACGCGGCCTTCGGCGACGGCTTCCTGAAGAACACCATGTAGCCTACCACCGCGACGACGCCTACGCCGAGGGCGAGCTTGGTGGTCATGCTCATGCCGGCCTCCGCGATCTCCGCGGAGGCGTGCGCGGGCTCCAGCGCCGGATCCGGCGCGGGCGGCGGAGGAGCCGGCGGCGGCGGGACAGGCGTGGCCGCGCTGACCTTCGGCTTGGCCACCGTCACCGCGCGTGCAGCGGGCGGGCGCGGCGCGGGCTTCTTGGCAGCCTGCGCGGCCTTCACCGCGGCCACGTACGCGAGCAGGTCGGCAGCCTTCTTGTCGTTCGCGGCCTTCACCGCCGCCGCGTACGCGAGCAGGTTCTGCCGGTCCTTGTCCGCCTTCACCGCCGCCGCGTACGCGAGCAGGTCGGCCGCGCGCTTGTCGTTCTGCGCCTTGACCGCCGCCGCGTACGCCGCCAGCGCCACCCAGTCCACGGCCTTCCCGGGCGCCGCCGCGGGAGCGGGGGCCACCGACGGCCCGGCCGAGACGACCGCGCCCTCCGGGAGGGTGAAGCTCTCGCAGGTCGCGGGGTACCGCCCCGCAGCCTTGCCGGCGCCGCACGTCAGCGGCCCGAGGATACCGTCCACCTTCACGCTCGGGAACCGGGCGGCGAGCACGGCCTGCAACGCCTTGGTGTCCGCGCTGTAGTTGTTCCAGGGGTAGTAGCCCGGGGTCGGCTCCACGAAGCCACTGCACGTGCTCGGGACCTCCATCTTCGCCTTGCGAAGCGCGCCGCACGTGCGCTGCCCGAGCAGCCCGTCCTCCGCGACCACGGCCAGGCCGGTGGCCGCAAGCCAGGCGTTCACCTGGCGCTGCAACGCCTTGGTGTCGTCCGAGTACTTGCCGAACGGGTAGGTCGCACCGAGCCCCTGCCTGCCCGCGAACACGCCGAGCCCCGTAGGGCTACCGAGGATGCCGTTCATGCTTTCACCGTTGCCTTCTTCGCAGCCATGATGAGGCCCTTCTTCTTCGCGTAGACGAGCGCTCCGATGCCGACCAGGGCGGCGATGCCGAGCGGGAGCGCCATGCTGGCCCGCTTCACCGGAGCGAGCGGAGGGGGAGGCGGCACCGGCAGCTTCGTGGGCGGCGGCGCCACCACCACCTTGGCCGGTCGCGCCACCGTCGGGCACGTGAGCGGCACCGAGTAGGCGTGCGGGCACCCGCTCGACGAGCGCGGCGAGAACTTCCCTCCCAGCTCGAACAGCGCGCCGCAGGTCGCCGCGTCCCACGCGCTCGTGACGGGGATCGGCTTGTAGCCGTTGCTCGCGAGCGTGGCGTTCATCTGCTGTTGCAGCAGGCCGATCTCGGCGTACTTCTGCCCGAAGTTGATCACGCACTCGCCGTCGCGGTTCAGCGGCGGCAGCGACGCGGAACGGCTCGCCACGATCGGCGTCGCCGTCTGCGGGAACTGCCAGGGCTTCAGCGGCAGGCAGCCCGGGAGCAGCCCCGTGTGGTCGAGCAGGGCCTGGAGCGTCGCCGACACGCGGATCCGGCCGATGCTCGCCGCCGCCGCGGTGTCGCTCGCCGCGCCGCATGTCGCCGCCGAGAGCTTCCCGTCCTCCGCGAGCAGCCGGTAGCTGCCGGGCCGGAGCACCTCGGCGTTGAGCAGCTTCTGCATCTGGAGGATCTGCGCGCTCGACGGCGGAGCGACCGCCGGTCGCGAGGGCGCGATCGGCTGCACGGTCACGCCGCACGGCATCCCGAGCAGCGGCTTGATCTTCGCCAGCACGCCGGCCAGCGCGATCTTCGTCGGGTCGGTGTCGGGCAGGGTCTTGGCGAGTAGCTGCCCCGCGCCGCAGGTCCGCCCGTCCCACACGCCGCTCACCGGGATCGGTAGATACCCGACGCTCGCGAGCCAGGCGTTGAGCATCGTCTGCTGCTGGCGCATCAGGTCGCTCGCGCTCGCCGACGGCGTGGTAGCGGGAGGCGGCGCGGTCGTGGTCGTGGTCGTGGTGGCCGGCGGCGCGGTCGTCGTCGCGGGCTGCGCCAGGGCTGCGCAGGCGGCGACGATGCCCTTCTGGTACTGCGCCACGATGCCCGCGAAGGTATCGTCCGGCGTCGGCTCGTTCGGCGCCTCGTTGTAAGAGCGCCCGAACGCCCCGAAGCCCGCGCACGTCGCCAGACTGAACACCCCGTCCTCCGGCACGGTCGGGATCCCGCGCGCGTCCAGCTCGGTGTTCAGCATGTACTGCCACTTCAGCACCGTCGGGTCCTTCACTCCGAGCGCGAAGGGCAGGCCGTACGTGCCCGCCGGTGCCGTCGCCGTGGTGGTGGTGGTGGTGGTGGCAGGCGCCGTGGCAGTGACCGCCGGGCAGGCCGGCGCCTTGGGCGTGAACGCCTTGCAGCCCCCGTCGAAGTCCGCCGCGTAGGTCTGGTACGCGCTCGGGGGCGCGCCGGTCGCCTTCGACCAGGCGAGGGCGCCGCACGTCCCGGGCCCGATCAGCCCGTCGGCCGTCAGCGCGGTGGTGCAGCCCGCCGCCGCCATCTGCGTGTTCAGCGCGGCTTGCAGCGCCTTGACGCGCGAATCCGCGGTCCACTGGCTCGGCACGGCACCGAGGTGACCGCCCAGCACGCCGTTCGTGCTGGACCGCCGCCTGCTGCTGCCGAGTGAACCGAGGGACATGGGATCAGAACCAGCCCTTCTTCTTTCCCACGACCGCGAGCCCGACGGCAAGCAATCCGCCACCGATCATCGCCCACGTGCCCGCGCCCATGGCGCTCGCCTTCGCGGGCTCCTCCGGCGGAGGTGCCACGGGCGGCGTCGCCACCGGAGGCGTCGCCACCGGAGGCGTCGCCACGTACACGGAAGGCGCCTTCACCGTCGTGGCGCCCCCGCCGCCCGGCGCGGTCGAGCCCTTGACCGCGCAGACCGAGGCGTAGATCGCGCCCATCGCACCGAGGTTCGCGTCGATCGCCGCCGCGGTGCTCGCGCTTGCCAGGGAGCGTCCCGGCCCGCGGTACCACGCGATGGCGCCGCAGCCCTTCGCGCCGAGCTTGCCATCCTGGTCAAGCGCGGTCAGCCCCGCCGTCTTGAGCACACGGTTCAGGTAGCCCTGAAGCTCGCTCACGCGCGGGTCGCCACTCTGGCCACTGGCCTGGCCCGTGAGCGCAGGCGCAGTCGGGCCCTTCGTCGCGACCGGCGCGTTGGGGTCGTTGATCATCGGCATGAACGACGGCGCCGGGGCGGTGCTGGTCGGCGCCGTAGCCTTGCTGACGACCGCGTTCGCGTCGATGAACTGTCTCCTGTAGTTCTCTGCTTTCGCCTTCGCGTCGTCGTCCTTCTGCCAGAAGTACAGCCCGTTGTACCAGGCGCGGAAGTGGGTCTGGACGTCGAAGGCAGCCGGCGAGGTGGTGCGACTGTTCAGGATGAACGCCGCGATGGCGTCGATGTCCTCGCCTGTGTCCCCGAGCCCGTACAGCGACGGCCCGAACACGCCGCCGCCACCCTGCGACGTGCCGAACACGCCGTTCGCGGCGTTCACGTCACCGAGCCCGCGGAGCGCCGGGTTGCCGTCGTTGAAATGACTGGGGAGGAATACGCTCTGGACGGACCGCATGTAAGGAAACGTGTGTACGGGGCGGATCCAGCTACCACCCTTTCCGCCTGTGGCGGGAGAGGGGTACGGGTGCGTTGTCGCGACGTATGGATTCGGGATTCCGTAGGACATGAGCTACGCAGCCTCCATCATTTCGATAGCGTGAGCAACTTCTCGGACGCGGTCCCAGAACTGCACAGAGTCACGCCCTTTGCGTCTCAGGAACACTTCCACGTCCGATACGTGCTTCGCGCTGTTGCAGCGGGGGCACGCGGGGACCACATTCCAAGCGTCACCGGAGCCTTGTTTGCTGATCGGTACGATGTGATCCTGGGTCACTTTCGTTTGTTCCAGGCAGTAGGCACAGCAGCCCCACAGACCAACGATGGCCTGCCACTGCGCCTCTGTCAGGCAAGAGTCGGAACCCGCCAGCAAAGCGCGGCGACGGCGCGCCGCTTCTTTTGCCTTCGGCGACAGATACCCTCTCCTGCGGTTGGCCTTTCCTTGCTCCGACGCCTCGTACTCGGCCCGAGTCTTGGCAAACCTCTGCGTGGCGCGGTACCTCTCTCCGCGCGTTTTATCACGCTGCTTCCTGATCGTCTCCGGTACACGCAGCCGCTCGCCCCTCGCGAGGGCAACCTCCATCATGTAACAACCGCAGCTTCGCACCGCACCGTTCTTCAAATGAACACCGCGTACGACGCTCTCGCGTCCGCATTTGCAGACGCACCGCCACTTCGCCCCCTTCACGTATCCAATAACGGTGAGTCGCGCGAAACTCCGTCCCACGAGGCTCTCCAGCGGAGTACGCCGCGCTGGGTTCGCCGTCAGGTTCCGCAGCCTCGTCAGCTCGCCCCTGCGGCAGCCACAGGACTTGGAGCGCCCTTGGCTGAGTGTTGTACTCGCGAGGGCTCTCGTCTGCCCGCAGTCGCATAGACAGGTCCACCGGCCGCCGCCGGTATACGTCTGGACGGTCCATTTGCCGAACCGTTGCCCCGCCAGATTGACGCGAACGCGCGGCATCTTCAGCCCGCCCCCTGCGCCAGCGCGTACGCCAGGAAGCGGTCGATCGTCGTCTCCTCCGCGGGGCTCACTCGGCTGCCGCCCGTGTTGCGCCAGTCCGCCGGCCCCACCTCGTAGTAGAGCACGGCGCCGTTGGCCAAGGAGATTTCGAGCAGACCGGATGGCGTCCGCGAGAGGTCCCAGTTCACGAAGCGCGCGCTCGCGTTGCGCGCGTAGCCGCCCGCGTCCGTCACCTCGATGGCCCAGTCCCACACCGGATGCGTCTCGTCGTCGAGCCACTCGGTGTGCCCGAGCGCGATGGCGCACTCCTCCGCCAGCTTGGTCAGGTTGACCTCGCCGGTGATGCCGTCCACGAACTCGTGGTGGATGTCGTTCGCAAGGCTGTCCCGCATCCACCGCTTCGCAATGGCTGACTCGGGCCGCGCGTTCGGCGCGTGCACGCCCAGCATTCCCTTGACGGTGAGCGCCCCAATGTCGAACCGCTCCATGCCCAGGGCTTCGGCCAGCGCGTTGAGCCGTTCGTCGTGCAGCGCCCGAGCCCGGTCGCTGCACCGGCACGCCCGCGTGCTGCCGAGGTACCCGCACGGGCACGGGTTGGCCGCGCCCACGACCACCAGGGGGGCCGCCGGGTACTTCACCCGCGTCACCTGCTCGTGGCGCAGCGCGCCCGCGAGCGATTCGATGCTGGTTCGGCTGAACTCCGACAGCTCGTCCAGCAGCAGCACCCCGCGGTGCGCCAGCGTCACCTCGCCGGGCCGCGGCGGGTTGCCGCCACCGACCAGCCCCGCCTCGCTTACCGAGTGGTGCGGCGCACGGAACGGCCGCGCGCAGGCGTAGTTACCTTGAAGCAGCCCGGCGACGCTGTAGATCAGCGTCAGGTCCGTCGCCTCGTCCGCGGACAGCGGCGGTAGCAGCCCGAGGATGTACCGCGCGGCCATTGTCTTCCCCGAACCGGGTGGCCCGACGAGCAGAATGTTGCGGCCTTCCTCGACCGCCACCAGCGCTTCGGGAGGCAGACCCGGATCGCTGGCCACTGGCTGCCCGCCGCACGGCGCGAACTCGCGATGCACACGCATGCGCGGGACGGGTCGCTCCTGCATGTAGGCCACGGCTTCCGCGAGGTCGCGGAGCGGCTGAACCGGCACGTGCCCGGAAAAGGTTGCCTCCGGTTCGTTCCAGGCGGGGACGAGAAGCACCTCCGCGCCGTGCTCGTCGGCGCCGACTGCGGCCACGGCCGCACCGCGCACGGCGCGCAGACCGCCGTCGAGGCCCAGCTCGCCGACCGCCAGCGTGCCCGTCAGCGACTCCGCCGGGATCAGCCCGTGACTGGCCAGGACACCGAGTGCGATCGGAAGGTCGAGTCCGGGGTAGCCCGCCGCGCGGGCGGCGGTCGCGGCTTCCTGGGGCACCTGCACCGTGATCTGCGCCTCGGGCGCAAAGCCCACCCCGGTGAGCGCGCTCAGCACGCGCACCCGCGCCTCCCGCGCGTGCGACTCGGTGAGGCCGGCGACGCGCAAGCCGGGCGGCCCCGGATCGACCGTTACGGCGATCGGAACGAGCACGGGTTCGAGCCCGCGGTACAGCACGCCGGACACCGTCGTGCCGGAGTGGGCCGCACGACGCGGAGTAGCAGCCTTCCTGCGCGCCATCAGGCCCGCCCTCGCGCCGACGCGATCAGGTCGTCGAGGTCACCGTCGTCGATCATGCGCGCGAGCGACGTGTACGCCTCGTGCCGCTTCACGTCGTTCGCGTCCAGGGCGTCGTTCGCCAGACCGAGCGCGACCGCGTGCGGCGTGACGCTCCCGAGCACCGCGGCCACATGGTCGGCGCCGAGGCGGCGTTCCACACCGCCCAGATCGAGCATCAGGCCCCAGTTGGGGGTGTGACTCTCTGCGGCCTCACCGACGGTGTACCAAATCTGGAAGCTGTCATCGCCCGGTGACCACTTCGCGTAGAACTGGTCTGGACGTGGCTCCGACTTGACGAATCGCTTGACGCTGTTCATCCCGCCGGAGCGGTCGTGCTTGGCATTGATCCACGTGGTACGCGCGGACGCCTGGAAGGCTCGTACCGCTGGCCACTCCTCCTGGCGCCCCAGGGGCTTGAGCGGAAAGTCGTTCTCGATGCCGTCGATCTTGATCGCGTAGGCCCAGTGCCCGACGTTGCCTTGGTCCTGTCCGAACCACGGCTTGCTGCCACGCGCGTTCCGCTCGTGCGCGGACACATGCAGCGCGTTCCCAAGGATGTCGGCCTCCGCGTCGTTCAGCCCGTAGTCCCGCACGGCCTGCCGATAGGCGACGGCCCGGTCCTTTCCGCCAGGGTTGGTGGACGTACGCTCGGCGTGGTGCACCATCCTGAGCGCGGCCTTGATCTTGTCAGCGTCGATTGCAGCGTTCGCCCGCATCGGCTCCCAGCCGAGGGGCCTTCGCCCGGCAGAATGCCCTTCGGCGGGCGGATCGAGCGCCGCCACGACGCGCGCCTCCGGCATCGCTGACTGGACCGCGCGAATGTGGCTCGCGGTCGTTCGGCTCGGCGCGGCCTTCGCGTCCAGCACGACCACGCCGCCCGCACCCCAGCCCGCGATCGGCATCGCGTAGGAGAAAATCTGCTGCCCGTCCGTGCTGACGGTCGTCCCGCCGAGGCGGCGCCCTTCCATGAAGGCGTTGATCACCGCGGTCACGTTCTTGCGCGCGTTCGGCTCGTACGCCTCCCCCGTGGCGCTCGCCAGCTCCTCCAGGGCAGCGGCCCGGCCCTCCGGTGTCATTTCGATCGTCTCGGCCTGCCAGAACACCGGCTTGCCCTCCGCCCACGACTCGATCGGGTCCTCGACCTCGTAGTTCATGTGGGCGTACACGACGGGCTCCTCCACGTCGGGATGCGGGTACCACTTGCCGTCGTCGCCGATGAAGCCGTCCATGCTGACGATGGTCGCGTCGGTCAGCGCACCGATGCCCTCCGGCGGGACGTACTGCCAGCCGTTGCCCATGGCGACGTCGAAGAAGTCCGCCTGCTCGGCGAGGATACCGCGGCGGCGTCCGGTCTGGCGCTCCGCCAGCATGTCCTGCGCGAGCACGCGGCCCTCGGGGGTCGCGGTCATGTTGAGACCGCGCGGATTGCCGAGCTTGTCCACTCCGGCGGAGGTCCACGTCAGCAGGTTGTCCTCCCAGATCACTTCGCCCTTGGCTGCCGCGTTCTTCTTCATGTGCGTGTCGTCCTTCGTTCCGATTCCGAACGAGAAGTTGCCATCGAGCGCGAGGTGCACGGGGTTCGGGGTCGCACGCCGGCCCTGGTACCAGGCGATCACGTGCCGCTGCGCCGTGCCGTAGGTCGGCACCTTACCGTTGCCCTCGCGCACCACCTCGAAGTTCGGGCTGATGGTTCCAGCCGGTTCACCGTCCGGCACCCGCCCACCTGCCCGTTCAGTGAGGAGGCTGATCGGTGCGATTCCGCCGGGCACCACGACCCAGCCTCGATGGTCCGCCCACAGGATCGATCCGACCGGCAGAGCGCTGACCTCTGCCGCTGTGATGGTCGTCCCGCGCTCCGGGTTCGCCGCCATGCCCGCCGCGTACTTCGCGTCGAAGTTCCGCATCGCGGGGACCAGTTGCTCGGCCAGCCGTTCGATCGCCGGCTCCGTCAACCTGTAGGTATTGCTCGTCATCCACTGGCCTTTGCTGCGCGTCTCCACGTCCTCCGGCAGCAGCCCGACGGTCATGGACTTGCTTGCTCCGAAGTGCGTCAGCGTCGTCGTGAACTGCGAGTGGTCCCGGTTGTACCCGAACCGGATAGACCACTTTCCGCCGAGCGACGCACTGGTGCTTGTCAGGCCGCTTTTGACGCGCAGGCTCCGCAGGACAGCCTTCACGGCTTCCGGGTCGGTCAGAGTCTCGACCGGATCGCGGCGCGAGGCGTTCGCCTCGTACTCCTTCGCAGCGGCAGGATCGATCTTGACGATCTCCCACGACTCGCCTTCTGCGTTGACCTGTTCGTTGAACACGTCCCACACGTGCTGCTTGTCGTACGCCCATTTGAGAACCGAGCTTTCGCCGAAGCCGGGGTCAATGGTGTCGCGATAGGTGACTCTCCAGAGATACAGCGTGCCGTGACGCCCAGGTTTACTGGCCTGGGCGCCGCGCCGCGCGTTCGACTCGTACTCGTCGCCCGGCTGTCCGTTCGCCGCCATGCCGCTCATCCCTCTGTGCTTCGCGCGGTACGCGAGGTAGGCCGACGGCTCGCTCGTGGCGCCCTCGGCCGCTGCCTTGTACCCGTGGTAGTAGTCGCGGCCCTGGCGCTTCACGACGGGCGGCCGCTCGCCCGTGCCCGTCGTGCAAAGCTGCCGGACGTGACTCGCTTCGCGGTCCCGCCGGCCCGCTGCGAAGCCCTCGGCGAACGTCCCTCCGGCGTTCTCCTCGTACCCCGGCACGACCGCCGGGTCGAACTCGCCCGCGAGCACGCGCTCCTCCGCCTCCGCGCACCGGGGGCACGTCGTCCCGTGCGCGCCGTAGTCGATCATCGCCGTGCCGCACTCCGGGCAGGGCTGGCCCACGCGCGCCAGGTCCGCGTCGCCCTCCTCCGCCTCGGCGTACCACGTGTCGCCACGGCCCTCGGCCTCGACGATGCGGCCGGTGCGCCCCGCGGCGTCCTCGAAGCGCGAGCTACCGGGCACGGGCTGGTAGCCCTTCGCCCTGAGCAGATCGAACGCCGACTGGTAGGAGAGCGGACCGAGACGCATGGGTAGTCACTTCTTCATGTTCTGGGCGACGAGTGCCTCGACGCCGAGCCCCACGCTTCCGAAGACCACGCTCGCGATGGCGCCGCCCCAGGTGTAGGCGCGCTCCTCGGCACGGCTCGGCGCGAGCGCCTTGCCGACGATCCAGCCCGCACCGAACCGGAGTCCCATCCCGAGCAGCAGCGCCGTCAGCGTCGTGGCAGCGGCCACGCCGGTCACGACGCCCGCCTTCGCGTCGCTGATCACGTCGGAAGCGTCCCCGAGCGCGCCCGCGAGCGGCGACACCTTGCTCGCGACCTTGCGGAACGCGCCACGCGGCCGCGGCCCGACAGGGCCCATGTTGTAGGCGCCCATGCCTCCCATCACGCCGGGGCCGAACGCGCCCATGCCGTTCTGCGCGAAGTACTCGCCGGTCCCGTTCGTCGGTGGCAGCGCCTCGGGCCGCTGCCGGACGGAAGTGCGCGTCGGATACGGGTCGAGCGCGGGCGAGCCAGCAGCGGCCTGCTGCATCTGCGGTCCGAAGTATTCGCCGAGTCCGTTCGTCATGTTCAGCGCTTCCTCCGCGACGTCCCGCGGTGACTGCGGTTGCTCACCATCGTCTTGCGGCTACCCGGTCCCTTCAGGAAGTACCAGAGCGCACCGGCGACCACCGCCGCGCCACCTGCGAGCAGCGCCGCCTTCTTCCCGTCCGTCACCATCGGCAGCACCGAGGTGAGGTCGAGCCCGAAGCCCGACGCCGGGGGCCCCGTCTTGATCGGCTCGGGGTTCTGGATGACGTTCACGATCGACTGGTACGGCATGTCGCCGCGCGAGGTCTGCTGCACCACCGGGCCGAACGGCTGGTTCAGCCCGCGCTCGATGAATGCGACCTGCGCGCTCGTGTCGTACGCGATCGGGCTGTTCGGCACGACCACGATGGGGCGCCCCGTGGTCACGTCGCGCACCTCGCTCGGGTGGAACATGCGCTCCCGGGCGAGGTAGCCCGGCAGGCTGAAGCGCACCGAGAACACGCCCGCGTCGCTGTGGATGTTCGGCGGCGTCGCCTCGGGGTTGTCGAACACCCCGTTGTTCTGCACGTCGTCCATCTCGGCCATGAGCCGCAGCTCGTTGAGCGCGTAGCCCGACTCCTGCTTCTCGTCCTGCACCTCGTCGTCGGTGCCAGCCAGGTGGCGGCCATGCGCCTTGTCGATGAGCGCCTGGTAGTAGGGCGCCGTGCTGGACGAGTAGCGCGTGTCGCTCGCCCGGTTCACGTCCGACCACATCGACGGCGGCGCCCCAGTAAACGGCTGGCTGGGGTACGTGGGATACCTGCTCATGGCTGGAACCTACCTTGCTTCGCGGAACGCTGCGACTTTCGTGCAGGGAGCCTCACGCGGCCTTCTTCTTTCGGCCGAAGATCAGCCACCCACCGACGGCGAGCACCGCCGCGGCGGCAAGCAGCCCGCCCGTGCCGAAGCCCGCCTGGGCGACGGGCGCCGGCTCGTCCTCCTCGGAAGGCGCGACCACTTCCGGGGGTGCTCCCGGGGGCGGCGCGGGCGGCGGCGTCTGCTTCGGGGGCGGGGGCGCACCCGGCGGGGGCTTGGTCAGCGCCGGGGGCTTCGCGGGCGGGGGCGGGGTCTTGGGCGGCGGCGGGGGCGGAGGCGTCTTGGCCTTCACCGCGGGCGGCAGGGCGGCTCGCGCCTGGACGGCCGCCGCGTACGCGCGCAGATCCGCGGCGCGCTTGTCGTTCGCGGCCTTCACCGCGGCCACGTAGGCGAGGAGGTCGGCACGGGCCTTCACGTCGCGCACCGCCTGCGCGTACGCGAGCAGGTCGGAAGCCCGCTTGTCGTTCGCGGCCTTCACCGCGGCGGCGTACTTGGCGAGCGCCGCCCAGTCCACGGTGGGGCGCGTGGGCATCGGCGCGGCGTGCAGCACGGGCGGCGGACAGATCGGAAGCGTCTCGACCCAGCACGGATTCGCCGTGGCGAGGTCGAGCAGCCCGAGCCCGCGCAGCTCGTACGGCTTGCAGGCCGCGTGCGCCGCGTCGTGCTGCGCCTTGGTCGCGCAGGCGGAGTACTGCTTCGGATCGCTCGGGGGGCGGCGATCGTAATCCTGTCCGAGGGAAGCGACGTAGCTCATGGTGATGGGGTTCCTCGCGGTTGCGGTCTCAGTCGATTTTCCAAGACTTCCAGGTCGTGACACGCGCGAGCATCGCGGCTTCTCTTGTCCCCGCAACGCTGTCGGTCACTAGCCAGCGGGCGGACTTCGGCTCCTTCACGCGCGCGAACACGTGGCTGAAGTTGTTGGGCGCGCCGAAGCCTACGGTGACGAACTCCGCTTCGCGCCCGAGCTGCCGCGCCATCGTGGCGACCAAAAGCGCGATGTCGTCACAGTCGGCTGTCGCCTGGCCGTACTGGAGAATCTGCTCCGCGAGCCGCTGCGGGTCGGAGATCGTCTCCATCGCGAGCGGGTCGTTCTTGTAGCGGACCTTCTCGGCGACGAAGTTGCGGACCGCGAGAATCTCGGAGAGGTAGTCCTTGGGTTGCAGCCAGCGCACCACGTGCTCGGTGAGCTGGTAGAGCACGATCGACCGCTCACCCCGCGCGCCGAGACACAGCTCCCGCATCTTGTCGATCGTGGTTTGTGGACCGAAGAACCGGCCGACGGTGAACGGCGGCGGCGCGGCTGAAGGGAATGGTAGCGTTGCGCTCATGCGGCATCCAGTCGCGCGAGGCCAGCGGCGCGCCGCTGGTTAAAGGCAGGCAGATCGATCGTCAGTCTGGCGCAGGCTACTGCCAGGTCGTGCTTGTGTTTCTTGATGTTGCAGCGCAGGCAGGAGGGCACGATGTTCGCACGCTCGTGACGCCCGTTGCTGCTGATCGGAACAACGTGGTCGATCGTCATCTTGCCTCCGCATCCGCAGTAGGTGCAGCGATAACCGAAGGCCCGGAGCATCGCGCGCCACTCGTCGGACGTGAACGTACCGCCAACGCTCATCAGCAGGCATCGGCGCCGCTCGACGCGAACCAGGCTGGCCTGCTTACCGTACTCGGTTGCGTAGAAACGATCCTGACACACCTTGGCTTTGCCGGATTCGCGGTAGCGTAACAGTGATTCCTTACGGCGTTGCTTCTTCTCCTCTGGACTGAGCTTCTGCCGTGGCGGCCCGAGCCCCAACTTCACTCGGTTGCTCGCCTCCCTTCGCTTGAAAGCGAGACGACCCTTCTCGCTCTGGTTGTACCGACGCTGCGCCTCGGCGTTCTTGCGCTTCCGCTCCGGGTCCGCCTGCATCCGTTGACGCGAGGTCCGCATCCACTCCTTCGCTTTGTCGGTGCTGTAATACTGAGCAAGTCGCCCGCGGTGGGCGTTGCGCCACGCGAGCATGGCCTTGCGCCCCTTCTCGCTCGTGTTGTAGCGATGCTGAGAGACGACGCGGCGGGGGTCTTTGGGAGAGGCGTAGGGCATGGCGGTGCCTGGCAGTCCGACCCGAAAATCCGAACCAGCCCGGAGCTTACTCGCTACCCGGCGAGCCCCGCAAGAAACGTGCGACCGCGCTCAGGTGCCGGGCTTTTCCGGCGTCGCGGCGTCCTGCACGCGGTGGCCGCGGAGCAGCACCCGGGCTGCGGGATCGCCCTTCCAGAAGGGTTCGATCCACTGCACCCGGCGGAGCGAATGCCGCGGGCCGTGCGCCTGATGGGTGAGGTGCCCGCGCACCAGGAACTGCACCTTGGGACTTCCACCGCGTCGCTTGCCGGTGATCGCCTCGGTCACGGTGTCGCGCAGGTCGATCGTGACGGGCTGCGCGAGAACGTAGCGCGCGCCCTCGGGCGCCGTGCCGGTCGGGCGCTTCGCTCGCGTGTGCGGCGCCGCCGCAGGCGTACCCCAGCGGCCCTCCGTACGCTTCCGCTCGGGGTCACTCAGCACGACGCACGCGCCGCGCACGAGCGAGCGCAGCATGTCCGCCGCGACCGCGCCGCCCGCGTGCTCCTCCGACCAGCCCGTGACCGCGCCGGTCTTGCTCACGAGGTAGCGTGGCTCCGCGCCGACGCACCACACGCGCTGCGGCTGGGCGTCCCCGAGTAGCCCGTTCGGTACGAGCAGCGACCATGCCCGCCAGGGCGAGTGCAGCGTGTCCGCGTCCGGTATCTCGGTGAGGCAGAGCGCTGCGGCGAGTTTGTGGGAGACCTCCAGGCGAGGGAAGGCGCCCTCGCGCCACGCCCCCAGGAACTTCTGGATGCCGGGCAGCACCACGCGCAGGCCCCGGTCGTCCAGCTCGACCTCCAGCAGACCGGCCCGCAGGAAGTGCGGGAACGCCGCGTCGCAGAGGTGCTCCGCGAGGCTCGCCTGCTCGTACGCCTCCTCGGTCGGCAGGTCCGGGTCGAACGTCCCGAACAGCACCGCCGCGCTCATGCCGAGCACCTCGGTGTTCTGCGCGGAGGTCGGCGGCGGAAGCACCAGATCCGCGGCGACCGCCGCCACGTGCTGGAGCCAACGCGCCTCCTCCTCGAACCCCCATGCGAGCAGCGTGCGCAGCATGAGCGACTGGCGTGTCGCGCAGCGCGCACGGGGACCACGTTGCACGACCCAGTTGATCGGCGATTATGCACTTGACAAACACCCCGCCGCCCCCTATTCTTGACGGATGACGACGAACTGGGACCCGGAAGGCCGCGACCTGACACTGATTTCCGTCTGTCAGCGGTTTTCCACTGAGGCGGCAGCTCGCGCCTACATGGAGTCGGTCCGGTGGCCGAACGGTCCGTCCTGCCCCCACTGCGGCAACATCGATCAGGCGTGCATCAGCAAGATCACCGCGAACCCCAAAGCCAAGATTCGAGCAGGGCTGTATCGCTGCGCCGCCTGCGCCCAGCAATTCACGGTCACGGTTGGCACTGTCTGTGAGGATTCTCACATTCCGCTCAACAAGTGGCTGATCGCCTTCTACATGATGTGCGCCTCCAAGACCCAGGTGTCAGCGCTCCAACTTCAGCGCCAGCTTGAGCTTGGCTCCTACCGCTCTGCTCTGTTCATGTGTCACCGCATCCGGTACGCCCTCAAGGATTCGTTTCCAGACGACCAACTCGACGGGACCGTAGAAGCTGACGAGACGTACATGGGCGGCAAGGTGCGGCGCAAGGGACGCGGCTACGTCGGCAACAAGACTCCGGTGGTGTCTCTCGTCGAGCGCGGCGGCCGAGTCCGATCCCAGGTCGCCACGATGGTCAACGGAGACGAGATGGGCAAGCTCCTCCGAAGGCAGATCGCTCGCACCGCGCGCCTCAACACGGACGAGTCATCGGTCTACAAGGCTGTAGGCCAGGACTTCGCGTCCCATGACACGGTGAACCACAGCCGGGAAGAGTACGCTCGGGACGATGCGGCTACAGGACGCAAGGCGACGACGAACACAGTGGAGGGCTTCTTCGGAAACTCGAAGCGGAGCATCGACGGGACTCACCACAACATCAGCCGCGAGCACACGGATCTCTACTTCGCGGAGTTGGACTTCAAGTACAACACCCGCAAGGTCACGGACGGGGAACGGTCGGTGGAAGCGATCCGACTCATCGAAGGCAAGCGGCTCATGCTCAAGCCGCCGAAGGCGGGCGGGGAATGAGCCCCATGCGCGTCGCTGAAGTCCGTACAGAGGTACTCCTGACGGAGCTACTCGCAGCGCAAGGTTGGGACACACGCCGCCCGCCGAACGGCGCGATGCTCCGTCAACACGAGTACAAGGATCACACGCACCTACTCGACATTTTCAAGGGTCGGAGCAAGTCTGGCGGTGGGGGCGCAGGGCTACCGGAAGCCATCCTCGTTGACCGCGCGTTGCAACCGCTTGTGGTGATCGAGGCCAAAGGTACGCTTGCTGGTCTCGCGCTGGCCGAGAAGGAAGTCACCCGCGATTACGGGATGGCGATGGTCGATGCGGGCGCTACTCCTATTGCCATCGCTGTTGCGGGCACGTCTGAGGACGACTTCGCCGTTCGTGCATTCAAGTGGAACGGCAAGAAGTGGGTTCCGGTCACCTACGACGGCAATCCGATTACGTGGATGCCAAACCGCGAAGACGTGGAGCGTCTTCTTGCGCCCAACACGACCGCCGAAATGCGCCCGTCGATCCCACCCGTCGAGGTGCTCGCGGATCGGGCGGACGAGATCAACCGTCTGCTTCGCGAAGCCGGGATTACGGACGCCGCGCGGCCCGCTGTGGTGGGCGCTACAATGTTGGCGTTATGGCAGTCGAAGGGCGCGATTCGCAGAGACGCCGAGAACATCCTCGGCGACATAAACGAGGCGTGCCGCAAGGCGTTCTGGAAGGCGAGGAAGCCTGATCTCGCCGCGAGCCTACGGGTAGACGAGGCGAACGACGTGCTCGCCGTCAAGGCGCGTCGGATCACGACGATCTTGGAGCGCCTCAACGTAACCGTGCTCACCGCCGAGCACGACTACCTCGGCCAGCTCTACGAGACGTTCTTCCATTACACAGGAGGGAACACCATCGGTCAGTATTTCACGCCGCGTCACATCGCCGCGTTTATGACCGACCTGACGAATATCAGCCTGAACGACGTAGTTCTCGATCCTGCGTGCGGCACTGGAGGGTTCCTCATCGCTTCCATGAATCGCGTCGTGCGTGAGCACAAACTCTCGCGCGTGCAGATGGTCGCGATGGTGAAGAAGAACCTCATCGGGTTCGACCAAGAGCCGGTGACCGCCGCGCTGTGCGTCGCGAATATGATCTTGCGCGGTGACGGTTCGACGGGCATTCGCAAGGACGACTGCTTCACGGCCGGGGACTACCCGGTCGGCAAGGCCAACGTCGTTCTGATGAACCCGCCATTCCCTCATAAGAAAACGGACACGCCGCCCGAGAGGTTCGTCGAGCGCGCTCTTGAGGGCCTCAAACACGGCGGCACGCTCGCGATGATCGTGCCTAGGTCTCTCGCCGTGAAGAAGCAGAAGCAGGCATGGCGCGAGGGCATCCTCAAACACCATACGCTCACCGCCGTAATCAAGCTGCCCGACCAATTATTTCAACCATACGCATCGGTGTATCCGGCGATCCTAGTTCTTACGAAGGGTACGCCGCATCCGGCAGGTAAGAAGGTGTTTTTCGCGCGAATCGAGAACGACGGACTCAAGCGAAAGAAGAACATGCGTGTGCCAAGGACAGGGGAGCAACTAACGCAAACACTCGCAGCGTACCGCAATCACGATGTCATCCCGGGGTACTGTGGGTGGGCTACTGTTGTGCATGACGATGGCTGGGAACCGGGCGCATACATCCCAGCAGAGATTTTCACCGAGGCACAGATCGAGGAAGAAGTTGCAGGGCTAGCTCGGAGTCAGGGAGCGTTCGCCGCCTTACATGCCCACGAGTTGTGCCGCTTAGAAAGAGCTGTCGCCCGCAAAGAACTGATCCCAACAGCCCCCAAGAGGAGCCGCGCGCTTGACGACGCTTCGGACACTATTGGGGCTTATTTCCATATCGGTTACGGAACGAAAGCCCTGCATGACAAGAGTATGCTCGCCCCAGGACTTGTGCCGGTCGTTTCGTCCAGCGGTACGGACAATGGTTGTTACGGCTTCTTCGACTTTGAAGCCTTGCTAGTGCCCCCGTTTGTTACTGTCCCCAGCACCGGGAGCATCGGGGAAGCCCATGTTCAAGAATGGCCATGCGGCGTGGCCGACGATGCGCTCATCCTGGTCTCTAAGAAGGGAGCAGATCCGGCGTTGCTCTACGTGGCAGCGGCCATAGCTCGTATGGAGCGCTGGCGGTTCAATTACGGCCGGAAGGTGACCCCCTCCCGTATCGCTCGCTTCCGACTTCCAACCAACGCTGCACTACTGGGCCGGGTGCGATTGTCGATAGAAAACGCCGAGCAAATAAAACGCCTAGCTTTGTCGAACGCAGAAGAGGCGGATGATGTTAGCGTTGCGCGAACGCGCCTCGTCGAGATAGGGCGCGACCAGGACCAGCTCGTGCGAGGAAAGGAACTAGAACAAGAGCTGAATCGGTTGGAATTGTAGGTAACGCGGATGGCACTTATCGGATTCGCGTTCACCAGGGTGGCGCTGAAATACCTGACAAATATCCAACAGCACAAACTCCGTAGACAGGTCACACGAAAGGCAAGGGCGCTGCAACATGACCCCCACCCTCCCGGATCGAAAAAACTGTGCGGTGAAACCGCTGCGACCGGTGAACCGATCTACCGGGAACGGTCGGGTGACTACCGCATCCTGTACGTGGTCCGAGAGAAACCAACCGAGGTGATAGTGCTCGACATAGACGACAGAAAGGACGTGTATAAATGAATCCGAAGTCGAAGGCAGCATCGAAGGCGAGAGAGCCTGACATCCACTTGGACTCGTCGAACTTCGACGCCATGATGGGGCGGGCTTTGGCGGTCCCACCAAAGGGTGGTGAGAAGGTGCCTAAGAAGCGCTCGGCGAGCGCCAGTCAGCCCGAGGGCGACCGGAGCAAGTAGGGCTGGCGGGGGCCGGAATTTCCGTCGCGGCTGCAAAGTCGCCTATTTGTTAAGTGCATAATCGCCAGTTGATCATCCCGCGCCCGTACGTCGTCAGCGCGACTCCCAGGGCGCGCCCCTCGGCGACCATGTCGGCGAACGCGCGCATGGCGCCGTCCACCTGCTCCACGCACTCGCCCACCGAGCCGAGTTGCTGGTCCGGCATGAACAGCGCGCTGCCCAGCTCCTCCGCGCGCCGTTCGTCCTCCGCACGCGGCTCCGGGAGCACCTCGGCGAGGCTCCGGCGCACCTTGGTCGCGAACGCAAACGTGAGCACCGCGACGCGCACGCCGGCCGTGTCGTGGTGCACGAGCACGATCCACTCCTGATCCGCGGTCCTCGGTCGCCGCAGTGCCGCACCGACCGCGTCGTAGAGCGGTCGCCCCGGGTCCTCGGCAGCCGGCATCGGGACCGCGGCGTACCCCGCCGCGCTCGTCGCCTTCACCTGCGCGGCGACGCCGTCGCGCGCGACGATCCCCACGCAGGCCGGAGTCGTCCGCGGCGCCCGCACGAGCAACGCGCGCAGCGTCGTCTCGACGGACTCCCGTAGTTCCTCGACCATGCGTTCCGCTTCGGCGTCGGTCATGCCCCCACCCTGGCACATGCTGCCACTGGCGTCAAGGCTGCCACCGCCGGGGCCAGAACCCCGGGCTAGGCGCTGCCGGGCCGCACCCGGCGGGCCACAGCGGCCAGCTCGGGGATCAGGGCCTCGGCGCAGGTCGGGCAGAGCACGGTCACGGCCAGGGGGCTCGTCCCGGGCGGCGTCACGACGGTCACGAACCAGCCGTACCGGTTCCCCTCCATGCGGAGGCCCTCCAGGTCGAACGGCATGGGCACCGTGAGGCGCCGCATGCACTCCTGCCGGGGCTCCGACATCGAGCCGGCGCACGCCAGGTCGAGCATCACCAGCGGCACCAGCGGCACGCCGCTTCCGTTCACCCGGTCCTGTGCCTTGGCGGCGCGTCGTTCCTTGCGATTCATCGGTGGTCCCTCAGTGGAGTAGGCGGAGGAATAGCTGTCCAGGCAGATCGTCGGGTAACTCCACCGCGCCGCCGGTGCCGCCGCTGCGCACCACGTCGCGAAACAGATGGACGACGCGCGCGTACGCGGCGGCGTTCTCCGCGGCCTGCATGAGCGGGGTCACTGCGTCGAGGTCGCCCTCCATGCGACGCGCGACGGTGCTGGCCATCCAGACCCGCATCAGCATCACCCCGCCGCGGGTGAAGCTCACCGAGACCCCCTGCCCGACGGGCTCGACCGTGATCACGCTCGCGCTCGCGGTGCCAGCGGGCGGGTCCGGGTCGCGCTCGTCGGCGAAGCTCATCCGCCCTGCCCGAGCACCACGTTCGCAGCGGCCCACAGGTCACGCAGGAACTGCTGCCCCTGACGGCGGACCAGGGGGCTCGCGCTCATACCGGCCTTCTGCAACTCGGCCACGACGCGCTCCGTCTTCAGTCCGCGCACGACCGCGATCAGGTTGTCGCGACCGAGGAGTGGCAGCAGCTCGCGCGCGATGCTTTCCACCGGCTCGCCGGACGCCAGCGCCTGCTCCAGCACCGGCGCGAACTGGACGATCATCTCCGGCGGGATCACCGCGGGCACCGACCCCGGCGGCGCCTGCATCGTCGGAGCAGCCGGCGGCTGCTGTAGCTGCGGCGCCTGCGGCATCGCGGCCTGCGGCTGGTAGGTCTGCTGCGGCGGCATCGGTGGCGCGGCTTGTGGCTGGTACGTCTGCTGCGGCGCCATCGGCGGCGGCGCAGCCTGCGGTTGGTAGGTCTGCTGCGGCGCGTACGCCTCCGGTCCCGGCTGGTAGACCGGCGGCGCGTACGCCTGCTGGGGCGGCGGGGGCGGCGGCGCAGCCATCCCGAACTGATCGAACGACGGGCGCGGCGACGGAGCCCCGGGGTCCAGCGGCCCGGAAGCGTCCTCCGTCCCGAACCGGAGCGCGGTCGGCTGGAAGACGCTGCCGTCGCGCCCGCGGAGCGGCGGGGGGAGTCCCGTCGGCGCGACGCCCGCCATCTGCCGCGCCATCGTGTTCTGCGCGCCGACCATCATCGCCTGGTACTGCATCGCCTGCACCTGCTCCGGCGTCGGGCCCGGCGTGCCGCGCATCTTCGTGACCGTCTCGCCCGCGGACTGGACGATCTCCGGGAGCTTCTGCACCAGATCCATCCCGATGCGACCGATCATTTCCTTCCAGTCACGCGGCGGCTCCGGGCCCTCCGGCGCGCCGTTCGACGGGCCCCACCCGAGCGCGGAGGCGGCTTCCTGCGCGCGCTCGATGTGCTTGCCGATGTCCTTGTTGTCCTCGGCCTCCTTGCGCCAGCGCTCGGTCTCCGCCGTGAGACGGACGATTTCCTGACCGACCGTGCTGATCCGGTTCTCGAACATATCCTTCTGGCCGGCGAGCCGCGTCTCGTAGGTCGCGGCCTGCGACTTCATGTCGCGGTCGTGCTGCCGGCGCTCGTCGTCGAGGCGGGTCTGGTTCTGCGCGCGCAGGTCGTCGAGCGCGCGCCGCATCTCCTCGCGCACCTCCTGCACGCGCCGCTCCGAGCGCGTCTCGGCCTCCAGCACGCGCGCCTCGGCCTTCCGCTCCGCATCCTCGGCGCGCCGCTCGGCCCGCTCGATGTTCTCCTTCAGCCGCTCCTCCTGCCGCTTCATCTCGTCGCGGTTCTGCCGGTCGAGGCGCTCCGCTTCGTTCCGCGCCTGCTCGGCGCGCCGGGTCGCGTCCTCGCGGTAGTCGTCCTGCACGCGCTTCAGATCCGCGGCGGCCTTGTCCTGGATCCGCTGCACCTCCGCGCTGTGGTGCTGCGTGAGGCGCTGAATCTCCTGGCGCGTCTGGTCGAGCGCGTGGTTCGCCGCCTTGGCCTCCGCCTGCGCGGCGGCGAGCAACGGAGCCGACGTGGTGTCGGTCGGCTTCATCACCTCCGCCATCTGCACGAAGCTCGACACCATCTGGGCCGCGTCGGTCGGGCGGTTCCGCTCGCGCTCCTCGCGCTCCCGCGCCTCGCGCTGCGCCAGCTCGGCCCTGGCCTCGGCCCGTCGCTTCTCCTCCTCGGCGCGTTCGGCTTGCGCTTCGGCCTGGCGTGCACGGTGCTCGGCCTGCCGCTCCAGCGCCTTCACGCTCTCGATGCTGTTGCGGTGCACGACGTCGAGCATCGGCCCGAGCGAGGCGCTCACGCCGGCCTGCTGCTCGCGCAGCTCGCGTTCCTTCGCCTCCTCGCGGGCCCGCATCTTTTCCTCGTGCTCTAGCTGCACCTCCAGCATGCGCGCGTCGGCCGTCGTGGTAGGTCGCATCGGCACGCTCGGGGAGAAACCTGGCTGAATGTATCGCATGTCGTCGCCTTCACTTTCGCCTTGTTCGTCGTCGTGCAGCACGGCCGCCTGGAGGTTCGGTGGGTACACCGAGGGAGAGATTTCGATCTTCACGGGCGGCGACAGCGCCTTGTGCCGCATGCGGCCCGTGCGCGGATCCACGACGCCGCCCCGCTTCGGTGGGCCGTAGAGAACGAGCGTGTAGTCGCCGCCTCCGTAGCTGCTCACGAAGTCGCGATCGGTCATGTACTGCTGGATCGGGCGCTGCGTACCCTTGCAGATCACGCCGCCGTACTGCTGCGGCGCGCGCCGGATCACTTCGATGTAGTACTGCCCGTCGCCGATCGTCGGGCACTGGTTCATCAGGTCCGCAAGGTTCTTCGGCGGCTGCACGCCGGCCAGATCCTCGACCTCGCCTGCGCTCGATGCCACCACGCCGTCGTTCAGGTACGGGTTGTCCTCCGGTGGCGGCAGCGGATCGGACCCGACCGTGTAGAGCCGCGTCTCGCGCGCGACCTGCTCGATGGGCGGCGGCTCGTCCTCCGCGTGGCGCCGGATCACGTCGTCGATGGTGCGGATCGGCGTGACCGTGGCGCCGCGGCGGGACTCCGGCGGATCGTCATCGTCGCGCTCGGGCTCCGGCGCGGCGGCGACGGTCGGCGGCGCCTCCCGTGCGGCGCGCACCTCTCGCAGCTCCGCCGAGGTCGTCTGCACCAGGCCGTTCGCCTTGCGCTCCGCACGCCGGGCGGCCAGGGCGGCCTGGCCCTTCGCCAGCGCCGCGCGCTGCGCGTCGTTCATCGGGCGCTTCGGCTTCGGTTCCTTCGGCGCGCCGTCCCTGGCCTCAGGGTCGCTCACTGCTTGGCGGCGGCGGGGCTCTCGTCCTCGCCGCCCTCCTCGTCGTCGTCGCCTCCATCGTCTTCCCCGTCGTCGTCCTCCCCCTCGCCGTCCTCCCCTTCTTCCACGGTGATCTCCGCGACGCGCGCCAGCGCCCTGTCCAGCTCGGCCAGCTCCGACTCGACCTTCGCCTTCTCGTCGCCCACGACGCGCTCCTTCGCACCGTCGAGCAGCGAACGGTACGCGAGCAGCCGCTGCATGATCATCGCAGCGTCCTCCGGTTGCAGCGCGGAGTCGCCCTGGCCCGCCACCTCCTGGAGTAGCGGCTCGATTTCCGAGTGGAGGTACTCGCGCACCGTGACGCTCTCCTTGAAGCTCAGGATCGCGAAGTCCTTGAGCAGGGGCATGACCGTCTCGGCGATCTCCTGCATGATCGTCGCAGGCGTCGCGCTGTTCAGCTTCGCCTGCCGCGCCAGGCGGACGGCGTGCGCTTCGATTTCAGTGAGCACCGCGTTCAGTCGTTCCAGGTTGTCGGCCATGGTCAGTTTCCTTTCGTCGTCGTCTGGGCGCCGAGCGCCGCGTCTACGTCAAAGTCGTCTGCAACCTCGTTGGCCTTGCGCGCCTGCTGCGCCGCGATCGTGCGGTCGTCGTGCGCGTCGATCTGCGCGCGCTCGCTTCCGATCACGGGGGTGCGCAGCTCGCACGCGAGCACCTGCTGGTTGCCCAGGTCGAGGAACTCCCCCTCGTCGGTTCTCCGTGCCGTGCAGAGGCGCACCGCGAGCTGGTGGTCCTGCTCCTCCGGGAACGGCACGAGCTGGCGCGCGTAGTGGTGGCACTGCGGCCGGAGCGGCTCGACCTCGATGCGGACCGTCCGTCGCCAGAACGCGAAGCCGACCCGGCGCTCCACGAACCAGGATCCGTCCGGGCTGCGCTGCACCGCGCTCGGCGCGTAGCGCGCCGTCTCGAAGCCCCACTCGTCGCGCTCGACGAACGCGGAGCAGTCGCTCATGCACACGAAGCGCGCCGGGTCCAGGTCGGGGGCCTGCGCGTCCTTCCACGCCTGCGACAGGAGCGGCCGCGGCAGCCCATCCATCGGATCCACCGCCATCGGGGTGATCTCGTTCGGGAACGCCTGGTAGAGCGCGTCGGTGATGCGCGGGCCCTCGGCCTCATGGCGCACCGCAGAGGCCGCGCTCGGCCCCTCTTTGGTCGTCGTCATCAGGCGCGGAGGGTAAGTCCTCCCGCGCCTGCTATCAACCCCCCGCTGGCAACTGCTATGCGACGGGCCCCGGGACGGGGGGGGCCTGGTAGGGCGCCACGTGATTCTCCCGGAACTCGTCGGCCACGATCTGGATGGTCGGGTTCAGCCGAGGCTCGGCGCGCGGCGGCGCTTTGCCCGTGGCCTCGCGATACTGCTGCACGAGCGCCCGGTACTGGTGGGCCAGGCTCTCGATTTCGGCCAGCATCATGGACTGCGCGCTGCCGTGTTCCGCGCCCGTGCGGACCAGGAGGCGCCGGGACTCGGTCGCCTCGGTTACGCACCCGTCGATCTTCGCGAAGTACTCGCGCGCCTTCCGGGCTTGCTCGTCGCGCTCCGCCCGAGCCCGCTCCGTCTCGGCACACTGCGTGGCCAGGTCTCGCTCCAGCCCCGCAAGCGAGGCGGCGAGCTGGTCGAGCGACCGGAGCGCCGCGGCACCGTGCTGGGTCACGCGGCGGCGCCGGCCGAGCACACCGAGGACGACGCCGATGCAGAGCGACACGAGGGCGACCACGACCGGGTGAGACAGCATGGCTGCCAGAATCGGTCGGCCCGGGGCCCGGCGCAAGGGGGCTCAGCGGTTGGCGTACTTCTCGGCGAGTCGGGAGAGGCCGTCGCTGATCATTTGCCGGTGCTCAGGCTGCGCTTTCGGGTAGTGCTCCGCGCCGTGGCACTTCGGGCATAGCCACCGGATTTCGGTGGGTTTCTGGTAGTCGGGATGGTGTGTCTGCGCGTTCGGCACACCGCATCGCTCGCACGACTGCCGCTGCAACGTGCCACGCTGCACTTGCTGGTTTACCCGCTGGCGGGCCCGCACGCGCCGCGCCTGCTCCGGGTCCGTACGGTAACGCTCCGTTTGTCGCTCCGAATCGCGCTTCCGCGCCCTCCACTCGCGCATGGCCAGCCGGTGGCACTCGGCGCAACGGGACTGTCGTCCGTCCGAGGCGCGGGCAGCTTTCGCGAACTGGTCCAGCGGAAGCCAGCGGCGGCATCCACCGCAGAACTTGTCGTCGGGCAGCGGAAACTGGAAACCAGCCGCAATCTCGCTTTTTGTGCGCCGGGGCGTCATGGTGCGTCGTGAAACTGTTTCACGGCCTGCCGGCCGGATTGCGTGAAACCCGCCCTGCCACTGCTGCCGCTGTCGCGAACAGAATGCGGCGGTCCCGCACGACCGCCCCGGGCCCCGACACCGACTCGCGGAGGCAGGGCGCGAGCGCCTTGGCCCCGTCGATGCCGAGCGCGGCGTAGAGCGCAGCGTGGTCGTGCAGGTCCACGACGCGGACGTTGAACGCCTGCCCGAGCGCCATCAGGCCGAGTCGTACCACAGCTACGTGCTCGGGGGGCTCGGATGGTTCCGCCTGCGGGCCGAGCACCATCACCGCCGGGGGGTTCCGGGCCAGCACCACGTCGAGGATCAGCCGGTGCGCGTGGATGCGCCGAGCCGCGTCCACCGCGTCCCGGACGCTGATCCCGCGGCCCGCGTGGAGCACGTCGCTGTCCAAAAGCTCCGCCCGGGGTGCTCCGTTGAAGTGCAGCACCGCGTATCCGAGGGCACGAAGCCCCGGCGCGATTCCGAGCGCTATCACGTGGTCAGACGCGCAGCGTACACGCAAGTACAGGGGTCGCGCAACCCTACGGCCACTCCCGACGCACGGTGGTCGTGTGCCGCCACTCGCCGGTGCCCTTCCTGAGCACCAGCCACGCGAGCGGGATGGCCGCGAGCACCGCCACGAACACCAGCCACTTCGGCGGCCCGGTGAGGGAGCGGCCCTCCGAACGAGCGCGGGTCGCCTGCTCGATGACGTGGCGGGCGTAGGCCGTGAGCTTCGCGTTCTCAGCGGCCTCCGCCGGGGTCGCCGCGGTCGGCGGATTGGCGGCGAGCGCCTTCAGGTAGAGCTGCGCGTCCGCGTCGAGCTGGGCCAGGTTCCAGCTCTCGACCCCCTGCATGGTCAGGCGCAGCCGGTGGATCGCGCGCCAGTACTCGACCGACGATGCGGGCACCGACGTGCCGGGAGTCTCCGCCGCCATCAGCGCGTAGGCCATGCGGGGCGGCGCCTTCAGCCGTACCGACGCCGCCGCGCCGGCTGCCGGCGTGAGTAGCCGCTCACTGCCTGCCCGCCGCCCGGCTGCGCGTTGCTGGCGAACAACGGAATCGGCATCGCCGGTTCCTTCGATGCGATCGGCACGCTCGCGCCGCCGTGCTGGGGCACCGTCGTGATGAACGGCAGCAGGCCCGCGAGCACACCGAGCACCGAGTAGACGCCGATCACCTGCAAGCTGTGGGACCGCTCGCTCTCCGGCTCGTACATGACCAGCGCCATCTCACCAAGCCCGAGGATTGCACTCAGCGTGAGCGCGGTCGGCATGTCGATCTTCTTGTTCCGTCCCACCGCGAGCAGCCCGTTCGCGACGCCGACACCCATCGCGAAGCTGAACGGGTGGTTGACCAGATCCTTGAACGTGACCGCCATGGGGAGAGGCTCCTACTGGGCTCCGGGGGGGCTTGCTGCCACTGGCGGCGGCGCCGCCATGTCACGAACGCGCGCGTAGTTCCGCGCGTTGTAGGCCATCGTGGTGAGGCCGAAGAACGCGAGGGCGGCCCCACCCCAGCCGCCCGCCTTCACGCCGCCCCAGATCATCAGCGGCCCGATGACCACCACGTCGAGAAGCCGCACGCGCTGGCTCTTGATCGTCGCGAGCGGGTCGGGCACGCAGACCGCTGGGGTGCCCACGTCGAGCGCAACGGTGAGGGGGACGTTGACGCGCATGGCTTCACTTCCGCGACGGGTCGGGCGGCGTCTGGTCGCCCCAGAGGTCGGCGATGTGCTGATCGACGGCAGCGTCCACGGCCTTCACGCGATCGTCCACCGGCCCGAGGGCGGCGAGTAGCTCGGCGTGCGGGATCCCCTTGCGACCCGCCCACAGGGAGACGATCGAGCGCACTTCGTTCACGAGGTGTGGCGCCTCCTCGGCGACGAACCGGAGCAGGGAAGCGACGAAGGCGAGCGCGGCGGGCATCAGCGTTCTCCTCGGACCAGGGCAACAGCGGCGACCACTTCCTGCTCGGCGGCGGCGAGCGCCGTGACCGCCCCGGCCACCTCGGCGGCCGTACGCTTGCCGGTCTCGTAGGCACCGATCGCAGCGACGAGCGCCGTGTGCGCCGCGGCGGCGGCGTCGATGACGGACCACACGGGCTTCCACTTCGCGCGCACCGCCTCGACCGCGGCGACGGCCATGTCTCGCGTCCCGTTCTGCGCCTTGACCCGCTCGACGACGGCGACCTGCTCGGCCCGATAGAGCGCCAGGGCGCCGGTCTCCGCGGACTGCACCGCGAGCCGAGTGGTGTTGGCAGCAACCACCGCGCTGCTCAGTGCGACCTGCTCGGTGGTCGCGCCGCCGCATGCCGGTTGGGACAGAGCGAACGCGACGACGGCGAGGGGAACGATTCGGGGAAGGGGCAGCACGTCGGACACGGTACGGGGCACTCTGCGGGCCGTCAAGAAACCGGTCGGCGGGCTTCCTTCAGGCCCCGCCCGCCCGCACGCTCGACGCCGGAAAGGAGGACAGCGGAGCGTGCGGGACGGGCTTTACCCCAGGGAGGGTCCGCAATGGCAAGACCGAGCCTACACCGACCGGACCGCGTCGTCAAAGTCGTCGAACTGGTCCATGTCCACGCCGCCGACGCGCTCGTAGAACCGCATCGTCGAGCCCCGGAACTGCATCTCGATCGTGTCGAGCGGGCCGTTGCGCTGCTTGGCGATGATCAGCTCCGCCTGCCCCGAGGCGACTTCCTTGTCGTACAGGTCCGGGCGGAAGATGAACCACACGCTGTCGGCGTCCTGCTCGATGTTGCCCGACTCGCGGAGCGACGAAAGCTTGGGGCGGTGGTCCTTGCCGTGCTTCTCGGTGTCGCGGTTCAACTGCGAGAGCGCGATGACCGGAACTTGCAGATCCTTGGCGAGCTGCTTCAGGCCGCGCGTGATGGTTCCGATTTCCTGCTCGCGCGAGTCGCCGCGCTCCCGCATGCCGCGCATCAACTGCAAGTAGTCTACGCAGACTAGGCCGAGGTGCCTGCACGGCACCCCCATGCGCTCGGCAGCAAGATCCCGCTGGAGCTTCCGTGCGCGCGAGCGTAGCTCCATGAGCGACAGGCCCGCGGTGTCGTCGATCCAGAGCGGCATCTGCGCGATGTCGAGCGCCGCCTGTTGCAGCTCCGCCCACTGCTCGCCCTTCAGCACGTTGCGGCGCACGTCGCCCGTGTCGATCCCGCGCTCCGCGCACGCGAGGCGCATCGCGATCTGCTCCTTCGGCATTTCGAGCGAGAAGACCCCGACGCCCTCCACGCCCTTCCGCGCGACGTGCGCCGCAATATTCATCACGAGGCTGCTCTTACCGTGGCCGGGGCGCGCCGCGATGATCGTGAGGTCGCCCTTGTGCAGGCCAGCCGTCTTGCTATCGAGGCGCGAGAAGCCGGTCGAGACACCGTCGCCGGTCAGACCGAGCCGACGCGCTTCCTCCATCCGCTCGACCTCGGCGGACACCACTGGACCGACGCGTGCGAACGCGACGATTGCGCCGCTCGAACCCAGCTCCGCGAGCGACGCCTCCGCGTTCTGGACCAGCTCCCGAGCGGGCGTGGCCGTGTGGTACGCCTCCGCGGCGAACGTCTGGCACTGCGCGATGAGCTGCCGCTTCTACCAGGCGTCGCGCACGATCTCGGCGTAGGCCGCGACGTTCGCGACGGCCGGCACCGCGTCCATGATCTGCGCGATGTACGGCGAGCCACCGACCTGCGGGAGCCGCCCCTGCCCCTGGAGCCACGTCGCGACCGTGACCACGTCCACCGGCTGACCCACCTCGCGCAGGGCCGTCATGGCCTCGAAGATCCACCGGTTCGCGTCCGCGTAGAAGTGCACCGTCTGGATCACCCCGGCGACAACGTCGTACTCGTCGGGCTTCATCAGGATCGCGCTCAGCACCGACGCCTCCGCGTCCGTGTTGTGCGGCGGCACCCTGCCGGGGGTTGGGCGGAGCGGCTGCACCGGAGCGGCGGTGCTTTTCACGCCAGGCTGCATGACGGCGCCTCGCTCAGGGTGGTGATCGTCGTGAACGCGGCGACGAGGTCCGCAAGCGTCCCGTGCGTCGTGATCAACGTCGCGCGCTGCCGGTTCCATCGCTGGTAGAGCACGTCCTCGACGCGCTCCTTCAGCCACGCCTCTTTCGCGAGCTTGCCGGTGTCGAGGTTGTCGAGCACGAGCACGTCGGTCGTGCGCAAGCGCTCGGTCGGGTCCTCGTCGTCCGAGTCGAACTTGTAGCCCTTCATCGCGACCCGTAGCTCGTTCAGGTCGGAGTACCAGAAGCGCTTACGCGGCATCGTCCGCGGCAGGCCGCGCAGCATCCCGCACGCGAGGTGCGTCTTGCCGCTCGCGTGCGGACCGGAGAGCACGAGCCACGGCTCGCCGGTTCCCTGGAGCGCCTCGAAGAACCCACCGATCGCGTCGAACGCTTCCTGCTGCGCCGGGGTGTCGGTCCGAAACGCGCTCAGCCGCGCGCCGCGGTACCGCTCCGGCACGTCGCTCACCGCGAGCCGCTGGCAGAGCCGCCACTCGCGGTACCGCTCGCAGCGCCCGGCCACGACGCGGTCCCCCTGCCACACCGGAAGCTGGCCGGGGCGGAGCAGCGAGGTCGCCCGGTCGCAGGCGCCCCCTGCCGGGGGGCAGACGGCGCACAGGGCGAGCCGCGCCTCGGAGTCGGCGTACCAGCCCGCCGTCTCGGCCACGAGCGCCGGTTCAGTCCAGCCCGCGGGGCAGCCGGCGGCGAGCAGGGGGTGCCGCTCCCGCAGGAGTGACTCCGGGCCCCCGGCCGCCCGCGCTGCCGTTCGGAGCCCCTCCCGGTCGGCTTCCCGACCCGTCAGGAGTACCTCCGCGTCCAGACCCGCCACCATGCCCACTCGCTCCATGCTCGCCTCCTGTTTCTCTCTGAGCTGTAAGATTTCCCTCTGGGGAGGATTTTATGATCGTCGGAGAGGCTTCGGTAAGGCTTGCCAAAGCCTTAGATCCAGATCCCGATCCCGATCCCATTTCCCATTCAGAGGGGGAAAGGCTTTCGGAAGCCTTTGGCAAGGCTTCCAACGAAAGCTGCTGCTGTCCCCTCGGTGAGTCGAGGTCCGCGTAGGTGTGCAGGTGTACCCCGTTCTGCCTGGCCGCGATGACCGGGCCGAAGGTCCGGTTCCAGGCCCGGAGCATCTCGGCGTTGGCTAGGTTCACCCCGGCCGGCACGGTCTCCAGGTGGGCGACCTTGAGCCCGCAGTCGGGCACGTCCCGCCAGGCCCGGAACCACCCGACGAGCTGGTTCGGGTTCGTGCACTTGTTGTACTTCGGGGCGTTCGGGACCCGGATGACCCGGGCGACCGCGTCGAACAGCATGTGCGCCTTGCCCTCGTGGTCGGGCATGAGCGCCCGGTTCAGGGCCGCCTCGGTCTGCTCGACCGTGAACGCCACCGCGTCGGAGAGCGCCACGACGCTCACCCCCTTGGCCAGCCCCGGGATGGACGTTCGGACGTTCCCGAACAGGACGAACTTGAACAGCTCGCGCGCGTCGCTCGGAAGGCCCCGGTACCACGGGTCGTCCCACATGCGCGGATCGATGAGCCAAGCCATTCAGGTGCCCCTCCGCTGGAACGCGGAGACGACAGCACCGACAGCAATACCTTCGCTGTTGACCACAGAAGCCCCCTTCGGTTCAGCCGGCGGCGGCGGTCTGTACTCGTAGCTTGCGTGCGTAGGCGCGGATCGCGCGCCGTACCGTGTCGGCCTTGTAGAGCTTCTCGATGCCCGCGGCGTCTTCCAGCGCGCGGCGGTCCTCCTCGTCGAGGATGACCATGAGGTGGTACGGCTTGGGCTTGGGTTTGGGCTTCGTCGTCGGCACGGTGTCCCTTTCGAGCGGGCTATACCGGTACTAAAAGCAACGTAGCACCGTCAAGGGGCATTCTGCCGGCCCGCTTCGCCCGCTACGGCAGGTGTCACCACGCAAGCCCGCGTTGCGACACGGGAAGGGCGGGACGCTGCTGGGGGCGAACAAAGTTTCGAGGGTCGTGGGCCCGATTTTGGTTGCGATCCGGGAGCGCGTTCAACAGTGCAGGAAACGCGAGACGGCGTTGCACGGAAGGTGTGCAGCGGGCTCATTTGAGTCGCGGCGCGCGCGAAGCACGCGCGAGCCGCAGGAAATCATCCCACTCCGTGGGCGTCATCTTCGCGACGAGCGCAAGCGCTTGCTCGACCCGCGAGCGCTGCCTCACGATCCCCGCGGCGAGCGCCGCTGCCCTGGCGCTCCGGTACTCGCCGGCAGCGAGCCGGGCGGCGTGCTCGGGGGCGTCCCGCTTCAGACGGCGGACGAGGTACTCGGCGCCACGCTCCTTACCAAGGGTAGTATTGCTACCCTTGCTTCTTCCACTGGGATTGCGTGATGGTCCACCCTTCGCTGGTACGGCCGGCCCGAGCGCCGTAACCGCCTCGTCCCGGGCCAACTGGAGCACCCGCTCCCGGCGCGACAGCTCCTCACGGAACTTCGGCAGCGTGATCCCTAACTCGCCGCGGAGCATCGCCTCGGGGGTGCCGTAGGGCGCCCCGTCGGGAATCACGAGCCACGCCTTGTGCCCAACCAGATCGTCCCAGAGCTGCTGGATGTCGCTGAAGCTCGACGCCGTCGTCTTGTAGTAGATGCTGAGCAGGTTCAGCTTGGTCCAGCACCACCCGACACTGCCGGCGGGCACCATGTCGGGCCGCGTGGCGCCGTACTGGCGCTTCTGCTCGCGGATCTGCTCGGGGGTCATCGGGTGTCCGTGACGATCGCGCCTTCGTCGTCGAGCACCAGACCCGGGTGCGTGTCAGCCACCAAGAACCCCCTGGCTGTCTCGATGAGCTTGTCCAGCATGGTCAGGTCGTTCAGCTCCTCGAACTTCCCAGGCACACGAGCCCGCCGGTAGAGGTGCCGCCAGACCTGCTGCATTTCCTTCTCCACAGTGTCGGGGTTGTAGCGCCCGAAGTGCAGACGACGCACCCTCCGCATGTAGCTGTTGATGAGGCGCTTCCTCTCCGAAACCATCTTGGACGTGTCCTCGGCTGGGGCTATCAGGGCGGACTCCTGAGCGGTTGCCGTTCCGGTGATGATGGCCGAAAGTCGCCGTACGCTTTGCACGACCTGTGGCCATGTACGCTCCCGTAGAATCTCAGGAAACTCGTCCCCGATCTGCTTCACCATGCCAAGCTCGGTGGCTTCCTCCGACCGCAGCGCATGGTCGTGGAACGCGCCGTCACTGAAGTCACTGGCGGTCACGTGCGTCACCGTGACCGGCTCGTCGTTGCGCGGGACCACGGTAATCTCGATCGTGTCGCCCGCGATGCGAACGGTGTCCGCGCCGACCATCCCGCGGGTCAGCACATCGAAGAACTTGCACGCGAGAGTGTCCTCGGGCGTAATCAGCACCGCAGCCCGGATCGGTGTGGCGCCAGGGGTCTCGAACGGCGTGCACGCGCGGAGCCAGCGCTGGACGCAAGAGGCATACGTCCGAACGGGAGACAGGTCGAGCACCACCTTCACCCGTGGCGCGTCGAGCCCCACCCCCGCCATCTGTTTGACGATGAGCACGTCATTGGCCCCGTTGCAGAAGTCACGCAGCCGATCGGGACCGTCGGTGCCATCCGCGCTGGTGACGATCTGTGTGCGGCAAGCGAACGGAGCTAACTGACGGATCGCGCTCTCGATTGCCTTGGCGTGCCTGTTGATGTCGCTGTCGCTGTCCGAGTCGTTGCCGCAGTAGACCATCGCGGCGCACTGCGGGTTCATGCTTTTGTACCAAGCCAGCACTTGCAACATTCGGATGACCCCCGCCTCTACCGTCTCCGGCTGCCGAACGATCCGCCCGAGGTGCTCACGAGCCTCCTCTGGGGTCAGGTCCACCAGCCGCTTCACGAGTGTCTTCCCGCGAATAATCTCCAGCGCGCAGTCGAAGCGGCTGTGCGTCACGCCGCACAGGACGCGCTCATGCCACGCCTGCGAGAACGGGACCTCGTGGTCAGCCCGGAGGACGACTTGTAGTCGCTCGACCTCACGTAGCTCGATGATGGCCTTGTCCAGCTCCGTGGGGTGCGGCTTCCATTGCCGCTCCTGGGTCACAGAGCGACCGACCTCGTCGTAGGAGAAACCGGGAATCTTGCGTCCGTCCGCGCGGTGGGCGGTCGCGGTGAGCAGGACGATGATGGCGCCAGCGTCGCGTATGGCCTGGATCAGTCCACCCCATGCCTTCTCCTCCGACACCGTGTGGCACTCGTCCACGAACACGAGCACTGGCTTACCGGTCTGGTGCCGTACCGCTTCTAGCCACTGCACGAGGACGGCTGCCTGCGCAAGCGCAAGCTGATTCGTCATCGCCATGAAGACTTCCCCGTTCGGGTTCAGGTACTCCGGCATCTTCACGAGGTTGGCGAACCGGAAGGCCCCGAGCGAGTAGCGGCGCTGCGCCGCGGCGATGTGATCCTGATTGACAAGCTGCTGCGCCAGGAACTTCGACGGCGTCAGGGAGAGCGTCGTCGCGATGAGGCCCTGCTCGTGCAGGGCGATGGCGCAGAAGCGCTGGAGGTCACTCTTGCCGTAGCGGCATGGCAGCACGAAGGCGTGTATCTGGTCACCAGCCAGAAGCCTTCTCTGCAAGGTGAGGTAGACCTGTTTGGAGCCTGGACGAAGTCTCTCTGAGTCGGCGGCCATCGGTTCATCCTTTCTTCAGGTTGCAGGCCGCGCAGAGCGCCTGCATTTCGTACACGTTGGTGCGTTTGGCGGTGCGCCACGGGACCACGTGATCGGCGTGGAAGCGCACCAGTGGCTCCCCGCAACACTCGCACCGACCCTTCGCGCGGTAGTAGAGGAACGCGCGCAGGATCGGTTCGCGGAGCGTGCGAGGGTGCTTCATGGATCGTCAGCGGTCGCCGTCCCGCGTGTTGGGCGGGGCACGATCAGCCGACCGGAACCATGCCGCAGGGCCTACACGTTGTCCAGCTCGTCGGGCCCCGGCCCCGGGTCATCCGTCTCCGCATCGCCGAACAGGCCCGCCTGTCGGGGGTCCGCCGCCGTCGTCGGCGGCAGCGGACCAGGCGGCGGCGCGACCGGCTGCGACGGCGGGCGGGGGACCTGCGCCTGCGCCTGCGCCTGCGCCTGGGGCGGTGGCGCTGAGATCGCATCCTCCGGTGCGGCCGTCTCCGGCGGCCCCTTGCGCGGTCGGCCAGGGCGCCGTGCGGCGGGCGGCGGCGTCTCGGGCTGCGCCTGCGCGGCCGGCGCTCCGTCGCCCGGAGCGGGGCTCGGCGTGACCTCCCCGTCCGCGTTGACGTCCGCGGGCAGCGGCTCCTCGGCGAGCGCCTCCCGCGTCCGCACGTCGGCGATCCCCGACAGGGTGCGCCCCGTGTCGGTCGCCATGTGCTCGATGACCGTCTTGTCCTCGGGGGACAGGGGCACGAACCGGAGCACCTGCTTGACGGCCGTCTTCTCCCACATCTGCTCCTCCCACGCGACCCACGGGCTCGACGGATGGTTTCCGCCCTTGCTCATGGCGCGGATCTTCTGCACGAACTTCGCCGTGACGACGCGGAAGTTGCGCGAGCCGTCCTTCATGGTCACCACGGCGTACGCGGCGACCAGATCGCTCTTGCGCTTGCCGTCGGCGAGCACACCCACGACCTGCTCCGCGCGCATCCCGTCGGCGATGGCCTGCTCGCGTGCGTACTGCGGCATGTCCAGCACGTCGGCCGGAATGTGCCGGAGCTTCGTGTCGAGGCCCAGCTCGTACTCGAAGAAGTCCCCGTAGTGGACGCAGTGCGCGGTGATGTTCGCGACGAGGCCCGAGCGCCGTGCCAGCTCAATGAGCCCCTTCCAGCCGACGACGAGCTGGCACTGGTTTCCGTAGGGCAGAAGGTACGCGAGCCCGAGATTCGAGTCGGGCTCCAGACCGAGCTGCGCGGCCTGCATGATGCCGGCGAGCACGCTCTCCCGCGAGCACTGGAGCAGCGCGGGCGTGCGCCGCACCGTCGTGAGCACGATGCGGAGCAGGCGGTCCGGGTCGAGGTGCTTGGGGAGCGCAGCGACGATCTGCGGCCGCATCCTGGTCAGCAAGTCGCGAAACTCGGTGCTGGGATCGCGCGCCTGAACGGATCGGTTGCTCGTGGTGAGGCCCTTCGGGGCGGCGGCGGGATTCGGAGTGGTGGTCATGGGGACGGTTCCTTTTCTTTCGGGGTCATGGTGACGGGGGATCTTCGGTAGCGTCGGCGAACGTCGGGCCACTCGGGCCCGTGGGCGCACGCGGCTTCTTCGGTGCGACGCGGTGGAGCTTGCGGAAGCTCGTCTCGGCGACGGAGTACGCCTTGCGCGTCTGCCGCTTGAACGTGAAGCGCCCCGCCTCGCCCGGAAGCTCCCCCGTCTCGTGGTCGCCGATCGCGGTCATCAGCAAGTTCTCGTAGAACCGCTGGCGCTCCTGCCAGGTCTTGATCGCTTCCTTCGCGGCTTGCAGCTCCCGATCCCACTCGACCGCGTCGGCGGGGAGCACGACCGTCGTGCCGGCGAGCACCTCGACGACGAGGTTGCGAAGCGCGTCGCTCGTGCTCTCGTCGCCGTCCACCGGCGGGTTCACGCCGGACTGCACCGACTCGGCGAAGGCGTGCGTCTCGGTCAGGATCAGATCGCACAGCCCCGGGTCGTCGCGCTCGAAGTCGAGCCAGCGATGGTGCAGGTAGGGGCTGCCGATGAGGGCGGAGAGGGAGCCCCACGTGCTGCCCGTCACGAGCATCTGCGTCTGGAGCTGCGCCTGGAACTTCATGGCGGGCGCGCCGTCCTCGGGCCAGAGATCCTTGTTGCCAGTCACCTTCAGCTCCAGGGGACCGGGCTGCTTGTCACCCGGGATCCAGGTCCAGTAGTCGAGCGTGGCGCCGAGCCACGGGTACCGCTTGCTGCGCAGCAGCTCCTGGCAGCGCTTCACCTTGCGGCCGGTCTTGGCGACGTACTGCTCGGCGTTGAACGGCTCGGAGTCGTGTCCCATCTGAAGCACCTCCGGCTCGGCGGGCGGCTTCCGCTCCAGCATCCCGACCTTCTCGTACCAGAGCGCGGGCTTGCCCGGCACGATGCCGAGGATGACCGGCACGTCGGAGGCGGTGATCAGCCCGGCACGAGCTTGCAGCCAGGCTTCGCGGCTGGCGTCGGCGGACACGAGCGTCTCGTATGCAGCGTTGCGCATGGTCGTCGGTATGCTCCCGCTCGCGCACCGAAGCAAGGACAGCGCGGACCGGATATGTCACACCGCGCGCGACGGCGCGGCAATTCGGCTGCGGGCCCTGCGCCAATGAAAAGCCGCTTGACGCCTCCGGCAGCGATGGTAGCGTCGCAGCCACCGATGAGCAACGCCTCCGACCCCGACCTCGACGGGCACGACCTGAGTGCCGAGGAGGAGCCCGTGCGGGTGATGGTCGGCTGGTTCCGGGCGCACTACGAGTCGCCGGCCGAGAACACGCCGTACGAGAGTGCGGAGGGCGGCTACCTGTACCTCGACGCGAGCGCGCCCTACGACGCGGCGGACGTGCTCCTGGCGCAGTTCCCCGCAGCGTTCGATGCGGACGTGGAGCGCGCGGTGGAAATCCTGGAGGAAGACGCCCACACGACCGAGTGGGTCAAGGTCGCGATGGACAGCGACCCGGATGCGGACGACGATGCTGACCCGGACGCTGAGTTCGGAGGAGAGACCGACTGATGCCAGCGACCCGAGCGAGATTTCCGAAGTGCGGCCACCGAGGGTTCGGCGCGAGCTGCGCGCGGTGCAGACAGGCCGATCGCCTGGACGAGCGCGCGACGAGCGAGGCGAACGCGGGCCGAGGGAAGGCCGCGGCCGTGTTGCAGGCGGAGGCGCTGCGCCTGCGCGGTCCGCAGATGCGTGGCAAGCGCCGGCCGCCGGTCGTGATGGTGCAAGCGGAGCCCGACGCGGGGCTCGGGGGAGTCCACCTGCGCTGAACCGAATCGCGCGGCGGAGCCTCGCACCCTGTGCTGCACTGGTCCCCCCTCGGGTGCCGCGTCAGGGTGCGAGCCTCGGCCGCACGAAAACCCCACTCACCGAACGGGAGACGACACGATGGCCAGCCAAGTGAAGCGACGTGGTCGAAAGAAGATCGCCAGGCGAGTGCTGCGCCCGGCGCTCACGGAGATGGAGCGCGCGTTCGTGCAGATCGCCATCGCGCTCGGCCCGGAGCTGAGCACACGCCTCGTGCAGAAGGTCGAGCGGCTGCACCACCTGCTGGGGCTCGCGAGCGGAGACGAGTGATGGAAACGGAGTACGCGTTTGCGAAGACGCAGAACCCGGCGCACGTCGATCCGACGGCGGCGCTGTCGCAACTGCACTACCACCTGGCGGCGACGGGGATCCTGAACCTGCTGCGCGAGGCGTGGGACAAGGCGAGCGACGACGCCAAGCGAGTGCTCGCCGACCGCATCGTGACCTGGGCCGGCCAGAACATCCAGCAACTGAACGTCGGGGACCTCGTGCGGCACGTGCTGGGCCGCGTCGTCGCCGATGGGCGGCTCGTTCTCACGCCCGAGCAGGAAGCGGCGCTGGTGCAGGCGCTGTACGCGCACATGATGGGGGCGCTGAACAGCAAGAGCAGCTACGACGTGAGCAAGGTCCGTGACGCCATCGTGGAAGCGAGCAAGCAGCGGCTCGCGGAGCTGAGCGCGGAGGTTGCGGTGACCGCGCTTGCTGGGCCGGGGCCAGCGTGAGCGCCCTGGCGAAGGCGAAGCGACGCAAGCCGCGTGGGCGGGCGACCACGCGGCGCAAGGCCGGGGCGCGCCCGCAGGCGGCGCACGCTCCGGTCGTCCGGGCGCGGCGGAAGCGGCCACCGCCGGTGACGCACGAGGTGATCGGGCTCCGGTGCCGCGTGAAGGAAGTGCTCCTGCTCGACGAGACGCTCGTGCTCCAGGACGAGGTGGACGGTCGCACCTTCGCGCTGCCGCTGCCCGTGCTCGTGGGGCGCGACGCGCTGGCGAACATCGAGCCGAAGCAGGCTATGTGGCTCTCCGTACGCGCGGAGGGCAGAGCGAAGCGGGGCGCGGTGGCGAATCCCCAGGTTTCAGAATAGGACGGTGAACGAAATGGCAAGCGACCCCAAGAACGAGAGCTACTTCGCGCCGCCGAGCGGCGGCGTTCCGACGCCGAATCCGACGGAGCCGGCCGCCTGGGGCGAGGACGCGGAGGCCATCGCGCGCGACGCGGGGCTCGGCAGCTACCAGACGACGGCGATCGAGCAGCAGGCGCGCGAGGACGCGATCATCCGGGCGCTGGAGCAGACCGACCGGGAGCTGCGCCTGCTTCGGAAAGGCGTGAACTACCTGTGGGGCGCGGTCGTCGGGCTCACGGTAGGGCTCGTGAGCCTGTGGCTCGGACGGTGATGGTCGTGACCGAGCCACGCTTCGTCGCGACCTCCGTCAACATCACGCCTGGGGAGCAGCACGAGTTCGTTGCGCGCAAGAACCCCGACGGCACGCTTTCGGTCTGGGCTACCATCGGGAGCCCGGACCGGTGCATCGTGCTCTCGGTGGAGGATGTGCGGCGCCTGGCTGGATGGCTAGGCGGGGAGCCTGCCTGATGGCGAAGATCCTGATGAAGGTCCGACAGCGGCTCACGTGTGCCCACTGCGGCGCGCTGGGCGTGTTCGAGTTCGAGGACGACGAAACCGCAGCGAACGCTGCCCCCAGGACGAGCTTCCTGTCGCGCGCTGCGCTTGGGCATGGCTGGGTCAACCTCGGCGATACCCGGATGTTCCTCTGCCCGAAGCACGCGGAGACGATCAAGGCCGCCACGGTCGAGGAGGTGCAGGCCCTCGGCTTGCGGTGCCAGGCGTTCGCGCTGGCGCGCCGGTACGGGCTGAGCTTCGTGGTGATCGGGGAGCGGCTGATCGCGGATAACGACGAGCGCCGCGCGACGGCGGCCGAGGTCGCGCTGTGGCAGGTGATCGCGGGCGCAGGGACGCGCCCGCCCGGGGAGGGGCGTCCATGAGCCTGCTCACGGAAGCCACGGAGCGGCTGGTGGCGGAGGCTTTTGAGCGGGGCCGGAGGGCCGCCTTCATCGAAGCCGTCGAGGTGTGCGAGGCGTACGCGAAGGGCCTGGCCATGGACGGGTTCACCCCCGAGGAGATCGATCGGGATCTGGCAAAGGAAGATGCCGCGACGCAGATCGCGGTACGGCTCGCGCAGAGGGCCACGAAAGGAAAGTAGTCATGGGTCGGCCGTACGAGTGGTTCGAGAGAGAGCTAGCCGCGGCGCGCTGGCGGGAGCTGAGTGCGCTGGTTCCTCGCGAGCAGGCACGGTTGCGGGACCTGGAGGACGAGCTAGGCGCCCTCTCGGTGGCCATCGAGTGTTACGATCGGCTCGTCGCTCGGAACAGAACGGAGCCGGTGTAAGCCATGGGCGCATGGGGTGAAGGACCGTTCGGGAACGACGCCGCGGCGGACTTCGTGGTGCAGGTGCTGGAGCCTTGCCACAAGGTCATCGACAGCAAGACGAGCAGCGCTGCGGAGAAACACTACGCCATGGCGCGCGTCGGCATCCAGATCCGCCTGCTCGCGCAGGGCACGGACATCCTCGGCGGGGCCTCCCTGGAGCCTGCCCTGGAAGCGTTGCAGCGCATGCGAGCCGACGAGGAGTGGATCGCAGGCTGGCGCTCGCCGAAGCAGATCCAGGCGGCCCTGGACGCGGAGATCGCCGCCGTGCAGCGGACGATGAAGGCGGAGCGGCGACCGAAGCGGCGCGTGACCGACAAGGCGGCCGGGCGCCGCGGCAGGAGCACGAAATGATCGGCGGCGCTGTACTGGTAGTGCTGGCGGGCGCCCTGGCAGTGGTCTGCGGGCGCATCGCCATCCTGGGCATCGCCGAGGCTGGGGTGACCGCGGAGCGTGCCCGGGTCGCCAAGATGGCCAGCGACGGGCAGAACGGGCAGAACTACTGCCCGTCGTGCGGGAGGCGCCTGTGACGGCCACCGACACGGTGCTCCGGGCGCTCCGCGAGCTGCCGCCCTGGAAGGCGGAGGCCATCGTCGCGCTGGCGCGACGGTACGCGGCCGCGCGCAACCCGCGCGACGCGGTGACGCTCGCCGGGCTGATCGCGGGCGAGGATTGGCTCCACGCGCTCGACGCGATCGGAGCGGAGCCGGCTGCCCGGGAGGTGAGCCCGTGATCCACTGGGCATGGCTCATCGTGGCCTTCGCGGGTGGCGTGGGCGCGACGCTGTTCTTGGCGTTCATCAGTTCGTTGCCGCGTCCGCCGCGTCCGCCGCGCTGTACGGCCGTGCTGCGCAGCGGCGAAACGTGCCTTGGGGACGAGGGGCATTCGGGCCCGCATCGCGCTCGCGCCTTCGTGACGGAGCTGGGGCACACCCAGGACTACTGCTGGGAAGACCCGAACAACGGCGTCCACTCCGTTGGCTTCTTCCGTACAAGGTGAGCGCAGAGGGATAGGTGGTCAAAATGAAGCACGGTTGCACGGCAGTCTTTGGAAGGAGCGAACACCAGGAGGGCAACGGCTTCGAGAAGATGGTCCTCTTCGGCAAGAACCCTGCGGTCGTGTCGCGGCGCATTCGGATCTCGAAGAAGACTGGGAACTCGTACCTGTCGCCGTCGCTCCCGGTCTTCTCGACGATGGCGGATAAGAAAGGAATCCTTCGGCGGCAATGCACGCGCACGTTCAA